TATGTACAGCATTAAACTCTGGCGTATGAAACTTTACAGAAGGTAAAATAATATCTCTAACAGTGACTGTTGGTCTTTCTGTTTTCATTACTTTAATCTCTTTCTTATTCTTGCCTAGCTTTTCGCTCAAGAAGTGTAAAAACATCTCTTTACTAATTCTTGGTTCACTAGCACTGTGCAAGGATAACTCATACGTTGAACTAAGTTCAGCTCTCAAGTTTATTTGGCTGGCCATTATCTGCTCACCTTTTGGATTTCTAAGCACAAAAATCTCTTTGGTGGACAACACGTCATTGATACAGTAATTGATAACCATGTCTAAAGTAGCTTGGTCTTCAATTCTCTCCCAGTGAGGGTGAGGCATTTCTTCTACATTGTGCCAGTCCATTGAGAACTGAACCCATTTAAGAGAAGTACGCTTTGCATTACTGTCCCAGTGATTCAACTTGAAAATATCAAGGCATGGAATAGTCAGTCTAAATTCTGGATAATCAAGGAATTCACCTCTATTAGATTTGTCAATAATAGTTTTTACATAAGCAGAAACTCTTGCTCCAATTTCTTCACCCTGTAAACCAGAGTAGAAGTCTAAATTTTCAAGAATGTGCTCTGTTATTTGCGCGTCAAACGCAAGATTATTGTAACCAAAGTGCCAATCTTTATACTGTTGATTCTCTAATAAAAACTTGATGTACAAGTGAATATCATTACGGTGTTTACCCATAACAAATATGTGTTGTTCATCAGAATCATAAGAGCGAAAAACAGCAATAAAGCAATTGACAATGGTTTCATAGTCCATTATCCAAAATTTACGCTGTCTACTCATTACATTTCAGTTTCTGGGGCTAAGTCAATAGGTTCATTGATGATGTTTAATGCTTCATGATCAGTGTTAACTGCAAAAGTCATAATAAATCTTTCAATGTCTTTTTTGTTATCAATGTAGTACTCATAGTAAGTCTCCATGATTCTGCGTTCTTCAACAATCTGTTGACCTTCCACGCCTCGCATAGGAATTACTTGACCTTTGTCTGATAATTTAGGTAACATTTGAGGTTTGTCTTTTTTGTCTTTACTGATCACAGCTAACACACGTGTGTTTGGATCATAGATTACCTCATTGAATGGACATTCACTGGACATTGGCAACATACGGAAGCTCTTACGTCCATACCAGTCTGTGCTGTACACAAACATACATTTGGTTTCTTTTTGCATTTGGTTTTTATTAAAAATTTAAGTTGTTAATTAATCCATTCTACACCTTCAGGACATTTATCTGTGAAGGTTTCTTTTTTCTTGTCATAGTGGTCGCATAACTCGCCAACACTTCTTAAAAAATCTTCTTCCACATCAAGTATTTGTGAATACTGTTTAAAATACTTTGTAGGAAATAAAAAAGATTCAATGTAAACCCACTCTGGGGTATGTACTCCATAATAGTCAGTAAGTGTCTTCTTTACAAAGGGAGAAAATTCTGAATACTTTCCATTCAAGAATGCATCATAATCACTTGCCATAGAGTTGAAATCAAAGATATATACAATCTTGTTATTGTCAAGAGGCACACACATGTCTAACATTTTGTGTGTGATTAAGTACTCTCTTTCAAATACTTTCCAATCTTCAGTATTTTTTATCTCATATACACAGATTAGTTTTCTTGAAGATGTACCATACGCAGTCCCGCTCCAAGACACATATGTCTGGAGAGGACGCGGATGCTTGTCTTTTTTGAATCCTAATAGTGGATACAAGAAAGTCATAGACTTTTGGAAATACTTGCTGTATATCTGTGATATCATAATACTATTTCGCCATTCACTAAAAATTCATATGGAAGTTCAAAGGATTTGTTTTCAAAATGAAAATTAGCTCTTTGTAACATCTCATCTGTTTTAACTAACCATTCTTTCATGGTCTCATCTGAAACTTTAATTGGTGCTATCTGCATGTAAGGATCTACAACTACAAATCTAAATGATATCTTGTAGTCTGCATACTCAGGTTTACTCAAATATACATTCTCTACCATCTTGTAGTACATAGCAGCTTGCATCCAGTAACGATAGTACTCAATGCTATCAGTAAAAGAACCAATGTCTTTAGAAGTTTTCTTCAAGTCATTAACTCTAATTTCTTTTGCATTACTATCAAATACTAAATTGTCAACAAATCCTCTAAGACCAAACAAGAAGTTTTCATCAAACATTGCAAGTTCAATCTCATTTTGTTTTGTAACACCATTGAAACTGTCACCAAAGAAACCCATAACGTCCATAACATTTGGTTTGCTTTTGATTTTATCAACTACAGAAGTTGCAAAAGCATAAGTGTCATGATCAATTACTGTGCGTCCTTCAGCTTTTTTCATATACTCCCAATAGGCAACATGATCTTCAGTAATAATTTTGTCAAGACGTTGTGCATCAGTCTTCAGAGATTGATACAAATTCATATCTGTGAGAATGTCAATGATTGCATCATTATATTCATGCAATTCTTCTCTTGTATCACCAGAACTTTTTAGTTCTTTGTGGTGAGCAAATAATGTTTGTAATAATTTTTTAGGATTATCACTTGGAATATTTACTGCACTTAAAACAAACTCATCATCAAATGATTCAGGTTTGAGTAATAGACAATGGATAAGTTTACCTTCAACCATATTCTTGTCTTCAATATCATCTCTCTGACCTAAAACATAGTGACTGTAAAATAAAGCAGGGCTAAACAATAATTTGTTAAGTCCTGAATAGGATAATAAGAAGGGCTTTGAAAAAAACTCTTCTTCTTTTTGCATACGTTCTGCGAATGCAACATCTGTGGTAAATTTAGTTACTTTCATTTCTCAATGGTTTATATTTTTCCCAAACTTCTTCAGGTAAATACTCAATTAAATTTGTTACTGGTACAAAATTAAGCAGCTCTTCTAATGCTTCATAATCAGCATATCTGATAGCTTCTGTTATCTCTGATATCACATCGTTCAATAACTCTTGTTTTAATTCTTCCATCATTTACAATTTTGCATATCTCTTGCAAAGTATCTACCTAAAATATTACCATTATAACTATTGCTAGTCAGCACATCATTTTTTACTTGATGTGAAAGTTCACAATAGTTCAAATACTTTTTAGTACAACATACTTCCAAGATTTCTCTTTTGAAATTTTCAGGTCCCATTCTAGCAACATCATCTTTCAAATCTACAGATGAACCATAATAGGTCATCCAATCAGATTCTTTGACTGTTTGCTTGAATATTTTTCTAGTACCTGTTTGTGTTTTCTCCTTTTTGGAGATTCTAGTCTTACGCTTATGGTAAAGACTTTTTTGGCCAATGTAAAACTTACCAGTTTTTAAGTTGGTTATTCTGTATATAAAGCCTATGACTTCCTCATGATTGGGAATATCTTCAACTTTTAATACCTTCTTCTTAAGTGAAGGGTAATACCAGTTTGTCATAAAATAAAATGTTAAGTTCTACAAAAATAATGAAATTAATCATTATCTAAATGCAATTTTGCATATTTGTCACAGGCATTATCAAGCTTAGGAACAAACTCATAGATTGCTTTCTTTACACCATGGATTTTGACAATGTCAGCAATGTCTTTTTCTAGTGGTAAGTAACAAAATGGTAGCTTATATTTTTCTTCATAAGCTTTCATTGCTTTTATTCCTGCGTCATCGCTGTCAAAAACAGTCACTACTGATTCATATTCTTCTTTGAGTTCAAAGATTACATCTGGATGCAGCATGCTGTTCTCACTGTCTGGTGCTATAACGTCAATGTTTAAGCCCATACTCTTGATTGCCATGCAATCTTTTAGTGAAGAAGCAATTACAATAATTGGTTTCTTCTCTAACTGATCGTAACCTTGAATATAATCACAAATCTTAATAAACTTGCGTTCTCTATTCATTGGCTGATAGATCTTATAGAGGATACCATCACGCGTGAAATAACCATAAACATGTTTACTTACTACTGTGAATTCATCTTCTATTTCTTTGTCATTCAATACTTTCTGCATAACATATCTGTCCAAAGGAATCACATTGTAATTGTTTAGAATCTTACTTGATATGTTATATGCTGACCAAAACTTGGCGTCATTTTCATTCCAGCCTCTGGTTTGCCATTTGTCTACTTTCCACTTTGAATGTTGAGTAATACTTGTTTCACATATTCTACCTGTTTTAAGATAGTCTACATAATCTTTAATCACTCTGTGAGAAGCATCAGCAAAATTCAGGTCCCACATGTGCATCATTAAATCAATTGCACCACCACCTTTTCCTGTAGAAAAGCACTTGTACTTATACACTTTATGCTCTGCATTATAATATATGTACATTGATGGAGTCTTATCATTTAAATTGAAAAGACTATTGATTCTAACACTTTGTCCTGTTAATTTTTCTGGTAAACCAAGATAGTTTTCAAATATCCAAGCAGATGGTATAGTATTGATATCTGTTATATGGTGTTTAGATGAAAACATAGTTTGCAAAAGTATAAAAAAAGGGGAGAATATAATCCTCCCCCTTAATTATTATGAACAGAAATTACAGATTCAATCCTTCAGGAACATTACTTACTGCAGGCATTTCTGGGAATGCAGATGTATTTGTTACAGTTGCATTAGCAAAAGCATTGTTACTATTGGTTCCTGATGATACACTAAACATATCATTTGTAGATTGTCCACCAAATTCACTTACAGGAGCAGCTGCTTCTTCAGTTTTTACAATGATGTGTTTAGCAGCATCAAACTGAATAAAGTTTACCATGTTACCTTCAGCATCTTCCAATACAGAGTAAGGGAAATTAGCACCTTCTTGTTTAGGGAAGAATAAACGGTAATTAGCTTTGTCATAACCCTCAGTAAAGTACTCTTGACCACCAATTGTAAAGCTAGCAAAAGGACTATTCTTTATAATGAAGCTACGTACAGCATCAACATACTCTTCAATTGTAGAAGCAGAGATACCGTCACCAGCATTCATTGCGTTAAACAAGTTAAGTTGTTTAGCCAAGTTGTTAATCCAACGGAAGATTTGCTCATCACGTTTGATTTCTGTGCCATTGTAAGTGTAGTCACTGAAAGGATAACGTCCATTGCGTACATTACCAATCTGTCCTTTGTAGTTTCCTAAAGCAGGATTCATCTTGTCAATAGGTAGTCCAACAAAATCAGGACGCTCTGGACCTTCAAGTGTTACAACTACGAAGTATGCATCTTTTTTGTAAGGAGGCATGTCAAGTTTGATGTCAACTACGCGACATACGTGTGTTCCTGGAGTAAGGATTTTTGGTGCATTAGCACCTGCATTTGGGTTAAAATTACTAGATTTAAACATATTTGTTTGATTTTAATTGTTTTACTTATTTAATTAGTCAATGAATACTTTGTCCCATGAGGTTGTGACAGAACCATCTTCGTTTACTTGAGAAACTACAATTTCTGCATTTCTTAAATGCTCTGGACGTGCACCACAAGCAATCTCATCAGTAGTTTTGAAACTCAAAATATTCTGATTTCCTTTGCGATACAAATATCCAATAGCATCAGAGTTAGAAGTTGTGATACGCTTTAACTTACCTGTCAAGTCAAGATCCAAAGCATTAAACTCTGCACCATTCTTCTCAAGAAGTGTATCTTTAATGTGTCCCACAAGAATAACATGTGGAGCAAGTGTCTTGATGTAGTCAACAATTTTCTCAAATGCTTGACGTAACCAAGGATAACCAGCACCATTAGCCATGTTGAGGATAGAACCATACTCTGCTTTGCCTTTGGTAAACCAAGATTTACCCATTGCACTTTTAGAATAAAGTTCTTCTGCGTATGGAATACACATTTCTTCTAATGCTGTGATTGTGTCTACAGCAATGTACTTGTAGGGTTTTCCTGCATCTGTAATTGCTTTACCAATCTTAGCAATATCAGCAACGCTGTTTGCCTTAACCTTCAAAGCATCTACATAGTCAGTACCACTCTCCAAGTCAATGATCAAACAGTTATCAAGTTGGGCCAGCAAAGTTGTTTTTCCAACTTTAGGCTTACTGAAGATAATCATGTTCTTTGGACTTTTTGTTGTTGCCTTCACAATTTTTGTGGGAAGGACAAATTCAGTTGATTCTGCCATTTGTTTACTTGTTTTTAGAAATTAATTGATTTAACCATTTTTTGTTAGACATTGGCACATTTTGTATCATGCAATACAAATCACGTATTGTCAACGATGTATAGTGATTGTCTTCTTTTTCTGCAAAAGCCTCGTCAAAAGACTGTTCATTAAATGGATCTTCTAAATTGTCAAACAATGTGTTATTAGAAGACTTAAACATTCCAGGAGCAGCTTCTTTATGAACTGTTGGAATGATAGCTGTAATGTCACTTTTGTTTACAATCTCAAGATCGCTCAACCTAACAGCAAAAGTTGATGTAGGTAGTTTGTCAGATGGAACTTCTACATACTTCTCAGGTTCACTTTTCCAATGTGGATTGTGAGGAAGTTTGTACAAAGTCCTATGATTAGGGGTAAAGTAATACTGATCCCAGTCAAATAGTTCAGTGTAATAGTCATTACCACTATTAAGTTCACTTGGAAAAAATCTAACACATGCTTCGCGTGTGCCATCGTTGCTGAACTCTTTGCCCATATAGCAAAGCTTAGCTCCAAATGTTGGATTGTCAATTCCTAAGTCTTTAAAAAGTGGTTGCCAGAAAGGCTTGTACTCAGCAGTGATCTCAGAGATATGCTTTTTGGGTTTGTCTGTTGCGTTACTCATTTGCGTTTGCGTTTTTAATTATTAAGATGTTTTCTTTGGTTTCATTCTAGGTGCTGGAACTTCTTCCAGTCCCATTATTTTGTAATTGGCATAATACCATTGTACACTTACATCACCAAAACGATTCTTCAATACATGAAGTGCTAGGTAATTTTCCATAGATGGTTCAATAATGTATTGATTAGGACCATACAAACTAATGTTATATTTTGCAGGTCTATTCATTGCAATCATTACATCCGCACATTGTAATAAAGAGTCACTACCAAATACATCAGCTTCTGTAGGATAGTTAGATAACTTCCCAGGAATTTGACGTTCAGCATTGTCAATGTCACGGTTTAACTGTGTCAGTACAATAAAAATAACAGGATACCTATTCTTAATCATTGTCATCATAGTGGCCAACTTCTCTAAAGTCTGTTGCTTATTTGTTTCAGAAGCACCTTGCTTTATCAAAAGAGTATGATCCAATGTTACAATGAATGGCTTTTTGGTTTCATGATAAAACTTCTCAATAATCTCTTGCATTTGCGCAACATTAGTAGCAGTATCAACCACATACTCTTGTCTGTCTGTTTGCTTACTTGCATACTCTGCAAGTTTTTTGAAATCAGCTTCTGATAATGCTGGTAATCCATCATCTTGTGCAGACTGAATGTACCTAACATTTAGATTAGAAGCATTTGATAGTTCTCTAATTGCCATGTTTCTACCAAGCATCTCAAACTGAAAATGTAATACTGAGAAATCTTGCTCTGGATTAAGTCTTTGCAAATCTCTTGTAATAGAAGATGCAAATAGTGTTTTGCCAACACCAGGTCTAGCACCAACTACATAAAGTGATTGCCATTCTAATCCATTAAGACCAATTTTATTAAAACCACTCCATTGAGTTTTGAGTGATGTAGCACGTCCTGACTTGCGTTGTTCTAGATAGTTAACGCCTTCTGCCATAAGATCACCATAACGCTTCCATATTTTACTATGGGGTGGATGATTGGCTGGTTTTGTAACAGGATTGCTATAAGGGACAGGTGGTGAGGTTGTTTTAGGTGCATCACCAGCACCCTGGTCAACTACAGATCTCTCTGCAGACAACCCAGATTTTGAGTTAAACATGTACGTTGCGTTATGCGTTTACGATAGGTTACAAATATACAAAAAGATTCTCAATTTGCAAATTGCAAATTAAAAAATTACCAGGTAATATTTTTACCACCTTTTTTAGTAATTTCCTCATTAATCTTGTTGAATATGTCATTACAGTCCCACTCTTGTTGCTTTTGATATGCAGCAGATGCAGGATGTGAAGCATACAGTTTAACATGTTTGTCAGAAATAAGTTCTTCATATTCCTGAGCTTTTTTACCTAGGAAAACAAAGATTATTGACTTATCCATAGAATTGATCATGTCAAGTACATAATTAGTAAAGGGTTCCCATATACTAAAATGTTTGCCAATCTTGCCAATTTCTGTTGTAAGAGAAGTATTTAGCATAAGAATACCCTGATTAGCCCATGGGGTTAAATCTGCAGATAAGTCTTTAGCTTGTACCTTGTCTTGATAAACAGTTTTGGCAATTGCGTTGTGAATGTAACGAAGGGACGCTTCTTTCTTCATTGTGTTACCACAGGAAAAAGAAATACCATCAGCTACATTTAATTGTGGATAGGGATCTTGCCCTATAAAGACAACCTGTAGTTCATCAGCAGGACATTTTTGAAAAGACCTAAACACTTGCTTTAAAGGAGGAGTAAAACGTTTATCATTTTCTACCTGATCTTTTAGTGCTAAGATTACTTTTTCAAAGTCTTCAGATAGCAAAAATCCTTTAAGGATGTTGTGCCAGCCTGATGCTTTCAATGACTCTGCCAATTTAAAACTGATGTCTTTTGGATCAATTGCAATTTTTTCTGCCATTTTTTTGAAACTTAGAATTATTTGTTTATTTTTGTTCAAATTAAACTACACGACATGTCTGAAGTAAATCAAACTAATGAAAGTGCAGAAAACCAACCGTCAATGGTTGATGTTATTATGCCAAGTGCAATTGTTGAAATTAAGATGAGTACAGGATACTATCAAAAAGTTCAAGCAATTGTTGGTTTTTTTGTGAAAGGTAAATCTCCTGAACAAATGCAGGATGCACATGCACAAATCAAAGACCAAAACATTACAGAAGAATGGGTTAGTCATTATGAGACAATCTTAATTCTTTGTAGAGAATTTGAAACTAAAGCACAAGAACAAGGATTTATTCAAAGTGTTACTTTAGAAGAAGCCCAAAAACTAATTGGGGAAACTGAAGACTAATATAAGTTGCAACCAAACATGTGACCTACTTCAATGCAGGTTTCAATGGCAGCGGATAATTCTTCTTTAGAACAATCTCCAAAACTTTTTAGTTGCTTATCAGATGAGCTGGTTCCTGTAATAACATACAGACCAGCTTTTTCTTTTATCACAAGTTTGATTTCATCAAAAGTGTGACCAGTAAAGGCTGCAAGTTCTCTAATTAATGCATGGACTTTTGCAAGTTGTCCAGCAGTTTTGTCAACATTGTTTGTTAAGGACAAATAAACTTCTACATCAGAGCCTTCTTTCAAAGACATTGCAAAAAGTTTCAACTTGCCCGCATCAGATTCAGACGCGGGTACAAGTTGTCCATCTTTTTTGGTAAACTTTACTATTGTATTATGCATAATTAACAAAAAGGATCTGTGTAAACAATCTTGTCAGAATCTAAATCTCTCAATGCATCTTGCACCCAGTCTTCATCTACAGTATTACCATACATAAGTATATGAATAATAGCTTTATCATCAGGATTCAAACGCAATAAACGTCCTATTCTTTGACTTGCTTTTCTTTCATTAGAATATGCGTGAAGTATAATACCATACTTAAGATTGGGAATGTTAATACCTTCATTCAATTGTTGAACACATGTAAGTTCATCTATCTTACCTTCTTTAAAAGCAACCAATGCTTCTTCACTGTTAGAGTTTTTACTGTGATAACTATGCACAGATATTCTATCAGCTTGATCAGTTGTATTACAGAAGACAAGACATTTGTCATCCATCATGTTTAATAATTGTCTGGCGTATTTTTCTTTGGATCTAAACTGCATTAGAGCCTGCATTCTCATGATTCTAAAAATCTTTGTTTGCGCAGGATTTGCTGCACTAGCAAGTCTTCCACACCAGTAATCATAATTCTGAGCTTCAGAAGTCATAAAGAATCCACCTTTTTTGGTTTCAACCCTATGTGTCTTTGCTGTTGATAATGGTAGCCTGTGTATTAGAATTTTGTAGTCATTGAGAATTTTATCATCTACAGCGTCATCTGTAATGTAAGTGTAAACAATGGGACAGTATCTGTTAACCATCTCACCTTTCTCAGAGTTCTTGTAACGTGGTGGAGTACCACTTAAACCAAGAATCTTACCTGTGTATGTAGCCAAATAGTAATCATGAGTAAATAACAAACTATGACACTCATCTAAATAGATGACATCATAATCTCTAGTTCTTTTACTCAGTGATATGTACGTTGTGAAGTCAATGTGATCCAACAAGTATTCTAGTCCAAACTTTTTAGCATCATCTTTCCAGCTTTCAAAGATTGAAACTTTTGGAGCTACTACCAGAAATCTGGTTTTTAAATTTGGAAACTCTCTTTCCATGTGACGTAAGCCAATTAAAGTCTTACCTACACCCATGGAAATGCCAAGACCACATCTGTAATGGGTGGCAGATGCAGTCAAGGCTTCCTGTTGAATCAACTCTCTTTTAGTTAATTCAAGTGAGTCGCTCATTATTTGTTTGGTTTTACTCTAGGAGTTTGGCGTGGTTTTCTAGGAGCCTCTTGTAATTTAGCAGATTTTTCTACTTGCATTACAGGAGCAGTTTTTTCTTCTTTAACTTTAGCAAGTTCTACAGGTTGTTCTTGATTCTGCATTGTCTTACCCTTTTCTTGAGTTTGAACAATCCTATCTTTATCTACCCAGTAGATACCCAATAAGGTTTCATTTAACCAACGTTTAAGTGCGTTTGGTTTGTTTGGTGACCAAAGCATTAAACCTTTTTCATTCTGTGCATCTTCTTTTGTGTTTGCACCAATGATGTAATAACCAATGAATTTTTTCATTTTCTCTTTTTTTTTAAAATCTAGATTGTGATAAATTGAGTTCTTTAGCTTGCGCTGGGTGCTCTTCAACCCATTGATGACATGTTAGACATAAAGGAATCCATGTAGTACTATCAAGATAGTATCTTCCACGTCCTTTTGTATGATGTATTGTGAGATTTTCTCCCATAGAATTGAGACATCCTGGGAGCTTTGCAAAACATGTGGAGTTTTCAGGTTTAGACAAGAATTCCTTTCTCATCTTGCTGTAAAGTAAATCTAAAGGTTTCTTTTTGTCAGAAGGCAGTTTTGATATTGCTGTTCTTTTGGGATGTTTTACTGGAGCTTGTTTACCCCAGCAGTCTTTACAGAACTTTTCACCCTCATGATTCTTCCAAATTACCTTGTCTTCACCACAAGCTGAGCATGTTTTTAATTTTGGTTGCAGCATACTTATCTAATAAGATTACTGTTCTAAGTTGTCGTAGTCTATGTATTCATCATCATAAAGTTTTTCTTCAGGAAGTACATCTGTTAAATCTTCAATGTATTCGTCTTCTTCTGTGATTGATTCTTCATCAATGAACTCTTCTTTTTCAGATGCGTTTCCATACTTTAAAACGCTTAATGCAAAAGGATCATTAACTTCTTCACCATAGTTGAAAGCCATGTACATGTTCAATTCATCATCTGTCATTCTCAAATATTGCTCTAATGAGATTTCTATACACTTACCATTTGGCAATTGATATAGCATTTGAGTATCAGTGTTTAATAACTGCCACTAAAATACAATTTTTCTCAGAACATTGAATATGTAAAGATACACATTTAAAATTAAAATAGTACTATATTGCTATGATTTTTTTACAATAATGCTGAGTTAGCATAGGAATCAATGAACTCTTGAAATGTAAATATCAATTTGCTATGTTTATCATCCATTGAATGGATAGTAATACTTTGCTGCATAATATTTACACTGACAAGAAGATTTACATCATTGTACAATTGTGTACCAATACCAAATCCTTTATCATCTAACCAACATTCTAAAGGTAGCATTCTACAAAAAATCATTTTAGATAGGTAATCAGGGTCATCCCATCTTTTACCTTCTTTTAATGCGTCATAAACATCACTAACTAATGTGTTAGCAGTGTCATGTGTATACAGATATACACTACCATAGGGTCCAATTATTACAACTTGACCACTGTTTTTATTTATCTGCATAAATAAAAGTTTTACTGTAGAAATTTAACTCCAAATTCAAACCACAAGAAATGTATAAACAGTTTGTGTTTAAATTCAGCAGTAATGGATTGTTTCTCATGAATGATAGACAAACCAAACTTTCTTGAGTTAAATTCTAAAAAAAGTTTAAAAGTCATTTTTAATTACCTGTTGAGCCATGACCTCCATCAGCTCTTTCACTTTCTGATAATTCATTAACTTCTTCAAAGTCAATGTGAGGGTAAGGCATGATGATTAATTGTGCAATCTTATCACCCACTTTATATTTTACATCTGCGTAAAAACGTGAGTTAAAAGTTGCTTGAATCTCTCCACGATAACCTGAATCAATAACACCAACTGAGTTGCTGAGGTATTGTTCATACTTACGTATTGAGCTGCGCGGGAATACAAGTCCTACATATCCTTCTGGAATTTCAACTGCAATACCAGTTCCATATACAACTTGTTCTTTGTCAAAGCTAATAATGTTTGTTGCTACTAAATCTAAACCAGCATCACCTGGCTTTGCATATTTAGGAATAACAGCATCTTTGTGCAAACGTTTGATTTTAACTTTCATTGTTATTTTGTTTGATCTTCAATTTTGGTTTCTATAATAAATTTAGGTTGTGCATAATACACTTGTGGTTTCCAACCAACATGCCTCATAAAATTAGAAGCTTTTACTAGAATGTTTGTAGCGCCCATAGGATTATGAGAATGTACCCAAATAATAAAGGGAGATACTTCTTCTCTATCAAGTACATATTCAATAAGCCAATTAAGACAATCAACACCAGTCTTTTCTTTATAACTTTCATAAGATATGGTTTTAATACCGCGTGCTTGCTTATCCCAATAATCAGCCATATGCTCATCAGCAAGATCATGGTCAAAAGAGATGAGATCAGGAACACCATTGTTTTTAATATGTGTAACAAATTCATCATAGTTTCTTACAACTGACCATGGGTGATACCCTTCCAATGTTTCTGTTGGTGTTCTGATATCATCAAGATAGAGAGCTGTTTTCTTCATCGTCTTTAATATTTTTAAATTCTTGCAATTCTTCACCACGTTCTATGATATAGTTTTCAATACCATCATTGTGAAATCCATCAGCTACAAGCAGTCCTTGAATAGCTTGGAACACATCATCCAATGGAGAATCCCATGGAAGTTCTGCTGTTAATGTTTTATCATAGTGTTTTACTGTGATAATCATTGGTGAGGGTGTTCTGTGAGACATCATTTTTTCTTCTTGTGTTTTCTTTTTAAAACTATTTCATCAGGTTCATCATCTTCTGTTACAAAGTGAAGAGTTAAATCTTCATTTGATGGTCCACTAACTGGTTCAATACCATTCTTGATCATATCTACTATAAGTAGTAGCTCTGTCATAGAAATTTCTATTTTCATAATAGTCAGTTTTAATTGCAATAATACAAAAAATTAATCAGTTCACAAAACAGAGCTTGAAGTCGCAAATTGCGACCTCAAACCCTTGTTTTTGTGATTTTTTCACAATTTCCTAGTCAAAAACGTAAGAAACTGTATTATTAAATGGATTAAACTCCACTTGATTTGTCTTGTAATAAGTACCTGGCTTCAACATAATTGTACCATGTTCTTCATGTGTAATCAAAGCTTGTTCTTTAACATTCATTTTGATTGTCTGATTTCCCATGTCAATGTACTCAACTGGCACTTTGCTGTTAAGAGCATGTGTGTTTGCTCCTTCTCCTGTGGCTAATACCACACGTTTTGCTGTTTTTGTTTCCATGTTACAGTTTTGATTCAGGTGATCGTTCTTTTTCTTGATACTCTGGACAATCTTCTTGCATCCATACAGGATCATAGTCATAAGGAAAATCCCACCATCCACTTTTAATTGCATGTTCTGCACCTTTTGGATGTACGTCTTTACGCTTTTTGTAATATGACCAGTATCTGGTGCATTGAATATGAGCAGAGTTCACATATGAGTTACTCTTTGAGTAGACACAATTGTGACAGTTTGTTTTACAACTCATGACTGTACTTTTAATAGTTTTAAATAAGTTGCTTTATCTAAGTGATAAGGTCTTACTTCCTTAGATTCAGGTCCTGCTTCAGCAATAATGATATCACCTTGACGATACAAAGCTACAGGATCTCCAATATTAAGTTGAAATGTCCAAGCAATTGCTTCAATTGCATCATTCATTTGACCAATATGTCTAGGAACATAGATCCAATACTCACGTGCAGTGGTTGTACACCAACAACGTACAGCATAGATGTCTGCATTAGCTCTACGCCATTCAGACTTTTCTTCTGGAAACAATTTATCACCCTTGATTTTGTACAATTCATACTTATCATGAATGATTTTTACATCCATACTGTTGTCTTTATCATTCCAGACAGCGTTGTTAAATACAATTGTTTCCTCTGCAATAAGTTCAGGATCAAGTTCTTGGAACATTTTCTCTATACCAATTGCTTTAAAGAACAACCTACGCATTTCTAGATTTTCTTGAGCAAATGCATCCTGGGCAGAAGCAACTTTAACATCTTTCCATACAGAAGCACAATGATCGCCAAAATCTTTCATTGAATCATACCTGATTACATTTGTCAAAAAAGTATTGAAATCTTTGTACATAGTTTTCCAAAGAATCAACGCATTTTCATAAGAGACACCTGATTGGTTCTCTACTGTGTACTTTAGTTCTTGATAGTTCATGATTATTCAGTTTCTTCTTTTAACAATTCTTCAAGATTGATTTCTACATATTTTTCAGATGTGTAACGTTTTGAATAAGTTATGTTTTCTATAACATGTACAAGGTCACTCCCATCTTCAGTAAAATCAGTTCTGAATATTGCGTATTCTTCCCAAAATCCATCAATATCATCTTCGTCATCTACATCAGCTTTTGCAGCTTCATAGATTGCTTCAGATAACATTTCTTCTAATTGTTTAACAACACCTTCTGAATCTGGATGATCAAAACCATTTCTGATTCCTAAAGTTACATCTACACTACAGTTTTCATCTTGTGTATTAATGTGAATGTCATCAAAATGAATGTGCTTAGGAACTCTGATTTCTATCTTTGCCTCTGCAACTGTAGAATCAGTTTCAGTGTAATAGTCAGTACCTTGGAACATTTTAGTGTCAGGATCAAAAGGAGCTTCTCCAGATGCAGAGAACTCACCAGCCCATGAACCATAATCAAGTTGATCATACATCATGTCTACAAGTCTTTCTGCTTCAGGATCAGTACTATCTTCACCATCTACTTCAATGTGAACCCATCCAGAATCTCCTCCACCATCCCATTTTAGGACAATTTCAGAACCTTCTTCATGTTTTTTCATACACCAATCAAGAATCTGCTTGATTGAAATTTCTTTTTCTTCACTCATGGTAATTGTGCTTTTTCTTGTTTAACAAAATCTGATTTGTCTTTTGACATCTCTTTTAACATTTTTCTTCCATCACCTGGTTTAAACATCCAACCTACTGTTTCCATGTTGTCCAAGTAATCTTTAATTGTTGGAATCCAACCAAGGTCTTCCATACAATGTTGTTCACCAATTGCTCTTACAGGAACCATTCGTCCATCAGAGTTAGTGATGTATGTGCCAAATTGTTGCTCACACCAGAAAATTCCTTCTGAGTGATGACGCAATGCCCTATGACGCATGTCAGGGTAATGCATTTTAGTTTCATCAAACCAGTTGTGAATGGGCAAGTAGTCATCTACATGCCCACCCCACTTTTTCTGGCTTGAAATACTATGATGTAAAGGATGACTCATCGTTTTCAAGATTTAAAGATTCAACTGCAAATTCAATAGCTGCAGAAATACAGCGTGTTGTTGCACGCCACAAGTTGTACTTGTGAGAACCAGTAACAAAACCAAATTCAGTTCTGCCGTCACCTGGTATAACTTTAAATGTTTTACGCAAGACATCCATTTCTAAATAGACAGCAGTATGTTTTTTACTACCATTCTCATCTTCATAAGGGTGAGAAAATTGATACTTCTGTTCTACAAGAGTTTGTTGTACTGGAGAATCTATTTTTTCTAGAAACTCATCAATTGGTAAATTATTCATGCTCATCTTCTTGAGTTGTTATATCAAAATGATCACCTATTTTTCTAAGAGTATTGGCAAGGTGTTTAGCCAAATTTTTAACTGCTTCAGGATCAAGTGAATTTAACCATTCATCTTGTTTTTCTTCAGGACAGTCTTCAAAGCATGTTGGTTTACGCTTTTCTTCATTATCAAACTTGTGGAATATATAAACTCCACTAAGATTTCTGCGATTTAAAATTGCTTCCATTAATTAATTAGTTCAAAAAAGTTTTCATTAATATAATCATCAACAGAATCTACATCACGTGGTTGTCTGTCTAACCAAATGATTTCTTCTAAATGATAAGATTTATTGTCATTGTCATGAGTTACTACTACAGTAAACTCATAGGTTTCTTCTTGGTATTCATCTTCCCACTGAGAACAGTCACAAGTGTACTTACCAGAATAATGTTTTGTTTCGCTGAATGGTTTTTTTTCTATTTTTAAGTTTTTCATAGCTTAGAATTCTACTGTTACAGACTTCAAGATTCCATCACTGCCATACTTTGCGTATACAGGATAATAGCCATCACCAAATGCTGTTGCAAACGCAACTCCTACACCTGGGTGTCCTAGTTCATAGTTCAATTGACCATGACCATTTTCTGACAAGGTCGCATGAGCACATGCATTGTAGCTGAAAGGATGTTTTACAGAATCACTTACGTCAATCTGTTTCCACTCTCCAGTTTCATTAAGCTCATTCATAGTTTTACCATACTTTGGTATCTCTATAGCATAATGAGGAAAGTCTACTCTATACTGTAGTCTTTCTTTTGTTGTCACATGTTCATAGATTCTAATGTCTTCAAAGTCTTCGCTTTTCCATTGAGAATCAATGTAGCAAGGGTCACACATTAGGAGCTGACCTGAATCAACTCCAACATGTCCAATTAATACTTTTTTCATGTTATTTTACAATAAATTTGTTTTCAGGAATATCATAACTTCTGTATACTCTCATTCCTTTGTATAAAATTTTACCCTCAGCTTTCATTTCAATTATTGATTCTGAAGGATGAATAGGTTTGTCCATAATATCTGACATAAGTTGTCTAAAAGTATCAGGGTTACACATAATTGTAAATTCACTGTCAGAGTGATAAGAATATGAACGATATGCTTCTACAATTGCTTTATCTAATAATACTTTTAGAGAATCTGAATCAGACATATATGTTTCATAACCTACAGGAATCTTTACCTCTCTAAATGAACGAACTACAATACCTTTAAGATTATTGTGAGATACTTCTAAATTGTCATAAATATTTTGATAGTAATCAATGTTTCTTTTTACAGACTCCATGCCAGCTTCTAAATTAGCAAGTTCTTCAGCTATTTGAGAACTATAACTATTTAGATTGTATTCAGCTTCTGCATAACCTCTAGCAGATTCTTCACTCCATAATGCATATTTGTATGCTTCAGCTTGCATCATGTACATGTACTCACCTTCATCATGTGGTTCCATAACTATGAAATTTTATAAGATTCAATCTGTTTTAAAAGTTCATCAATCATGTTACCCATTTTTCTTTGAGTTTTATGATTACTTTTAGGATCATACAATTCGCTTAAAACAGCATACTGTGCTTTAAGTTTTGTAAGGGTGTTGTCAGGTTCAAACTTATGTTTTACAACAAGTTTGGATGCTGTTTCTAAATCAAATTGATCACCCATTTCAATTAATGAATGGATAGTGTCTTGAATTAATCCAGCAATATTTTCTTTTACGCCAATGCCAACCATAGCAAGTGCTGTTGCTACATGCTGATTACTCAGTGTCTTTAATTGTGATTCCATGGTCTTTTCTGTATTGAATTTCTTTTCTAATAAGATCTAAGTGCCAATCTGCACCACCATAATCAAGTACAGCTTCAAGATGATCATCTGTCATATCGCATATTGCAATCCACGATAAAGGTTGTTTGCCATCTTTGCCTCTACCACCACGTGTTGCGTATTTGCGTACAATTTCAAAATCATCATCAGTATATACTGCATGAATTTTAATCTTATTCATATTTTTAGCACCATATCTAAGATAAGCTGTGCCTCCATCAACCATTGCTTGGTTGGGACAAGAACAAGTTTTGTAATCATGCCTGTGGTAGCTGACAATTGTCTCCATACACTCTTGACACGTCACAGAGTTGTATACTATTTGTTTATTTTCCATAGTCTAAAGGAACAAATGTTTTGTTGAAATATTCTTCTGATACTATCTTCTTTATTTTCTCATAGCAATCAGAGTTTGCAGTAAGTTTTCTATTACCTACTTTTTTAAAAGCTATACAAGTATTGCTATCAATATAGCGTATGCCATATTCATGATCACTTTCTAGCATTTTGTCAAAAAGAAATTCTTGTGTTTTTTTATCTTGATCAGTCATCATAAAAACATTAGCATTACGCCAGCAAACCCAATACCTGCAAAGAAGTATATAAGATTATTTAGCCATTGAGGATAATTTTCCATATTATATAGATTTTGATAATGCTGGGAAAAGAGGAATTTTATAAAGCTTTGGATTAACAGGCAAAGATGTAATCTTAGTTAGTGTTTTTTTAAGTTGCTCTCTAATTTCATCTTTTGTGTAAAGTTTATCTAAATCATTTTCTTGTGCTTCATCTTGAAGTAAAAAAATATCTACATCTGCAGAAAATATTGTCAATAAATCTTCTAGTGATATGTTACTATTTTGCATGTTTTTAATTTTTTTAAAATATGTACCTGATTTTATTCCAAGGAATAATTTCACCATGAAGTTTTGTAAACTGATCAATGTACTGAGACTTTAGATCATGTTGATAACGCAGATTTAGTCCTCCATACTGAGATACTTTATCTTCTTGAATAGAAGGATTCCATAGCAAGTCTTCACCTGTCAAGTTATTCTTCAAATTATAAAAGTGTTTGTCACGATTATGTGTTAAGAATATAACCTCAGCTTTAACTTGTTCTTTGTACTTTCTATCTACAAGAGCATCTACACCTTCAAAAAGCATTCTATATTGTTCTAACCAATCATCTGTTACAACAACAGGTGAAAAATTGATATGAACATCATAACCTGCTTCAATAAAGTCATTGATAGCTTTAATTCTGTCAATGATTTTACTGGTGTTTGGCTCTAGTAAATCTGCATACTTTTGAGGCATCAATGAGAACCTTATACGTATTTTTCCTTCAGGATTGTACGTACAAAGTTCTTCATTAACGTACTTTGTTGCAAAAGAACCCATGGCAACTTCACTTTGCTTGAAAAAGTCAAAGATTTGTTTCCATTTATGGTACTTTAAATGCAATGCAAAGTCTTCATTACATGAAATATCATAAGTAACAAACTTCTCATGAGTTTGATTAGGTTTATCTACAGTAGAAAACCAGCTATGATTATTTATTTCTGTAAGAATCTCATTGGTATTTTTTGCTATGTCTAAACCTTCAGGTTTATGGCGTTTCATGTAACAATAAGTACAATTGAATAAACAACCATGACCAAAACTAGGAGAGATAAAGTCAGTACTTCTACCACTTTCTCTAATAACCATTGATTTTCTTACAACATGCTCCATTACTCATCCTTTTTAGTAATTTTAGAGATGTAGTTATCCCATCCTAATTTCTTAGCATAAAAAGCATGCTTGACAGTGTGGCCTACCATAGCTCCAGTTTGTCCATCACCACCTGCAATCATATGATTTACAAGAGGTTCAAGTTCTGGATCAAATACATTCTTGCCACCACCATTAATAATGTCAAACATTTCTTGATTATCATCAAAATATTCAACTCCTTTGACTACCATACGTTGGCATTCAAGTTCATAGTCACATGGATTTGTCTCATCATCTGAGAATCCACTTAAAAAGTCTCCAACAGGATACTTGTATTTTATTTCTTCTGACATAATTTTTTATTTAAAATTGTTTAGAATTGTATTGCTTCATCTCTTCATCAAGAGATTGATCTGGACTGTAGATTTTGTTACAGTTGCCACAAATGTGGAACTCTCCATCATCTGTCCATTTATTGACAAATTCACCTTCTTTTATGTGAGGTGAGCATGTTTCGCAGTTACATGCATTTTGAGTTCCACAGTGTGGACAATAAAAAGCTCCTAGCATTACCAACCTGGTTTTAAATGTTTAATAGGTGTACTTTGTGCAGTATAATTTTTGTAATCCTCCCAATCATTATTGCATTTAAAAACAACAAATGCTTTTTTATAATCATCAGAAAAACTTTTAATTATACCTTTGTCATTACGCTTATTAAAAGTGTAAGTAACTTTTGATCCTTCTGTCATTACAATCATAACTAATCAATTAATTCAATTTTTTCTATTGAGATTGAGTCGTGAGCGTTAAATGTAACAGAAACTTTTTTGTTTGCAAGTTCAGGATCAACTTCAACACCTTGCGCTTTGTTTAATTCTTGTATTTGTTCTTGACTGAGGGAATTCATAAAATTAGCTAAAGCATTTAATTGTTGAGCTAATTTGTAATCCTCTTCTGTAAGAAGATTTTCACCACATTTAGGACAAGGTTTGTTTAGATACTCTGAATATCTTTCAACAGTAGCAGTTTTGTCTATGTAATCACATGATTTATTATCACATTTTACACCTCCAGATGATACTACCACATTAGGCTGTTTTTCCATAGTTTATTTATTAATTTTTATAGGAATCTTAATGTTTAATTCTTCAAATGTTCTTGGAGTGTAATCAATGTTTTCACAAGAAACGCAAAAGTATTTAGGTTCATCTATAATGTTTTCATGTACATGCCCATGTATATTTCCATAAACTCTATCTAGTTCAGATGGATGCACTGGACAGTGTGTTAGCCAAAAACCTTTATACTTAATCATTCCTGAAACACTGTGAACATGTTTCAATAGTTCTGCAACATCTTGGTGTCTATCATGATTACCCAAAACCACATGCTTCACGCCATTAAGACGTGAAAGCAAGTGATAAGGGCTTTTCTTTTCCATGGATAAATCTCCAAGGATGTATGTTACATCACGTTTTGAAACAGTATTATTCCAGTTTTTAATGATGTATTCATCATGTTCTTCTGAAGATAAAAATCCTCTTTTTATAGCCATGTTTGTATGACCAAAGTGAAGATCTGCAATAAAACGTATTGTACTCATAACTTACAAACTTATTTTTTCTTTGATTAGCTTGTCTACTTTCTTAGACATGTAGTTAACAAGATCTTTTGGAAGATTCTTGATATCTGTCATCTGTATAAAGTAATCAAACATCTCTTTAGAAGGGACATGTTCTTCAATTGCAATCTGAATAACTTGGAAACCTAAAGATTGAGCACGCGTAACTTTCTTACGTGTATCTGCAATTGCTTCACGTCCACCATATCCAGAAGCACTTGGAGCACCATCTGATAATACAATAAGTAAACCTTGATTCTCTGTCTGATTACGTATACGTCTTGCTGTTGCAAGAATTGCATCACCATCTCTGTTGTTTGCATGTGCTTCAACAGTACCAAGAGAAAAAGAATCAGTAATGAGTCCTTTTTCACGATAGATAGTCATGTCTACAGAATCCCTGCCATTTGTATCAGCAGTATGACCATAGATAAACAATTCTACGTCAGGCATTTTCTTGAATACTTCATTGATAAAGATTGCAGCTTCTCTTGCTTTCTGTATTTTAGTACCTCCCATTGATCCAGATTCATCTATAAGAACACCAACACAAACTTTGCTAGTAGTTACTTGACCAAATCTTTCATAAATAGTAGGAACTTGTTGCACAGCTTCTGCAATCTTATTTGTATCCAAACGTCCTGAACGCATAGACTTCATGCTAAACTCATAGTTTTTACTCTTACGAGCAAATAACTTTTGTAACACAGCAGCTTTTGTTGTGTCAATTTTAGTCATGGCATCTCTATATCTATCTTTAGAACGTGTGTTTACTTCAGCTTTCTTCCAGAATATTTTACCTTCAGATGCTGTACCTTCTTCTTCCCAGTTAAATTCACTCTTTGGTGTTGTTGGAGAAGTTTCAGACATGTCATCAACAAAGTCTTCAAAATCATCTTCAAAATCTTCACCACCAGCTGAACCTTCTTCAGGATTAATCAAATCTGCCATCATTAATGTGGCAAGACTGTCTAGTGTAGACTTGTCTACTTCAGGTTTTGGCTTACTTGGACTTGGCGTACCAGAACCATCATCTTCACCAGATCCATCTTCACCTTCACCACCACCTCCAGGAGGTTCTTCTTCTTTTTCAGTATACTTGTATACAATGTTTGATAAACTGGTAGCCATGCTAGCACAACTATCAAAATCATTTGGTATACCACCATGCTTCTTAAGAATACGCTCCATTGCTTTCAAAGGCTCAGCAAAGTCTTCCATGTCTTCTTCTGTAATGTTAGCAGGATAGCGTAACATTTTTACCACAAGATCAAGTAAGCGTTTTTGCTTTGGAGCTTCTATGCCGGGACCTTCATAGTTTTCAAACCTATGTTCTTTGTACTTCTGAACAAATTTCAGATAACCAGGAAGACGATCAGCAAGCTTTTTATCAATGCGTTCTATGTTCAATACACTTGTAATCAAATCTTTTACAGTTGTAGTTTTTGAAGTGTCACGCATCAACATGGTTTTGTTGTATTCTTGTGTTGTCTGCATTGTTGCAAGAGCAGCATTTTGAATAGCAGCACCATAAAAAGCATCTAATAGCTTCTCATCTCTGTCAAGGTAATTGCCATTTTCATCTCTAAGCATGCTTAAAGGTACTTGAACTTTGGCGTCTGCATAACCTTTTTTAGATGATTGGATATCATTAGAATATCTAAATGTTTTAGGTACACCAATAACTCTGAACATAGAGCCAATCATTTTAGAAGCTTCCTTCAGTGAGTTGTCATTTCTGATAAAGTATGAAGAGTATGAACTCCTATCTTTATCCCAGTTGAAGAAACGTTTTGATTCATCATTGAATGTGTACGCATCTTCAGCTCTGCGGTTGAACCAGTCTTTTACTAATTTGCTCATGTAATTTTATTTAGATAATTATGACAAAGAAAGGAGAGCATTACACTCTCCTTCCAATGTCAATTCAGGTGATCCTAAACACCCTAAAATGCTGATACAATAGAAAGTACTTTGCTACGTTCAGATACACCAATACCATCTTCAAATAAAGGCATGATAGTAGCAAGCAATGCTTTATCTACATCAAAACCATCTGCAATAAGGCTTGCAGCTTGAATAGTATGACGAACTGATACAGGAGTAGAAAGTTCTTGCTCTTTGTATTGTTTACGTATCTCATTAGATACACGTACAATTGCAGTAGCAAACTTCTCATCAATTCCTGTACGCAACTTAAGTACATTCACCTCATCTTTTTCTGATGGATAACCAAGTTCTATTGGAAAGAAACGGTCAAGCAATGCACGGTCAATTGAATGAGTACCTGAATACTCAGAACCAAGGTTAGCAGTTGCAAAGAACACAGTGTTCTCATTAACAGGAATCCTACGATCACAATCTTCACATGCAATGTCTACTGGCAAGTAACGTCTTTTGTCCAAACAAGGGAACAAGATATTATTTGCAGCAAGAGGTGAACGGTTTAACTCATCCAACAACATGATACCACCAGCTTGAATGTTATTCACAAAAGGTGCAAACTCAAATGCTGAGTGACCTTCTTTGTTCAAACGGTGAACGCCAAGCAATGCTGATTGAGCATCTTGAACAGTACCCATGTCTTGAATGTACATTTGTTTTTCCATTGCCATTGCAAGGTGGGATACAATTTCTGTTTTACCAGAACCTGTAGGCCCTACAAGCAAAGTATTTTCACCGCGTAACACGTTTCTCACAAGTAAGAACCACATATCAGGATCAATATGGAACCCACAGTCATCAACAGATGGTACAGGAAAGTTTGCTGCAATAGTACGTTTAAGGTTTGTTCCAGATGGAATTTCACCAGATACAGTTGGCTTTGGAGCAATCATAGCATCCCAGTCATATTCATAACCATAAGATGCAAATTGTTCCGCCATTGCTTTTGCTTTCTCAATGCCATATAAGTCACTGTCAATCATATAGTTAACAGTAAAGTCAGCCATTTCTTGCAGGCGTGGCTTCTCTATGTGAGCTAGAGGAAAAACAGTAGTGTCATAGAACATTGCAACAACATTCTCTTTACGAATGTGTAGGTGATCATCTTCTGGAAAATCATATCCATCAGTGATGAAAATTGTTCCTAAAGGAAATTTAGCAAACTCTGCAATTGGAGATGTAATTTTCATGTCATCAATGTGACGTGTCAAACCTTTCTCAAAAGATTGTTTAGGGAGAGTTTTAATTTGATAGCTTGTGCCGCTAATTGCTGATTGTAATAAGATCATTTTTTATGTATTTATTGAGGTTAGTAAATTTCAAAACCATTACAGTTTTCTAAAAAGAGTGCAAACTCTTCTACATTGTCAACGTTTGTTGCGTGTGATGGGTCATAGTAAACACCATCTAATTCTGCTTGTTCAAAGAAAATTCCAGGATACTTTGCGTTCAATGCTTCATTGATAGCGTCATCTTTTATAGATGGACCATTATCATCTTTGCCATGCCACCAACCTGTGTTGAGATAAAGAACGTTGTTGTTTTTTAATCTCATGTCAGCAGCAAATTCTTTGAAGCATTTAGCCAATTGTTCACACTGACCTTTGTCTTTGACTCCTCCACCACCATTTTCACCTAATTGTTTCAGGGTTTCATCTGGTATGTTAAGTTCATAAGCAGAATTGAATACTGAAATTAGCATTTGTAATGGACGCCAGTGCCACCAGTTGTTTCTAAAATAGAAACCTGGATTGGACTGTTCCCAATCATCACGCATTTTCCAGTAATCTTTTACTTGTTGCTCAGATAATTCTTCATAGTTATCTGGCATTTCTGGTGCAGATTCAGTCAATTTTGGACTGATTCCATAGATGTCTACTCCCATATTTGTAAAGTGTTGATTTTATTGAGTAAAATTGAGTAAAGGTAGTCACTGGTGACCATGTAAGGTATTCACCAGTGACTAGTAAGTAAAGAGAAGAATATAAAGAGAAAGCGGAAAAATTCATGGGTGGTCACCCATGACTAGGTCCTCTCTTTAAAATCCTCCTTTAAAGTCATTACTGTTGAATCCAGTTTCGTCAGAATCATCATCATCATCTCCAGTGATGCCAAGTTCATTTTTGACTTTATCTTTAAGCTGATTCAGTTTGTCAATGTCTCCATTGCGCATAGCATCACGTGCTTCTTCTTCAAACTTCCTGATTTTGTCTACAATATCCTTTGGCATACTGTTCAATGCACGAGATGCATCTTCAACTGTTTGGAATTTCTCATGAATAGACTCACGAGCTTCTTCAAGTTTCCTAATTGCAAGGTCCAACATTCCAAGAGTTTGGAAAGGAGTACCTTTTACTTTCAAAGCACTTCCAACAGGAATGCCATTGTCGTCAGTTTCAATACACATTAAAATGTGGTCATTGAACTCTAACTCTTTGTTTTCAATTTCTTGAATTTGTGCTAAAAACGATTTTTTTGACATGATTTTTGAATTTAAGATTTTTTACTTTTGTCCATCAAATTGTAAGTGATGGTTTTTCTTTGACTTGGGTCATACAACCTTTGTATAACACCTTTTTCTGATAATTCTTTGAGAAGCCTTTGAACAGTAGACTTACTTTTACCAGACATCTTTGCTAAGGTTGAAAGTGCTGGATAACAGTAATCTTTGTTACCACATAAAGAACAAACAATTGCGTAGAGTCCTTTTGCTTCCAAAGAAATTAACTCAGAATAGGACACCACATTGTTTACTCTACCGTAGTTCATTTGCTAACTGTTTAAAAGTGTCATCACAACTTTCTAACAGTTCAACAATGGGTCCTAGTTTAGCAACAACAGATTTTGCCAGAATGTAATATTCTGTAGCTTTGAATTTAGCAACATGCTCTTCAGAAATTTGCATAATTGCTGTAGCATTACCCATTGGAGTTTTAACTGTTTTTGTGACTTGATTCTTGTTTAGATTCTCATCAAGGTTGTCTACATACTTTTTGAAACGGTAGTAAACAAGCATGATTTCAGAGTTAGAGAGTCCACCGTATTTGATGGACTCATCTGTTTGATCTTTTTTGGCCATTAGAGAGATACGTTTTGAGGTGTGATGTTAAAAAAGTTTTTAGGAAGGAGTTTACGTTTGATAAATTCTTCAACTACTTCTTTAGTAGAGATTCCCAAACTTCTCAATGTTACACTCTTTGGTAATTCTAAAAACCAGTCATGATCTTTTGAGCCTAGATTGAATGATGGGAAAATAGCATTCATTAGCTTTGTTTCAGCATAATAATACTTTTTAGCCTTCATAATGTGCAAAGCTCTTTTAGCTTTTTTGTAGTCTTCAACAATCTTGCTGATTGTAGAAGGTGACAACGTTGCCATTTGCTCTGGCGTATACTCTTTCAATCCATACATCAAACGTCTGAACATTTGGCGTTGAACCATGTTCAAATGAATCTTTTCTAAATCTGTGCTAGTTTGCGCAATGTGCTTTGGCTTGTAGTCTGATTTTGATTGAAATTTGTGAGTGTAACGCTCAAGTTGTGGCTTACCGTTTTTGTCATAGGTCAATAGACCTTGGGCTGTGGCTGTAATTTGATTCTTCATTTCTTGTCAATTTTAGAGTAAATAATGGATACCATCACTGCATAGTGATATAATTGTCATAAAAAAAGGACCTGTATTTCTACAAGTCCTTTAAATTAAATTCTGATAACAGGTTTGTCTACATCCACAAACTGTGAGATGAGCTGAACCAACAAGATAGGCATAATTGCAAATGGAGACAAAAAGAAAAATAGAATGTCAGCAACGCTCAACACTCTTGCTTGTGCTAATGTCATAATTGTAAAAAATGCACCACCTAAGTAGGAGATGATAATGTAGATTTGTAGTCCTAACATTGTTCTTTTGGTTTGTGTTGTACAGGTTCTTGTACAGAATTTTGTACAGATTCTTGTACAACGGGTTGTTGATTCATTTGTTGTTCCTCAAGGTATTTTTGATACCAATAAGCATCATCAAGATGCTGATCTTCAATTGCTTCTTGCTCACGCTTGAGCATGAATACTTCCTTCATTCTTCCCATGTGTATTTATTTTGTTTAGTTTAATACATTTATGTTCTGGGGTACAGGTGTTGACCAAAAAATATTCATTTTCTGTGTCAAACAAGTACTGAGGATGTACTGAGGACATAGCTTCTTTCATTTCAAAGAAACTTTCCCGTTTACAATTGCGTGTTTGTCTGTTCAAAACAAGGATTTCATACCTTGTTTGAGGTGGATTATCAACTTCTTTGATTGATTTGATAAACTCTGAGACACTCTCTTTAAAAGTTTTTAGAGAGTTCTCTAACTTTTGCGACATAATTTGGAGCTTCTGCATAGTTTTCTTTTAAGTATTGATAATAACCTTCTTCAGTTTTAACACTTGTCAAGAAGGCACATTGAAATAATGCGTAATCAACAACGCTTTCACGCCAGTGACCATAAATTGCATGACCTAGTTCACTTCCAAGGTTTGTGGTTGCACGTACACGTGCTTCTTTCATACCAAAGAGATTGTGGTTTGCAGAAAAAATCTTTGACTGAAAGTTACCTGTTTCAAGTACAGCTTGAGCATACACTATGTGAGGAAACTTAATATTCAGTTGCAAAAGATACTCTTTAAACTTTTCTTTTGTGAACTTGTCGTTCTCTTGAATGACAATCATACGTTCTTCAGGACTAACAATGGCATGTTTATAATCATAATAGCCTTTGTAGTGTCCTATGATGTAAGAAGTTAATGATGCAAATACAATTGCAACAATAACAAAGAGACTTGTTTTGAGGAAGACGCCCTCAAATTTCAGTGTTGTTTTGTTAAATTTGTAAATCATTTTCTGAGAAATTATGTGAAACAATAAAAAGATATAATTACAGGAGCTTTCAAGATAACGGTTTATCTATCATGTCAGAACCTGATTTGGTTTGCTTTGTTCCCAAGGGAGCTTTTCATTACCTGAAACAAAGTCTTTTTGTAACCCTTATTGGCTTCACTCCTTGCCACTAACCAGAGCAAATGTGTGTGAATTTAAAAGCAAGCACTCCACTCTAATAAAATGCTTTTAGCTTACCAACAGGACTACACCTTCAGCACAAAATATTGTACCTCAGACAGGAATTGAACCTGCACGGCCATCACTGGCCAAGGGATTTTAAGTCCCTCGTGTCTACCACTTTCACCACTGAGGTTCTAATTTTACTTTTTCTTTCTACGTACAAGTTTATACATAGAACGGTTGTTTTGATACTGACACATCTTAGAGTATAGAAGCTCAATAGCGTGCCATTTGGTACAAGCATAAACAGATTGTCTGTATACTTGACCATCAGGCATAACTACCTGAATTGGGAAAGAACGCATTGCTTCCATGTTGTGTTAGTTTTGGTGAGTTAACATTAAAGTTTCATCATAATCCCATTTACCTGTATTGAGGCTTTGGGCGATCTCTTCTGGATACATATAGTCAAGAGCTTTACCATCACTGAAGTAAACAGTAAAGGTAGGTCTTCCATCAGTAGTATCAGAAGGAACAATAATAATAGAGGAGTAAGCATCACACTTAGCGTGTTTATGCTTTTCTGCTTTAACAGGTTTGTAGTGTGTCTTGTAAGCATCACAATCTACATACTTTGTATTCTTGCAAGAACTGATTGTCAATGCAAAAATGAGTAAGGCAACTAAACTTTTCATTTTGGCTGATTTTGAGGGTTTTAGAAGAAAGCGGATGCTCTTATACTATAGAGAGAGATAACACTAAATGTCTCACTTACTATATAGAAGAAACACCATAAGTACATACATTGTAAACAACAATACCAATTATGGTAAGTATGAAACATAGTAGTACAGCAAGTTGATATTTTTCTGTCTTCATGACTATTATAGCTATTTATTATACACTAGAACTTGTTTTTGAGAGGATTTTTTTTGACTAAAATATGTGGGAGAGTAGGTCTGTCACCCACTCTCACGCACACAAATTATTATTAATCAATGAGTTAACAAAGAAGTTTTGTTTGTCTTTGTAAGTTTGTCAATCAACACCTAAGTTTTCTTGTGGTTAAATAGAAAAAACTGCAGCAAGTACAGGGAATAATTCCCCATACTTACCACAATTTAAATCAATTAACCTAACATTGCGTTGCTTGTAGATTGTACTTTACTCTCTACCACAGCAACTACGTTGTCATGTGCTACCTTAACGTCTGTGTCAGAACCACTAGCATCATAACTTGTGAAGCGTAAAATTCTTTCACCACCAACAGTTAACTCAATGCCATCTGCACCTGCGCGTTTTACGTAAGGAGCAATTGCATCTTCATAAGCTAACTCTTTGTTGAAGAATTTGTCAGCCATATCTTGAGGCACTTCAGACTCAAGATATTCTTTTACTACAATTGCACCTGGCAATTGAAGACTTTTGTGAGCGGCAACAAACTTGGTTAACAAGTCCATCTTTGCGCGCAAAAGAGTAGAGCGTTTGCTCTCTCTTACCCAACCACCATCAACGGTGATTGCAGTTTGTTGAAGCTGAACATAACCATATTCAGCGTTGTTTTTGTAGGCTGTGATTACACTGCCTGTCTTTGAGTTTGGGACGATTTGTACTTGAGACATAAATCTAATTTTTAATTGTTAATACTAAAATGATTTGGGGGTTTAGGTGTTGTTTTAGTCAGGGGCAATTTAGGTGTTGAGTAAGGGTTGAGAAAAAAACTGTTCTGTTGTTTTTGTCTTACCTCACAGCAACCACCCCAACTTGTTTATTTGGAAAAAACTGAGGCTGAGGAGTTTATCCCCAGCCAGCAGTTCTTCTAAGTTTAAGCAGGTAACGCAGCTGTATTAGCGTTCACATTGCGTGAAGCAGATATAGCAGTGGTGTTGTCGTGAGCTACACGTACATCTTGGTCAGCACCAGATGCATCATAGTCAGTAAAGCGCAAGATACGCTCACCACCAAGAGTCAATTCAATACCGTCTTTACCAGCACGCTTAATGTAAGGAGCAATAGACTCTTCATAGTCTAAGTTCTTGTTAAGGCGTGACATATAGTTCTCAGGTAATTGAGACTCTGTGAATTCTTTTACAACAATGCGTCCAGGAATGTTACCAGACTTACCAAAGGTGCTAACAAACTTTTCAAGCAAGCTTGTTTCAGCACGTAGTAATGCAGTGCGTACAGAGTTTCTAACCCAGCCACCGTCAACACTCATCTCTTCTGATTGAAGTGTGATGTAACCGTAAGCAGGATTGTTCTTGTAGGTGCTAACTAATGCACCAGTTTCAGTTGGTTTGATTTGAACTTTGTTCATGATTGTTTAATTTAAATTGTTATTGATTAATAAAGGGATTACAGTTGTTGAAGGTTGTGGGAGATTATTTCTCATCCCACAACCAAGAGCCTACACTAATAGCAGAGCCAATGCCTACAATGACATTGAACACCCACATAGGTGTAGAGTGAGTAACATCATGGAAAGTCAGTGATGTTAACATAGAGATACATCCAGCAAACACAGCTGTGATGATTGTGACCATAATCATTGGTAAGCATAGCCAAGCAATGATTTGTACAGGTAGTACCATTCTTTTTAGATTCTTCATTTGATTGTTATTTAGAGTGATTAATAAATACTGATTGAGTAAGGGGTTTAGCTGTTGTATCAGAGGCTTATATAATAAAACACAGAGACACTCTTTGTTAGAATATCTCTGTGTGGTCCTGCTCTGGTGACACTTCTCAGTGTCTGTCTTCCTTGCAGTACTCCATGAAGTACTTGTAAGCTTCTCTGAGAGACTTAGCAAGGATTTGATGTCCAGAAATTAAATACCAATGATACATAAGCTAAATTTTATTGTGCTGAATCACATGGGGGTATAGGTGTTGGCGTGAGTGGCGGGGGGATGTTGCTGTAGGGGGTACACCCTCTCTACTACACACATGGGGGCAAGTTCCAGTAGACACATTTATAGCTCAAGGGCAAACTGTTTATCGCTCAGATTGTCACAAATTTGATCTACATTTGTTACACATGTGAGCGATAAAGTCAGCAGAATTTCCTATATTGTATATGTAAGATTGTTCAATATTAAAAAATATATACTATGGCAAATTATTATGCATTTACAAAAAATGGCAAACCTGTATTAGGAAGTCCTATACAAGGTTCAAAACCTAGAAGTGGTAAGAGTACTCCTATTATCCCTGGGGTAGATTGTAAGGTTCCTGTTGAGTATGTTTTCTTAAACAATACAGAGACCTTTGCAGATACTGATACTTATCAAGTATTGTTTACTGCAAGAAATTTAGAGTTAGATACCTACCTTCCTGTTGCTTTGGGGTGGTTCTACACAGGCAAGCGTTTCACAAAAGCAAGTTTCTTAAAGAGCTTGAATGAAACTCTTGGTTCAATAGTTCAGTTTAAATTTGTAGGAGATGAGCTTTTTATTGTAAAAAGTTTTGTTGGAACAATTCAAAACGCTGGTGTCAATTTGATACTTGACTAAAAGAAAGATTAACCCCAAATAAAAAACCCAGGCTAATAACCTGGGTTTCTTTTTAATTGGAAGTTTTGAGAACTATATCTACATTCTCTGAGAGTTCTACTTCATAATGCCAATCAACTTCTTGACCTTGAGCACATTTGTAGAGCATGCCACCATCTGCACATACCTGGATTCCAGTAATGATGCGTGGCAATTGCAAAAGGTCTGTCTTCAAATAGACAATAGACCCAAGTTCAAATTGATTGTTTATAACCATAATTATTATTTATATTCGTAATCCAATATCTTTCCTACTACATCACTTCTGTGATTTTCCTTAAGCTTGATCCATTTGATCTCATCAATCTTCTTGCTGAGTTCTATGGCATAACTTAAGCCATTGTATTCGTCCTTGATATCTTTCTGCTCATTATCACCGTTGATGATAATCTTACCAAACTTACCAAGCCTTGTCAGAATAGCTAACATCTGTGCTTTAGATAAGTTTTGAGCTTCTTCTACTACAAGAACATCATCAATAGTCTTTCCTCTAATAAACTGTACAGGATAAGCAACTATCTTCTGATCCTTGATCATGTCTCCAACCTTTACGCTATCGTAGCATTTGGTTAGATTCTCCATGAATGCTTCTAAGTAAGGATTAAACTTCTCATCTAGAGAACCTGGTAGGAATCCTAAAGAATTACCAACTTCAATTGTAGCACGAGTAACATAGATCTTATCACACTGCTTCTTAAATAAGAAGTCCAATGCTGTTACAGCAGACACAAGGGATTTCCCTGATCCTGCTCTTCCTGTTACAATTACAATTTGATTATCTATGATTAGCCTTTTTGCTTCCTTCTGTTCTGCGTTTAACTCTACTTGGTACTTGATTTCGTTTTTACGTGGTCTATTAGGCTCTCTCATATAAGTGGGTTATGGTTACACTACAATTTACTAAAAAAATCTGTAAAAAAGGAACTTGTGTATAACCCAAGTAGACTACCAATGGTTGCACCAATTGAATAATATACTCTATCTGAGAAAGTTCCAAACACAATTTTTTTAATGTTATAGGACCAGACCATGGAAATTGCAAATGCTGCAAAAGCCACACCCAAATAAATCTCTTTAGCTAAGAAGCATGTGTTTATAGCAACAAAGTAAACTTGAAGTACACCTGTTAGTAATAATTTAATCTTGGAATGGATCGTCATGAATGAATGTCTTTGAGGGTTGAACTTTTATTTTGTTTAATATGTAGGTTGAGTTCTTAGTCTTGAAACGTAATTCATGAGCTGATACCTTATCAATACTTGTCACTTGTGTAGTTAACCATGTAAATGCCTCACCTAGCTCAGGATCTGCTATACATGAATAACCAACTTTTGGCCTAGCATATAGTTTATCAAACCTACCATTCTCTTTCCACTTAACCCATTTGATAGACTTAGCCATAAACAGTTTACCATCCTCCACTCTCATAAGAGAATATTGGACACCTGTTCGGCATGTTAAACAATACTTGGGTAACATTTCTTGCTTACCCATCATTGCGTCTTTTTCAAACTGAGACATAGTAGCCCCTGTCTTAATGATTGCACGACACTTGGAACATAATAATGCTCCTAGGCCACCGTTGAATTTAAAGATTGCTTTCTCCATTATTAGTATATTTATTTCTTGTTCTATCTCCTATAGGAAGAGGATCACCAGCTTCATCAATTCTTACAAACCTCATGTTTGTGTGTAAGATTACAGATTGTGTCCCTGAATACACATTGTGTGCTCTTGCTTCCATGTACAATGTTACAGAAGTATTTCCTACAAGCATAACTTTGCCATAAATTTTAACAAGCTGTCCCTCCTTTGCAGGTTTTTTGAATACACATTTGTCTATAAGAACAGTGACCATGCGTGGAGTATCACATACTTCCATAGCGTAACCAGCTGCTGCTGCATCCATCCAAGCTAAGAGTTTACCCCCAAAAAGATTACCATGAAATCCTAGGTCTGACTTTTTTATAGGGTGGGTTGTAATCAATTGCATCCCTTCCATATCACCAATGTTTGTTGTAACGCTCATAATAAAATTCTAATTCTTGAACGTTGCTGTCATAATATTCTCCAACAACGTCACAGTTAAACTGGCTGTTTTTATTTTCAAACAGTGCAACTGTGACAATGTTAAATCCTAAATCTATAAGATGGTCTACCATAAATCTGTAGTTTCCTCCTGTAATTATACCTGCCTCAACTAGAATGACTGTTTTGTAAGGATAAAACTCATAAGTAGTTCTTTTGACAAAGGTTCTTCTGTAGGGTTCAGAATCTTCATCTGGAAAAGGAACCTCAACAGGTATGATATTTAGCATTTCACCATCTTTACTAAGATGATGAGCAACATGCATAGCTGCAGTTGCGCTATAATCAGGACTAACCATAGCAACAACAGCATCTTTTGGAGTTAATGTAGGATTCTTATCCAGAATACTACAAACTTTCTCAATAGCTTCCCACTCTTTTTCTCTTGTTATATACATGATTTAAATTTGGATGCAACAAAAATAATAAAAAATTTGTAAAAGTTAAACTTTTGGAGTATATTTGTAGTGAGGTTACTATTAAAATAAACTTTAAAAATTAAAAACATGGCAGAAGAAACCAAAGAACCAACAAGAGAGGAAGTGATTTCATGGTATAAAAGCCAGATTGAACTTGCTGCTCTACGTGCTGAGCTTGCTGAACTACAGTCTAAGGCTGTACAAGAGGAAGCTAAGCGTATTCAAGCTACCATTATGATAGCTAACATGACAAGCCCTGACAATGCGGAGGCAACTGACGGACCAGGTGGAGCTGAGACTTCAGAGTAAAAAAACTAAACCTTGCAAGTTTAAACTAACTTGCATTGTTCTTTGACATTTGATTTGTGTTTGTGACAGAAAAAACTCTTGAGAGGGGTTAATGTGGTTTTTCCAATACTGAAAAGTTTTGAGGGGGACGCTGTCAAGCACGTGAGTTAAAACCACTCATCTTAAAGGTTGCGTAACCAATAAGCTCTGAGGTCCTGTGAAGACATATACTATCTGATCTCCGCAGCAGGTGCTGGTAGTCAATCCAGCTAGTCATTAACAAGCTGACTGATCATCTGCTTGGGCTATGGGTGAAAAGGGGCGTGTGTTGGACTTGTGGGTATTCAGTAGTCCCACCAAACAACAAATCAATTACAATGAGGTCTCATAGCTCAATTGGATAGAGCAACAGCCTTCTAAGCTGTAGGTTCTAGGTTCAAATCCTAGTGGGATCACAAAAGCCTTCTTAGCTCAATTGGTAGAGCAGCTGATTTGTACTCAGCAGGTTGTGGGTTCAACTCCTACAGAAGGCTCAAATTTTAATAACCAAATAAATATAAACAATGGCAGAATTTAAAAAACTAGTAGGAACAAGGGTGTTACTTACTAAACCAAAAAAACCAGAATCAAAGGTGTTGTTATCACCTGAAGCTGAAGCAGCAATGGAAGCTGAAATGATGGCAAAATGGACAGCATTAGAAGTATTTGCTGTGGGTGATGAGGTTACTCTTGTTGCAGCAGGAGACAAAGTATTTGTAGAAACATATTCACTTCAGAATGCTGGAGTAGTTTCTATTGGAGAAGATTTAAAATTAATGATTGCAGAAAGAGATATTGCAATTATCTGGTAACCTTAAAACTTATTACTATGTTAAAAACCATCATTAGCAAGTTTACAGGTACGTCAAGTTCATCTAGATCATTTCAAGAAAGAAAAGACGCTATCCTTGCAGGATTTGTAACTACATTGACTAGTTTACAATCTTTAGAAGAAGAACAAGTAAAACATATTGACATGGTCAATAATCAAATCAATGATTTGATGGCTGAAGCTGATCGCACTAAGAAGGTTCTTAGTAGTACTCAGAAGACCATTTCAAAGATTCAGAATATTCTGGATTAAAGGTTTGGCGGGGTAGACTGGAGTAGGTCCCAGCTTGGTCTCATAAGCCAAACAACGTAGGTTCAAATCCTACCCCCGCAACAAAAGGTGCATGCCATGCAGGAGTCGCCAGTACCACACTGATGTAAGCGTAGAAAAAGCATTACTCATTCTGTTTGGTGGAACAGATCAACAAAAGAATCGCAGTTCTAAGTTGAGAGAGTAGTTCAGGTGAAATTCCTGAGTGATTGGTACAATAATTAAAAAATTAAAAAACCATGGAAGTAAACAGAGTTCAAAAAAAGATTAGAGTTAGCTCTTATGAATTGGTTAAATATCAGATCATTACAGAATTAATATTCTTCAAAAAAGAACATTTAATACCATCTGATATTGAACTGTTAACACTACTTGCATTATGGGGTCCTATTGAGTTAGGTAAGTTCTGTAATGCTGCTGCCAAAAGATTGTACAAGAACATTGAAATGGAAGAGTTTTCTGTGCGTGCACAAAACGTGCGTAACAGAATGGCCAAGCTAGAAAAGCGTGGTATTGTACAAAAGATTAATGATGGAAAGAGACAAATACAATTGGCTCCATCACTAAACATTTATGGCAAAGGAAATGTATTGTTAGACTATAACATATTAGCACTTGAATCCAACAAAGCGTAAGGAAATTACCAAAAAGACAGCAGAGTCATTGGGGCTAGATCATCTTGTAGTAGATGATGTAGTAGCGTTCTTTTATAGAACCACACAAAAGAAATTAAGTGCAGTGTCTTCACCATCTGTCAATGTTCCCAACATGGGAACTTTTGTGCTTATGAGAAAGCGTGTTGAGAAGAAACTAGAAAAGTACACTGCTTTTTTAAATAAGATAGATCCTTCTGAGTCAATCAGAATGTATGAGACATCTTTACAGGTAAAAGCTGATATTGAAAAATACACAGCAATATTAGAAAAGATGGATCAAGAACAACAGAGAAAAAAAGAAGTAATTAAACTAAAAGAAAACTATTTAGACAATGTTGAATAATACAATTAAAATCTGGAAAGAACGCAACAAGATTTTTGAAGGTGTTAAGAATAACATTTTCAAGAAAGAACACATTGAAGAGATTGCATTCTCAAGAAATGAAGTTTGCGTAAAGTGTCCTTACATTGATTTGAAAGGAGACAAGTGTGCTGTTATTGGTACACAACCATGTTGTTCTGAATGTGGATGTTCATTAAAGTTAAAGACAAGATCTTTATCATCAGCATGTCCAAAAGGATTTTGGCTTGCTGTAACATCACAGGAAGAAGAAGATTTAATTAGACAGAGTATTAATAAATAAACTAAGTATGAGTTTAGTATTTGAACCAAAAACCCACAGTTATACTTCAGTAGATCCTTCTGATAATACCAGATGGATAAGTGTAACAACATTAATCAGTGCGTTAAAACAACCATTTGATTCTACAAATATTGCAAAGAAATCATCTACAAGTAAAAAAAGTAAATGGTTTGGAATGACAGTAGAACAAATACAAGAAGCGTGGAAGAAAGAAGCTGATAGAGCATGCACATTAGGTAACTGGTATCATGACCAAAGAGAACAAGATATCACAAATTGTGATACCATAGTTCGCTATGACAAAACATTGCCAGTTATTAAACCTATGCAAGATGAGCATGGTTTGAAAGTTGCACCTTCTCAGAAACTTATGGATGGTATTTATCCTGAGCATATGGTTTACATGAGATCTGCCGGCATTTGTGGACAGAGTGATTTAGTAGAAGTGGCTGATGGATATGTTCACATCACAGACTACAAAACAAACAAAGAAATTAAAACAGAATCTTTTAAGAATTGGGAAGGTGTTTCTCAGAGAATGAATGCACCAGTATCACACCTTGATGATTGCAATTTGAATCATTATAATTTGCAGTTATCAATTTACATGTACATGATTCTTAAACACAACCCAAACTTGAAACCTGGTAAACTAATTATACATCATATTTCTTTTGAGGAAGAAGATGAAAAAGATGAATTTGGTTACCCTGTTTCTAAATTAAATGCAGATGGAGAACCTATCATAAAAGAGATTGTACCATATGAACTTCCTTACCTAAAGGATGAGGTACTTGCAATTATGACTTGGTACAAGAATAATGCAGATAAAGTAATTAAAAAGAAACACTAATGGTAAAATTATTTGACTTAGAAAATGGTGTACTTGTTCCAACAGAACATTGTCATACACTATCATACTTAAAAAGAATCATGGTAGAGTACCCTGATAGTTACATGAATGTCTATGCATATCTATTCTACATGTCCTGCCCTAACCCAGATTTAAATCCCTTTTTTGATACACCAGAAAATGAAAAAGAAGAACTTATACTTTCACAAATTAATGCAGATTTTTCTACAGAAGATGATGCAATTATCGCAGCTCTTGAGTTATGCAAAAAACTTTATGAGACTCCTACATACAGGGCTTTTATGGGTATTAAGCACATGCTTGATGGCTTGGCAAAATACATGGAGACGACTACAATTGAGCACGGCAGGGATGGTAACATCAATTCTTTGGTTAATGCTGCAGCAAAGTTTGAGCAGATACGTCTATCGTTCAAAGGGGCGTACAAAGATCTCATGGAAGAGCAGAAGAGTCAGGTACGCGGAGGTCAACACCTTGCGTATGATCAAGGATAAAAAATTAAAACAACAACAACTATATATGGATTTATCATGCTACGATTGGGTGTTCCATTATAATGCCTATTCTTCTACTTGGACAGGTTTCCACAGAGATGATTACTTTGCTTACTGGAATGGCAGTGAATCAAAACACGCTATAATCAGATCAAGTAAAATTGAAACTGTTCAAGAAATAATTAAGAAAACTAATGGTGACAAAAAATTATTAGATGAGCTTACACGAAGAACTGGAGAGAAATAGAACTACAAGAGTAGAAATTGTGCATGTATCTGATGGATACTTGACATCAAGACTTGTAAAAAATACACCATCAAAAGGTGACTGGATTTCTATTGGATCAGATACATATGTTGTAAAACAAAGAATCTGGAACTATAGTGATGGTAGCACATTGAAGTTGATTGTAGAAGAACCTAAAGACTAATTATGTATTTGAGTATACCAACATATGATGTTAAAACTGAATCATGGTCTCACACAGACTTTGAGACAAAAGAAGCGTATGTAGAATTTCTATGGTCCATTTTTAAAGAACCAGGAAAATATGAGTTTGATGAAACATCATTGTTGTTTAACGCAGAAGCTAGAAAGTTTAATAAGTTTAGATTATTTTGCACAGCTCCATTAAGATCAAAAGACTACATTCAATATTGGGATGACCAAAAAGAAAAATGTAGAAAAGGAGTTATTTTTAAAGGCAAAAAGAACACATGGTTTTTAGCAAGAGACTACTACATGTGGATTAACTTTTTACCTATTTACAATAAGGAAGTAGCAAAGTTTACATTTGCTGATGTAAGGGACGCCCAATACCATATGGCATTGTATGAGGAAATTGCAAAGCAATCTTCTAAGCACGCTGCTATTTTAAAGAAACGTCAGATTGCATCCTCTTATTTCCACGCAGGAAAAATGATTAACCTGTTTTACTTTGAGGAAGGTGCTATAAACAAAATGGCTGGTTCCCTGAAGGATTATATAAATGAAAAAGGTACTTGGCGTTTTCTAGAAGAATATAGAAACTTCTTGAATACACATACTGCATGGTATAGACCTTGTAATCCTGATAAAGTTTTGAACTGGGAACAAAAGATTGAAGTTAATCAAGGAGGTAAAAAACGTGATGTTGGTTTAAAGTCTGTAATATTTGGACTTGCTCTTGAGAAAGATCCAACAAATGGTGTAGGGGGTCCTTGTACATTATTCTATCATGAGGAGGCAGGTATTGCCCCTAAGATGAATGAGACAGTGGAGTATTTATTACCTGCAATGAAATCAGGTATGACATACACAGGTATGTTTGTGGCTGCAGGATCTGTGGGTGACTTGGAACAATGTGAGCCATTGAAAGAAATGATCATGAATCCTATTTCTAAAGATGTACTTGCAGTAGAAACAAATCTTGTAAATGCTGAAGGGCAGATTGCTGAGTGTGGCTTATTTATTCCTGAGCAATGGTCAATGCTTCCTTGCATAGATGAATTTGGTAACTCATTGGTTGACAAGGCATTAGAAATGATTCTTGCTGAAAGAGAAGAATGGAAAAGAAATCTTAAACCAGAAGACTATCAGTTACGTATTTCTCAGAAACCTATTAACATTGAAGAAGCATTTGCGTATAGAAAAGTTTCTAAATTTCCATTACATCTTGTTACAAAACAGATAAGAAGAATTGAAGATCAAGAATACTTTAGAGAATTTGTAGACTTATCTAGAGATGAGCATGGTAAGATTGTTGCAAAAGAATCACGCAAACTTCCTATATCAGAGTTTCCTATATCTCCAAAAACAGTTGATAAAGAAGGTGTTATAGTTGTCTACGAAAGACCATCAAAAGATCCACAGTTTGGGGCGTATTATGCTTCTATTGACCCTGTATCAGAAGGAAAAACAACCACATCAGATTCACTCTGTTCTATCTTTGTTTATAAGACAGCACAAGAGGTTACTAAACACAAAGCAGATGGTACTATTGAACAGCACATAGAAAGAGATAAAATTGTAGCTAGTTGGTGTGGGCGTTTTGATGACCTTAATAAAACACATGAGCGTCTTGAAATGATCATAGAATGGTACAATGCATGGACTATTGTGGAGAATAACATTAGCTTGTTTATTCAGTATATGATTTCTAGAAGAAAACAAAGATATTTGGTTCCCAAAAATCAGATCTTATTTCTGAAAGAACTGTCCAGCAATACAAACGTTTATCAAGAGTATGGTTGGAGAAACGTAGGAACACTATTTAAAACAAACTTAATCTCATATGCTATACAGTTTCTGGAGGAAGAATTAGACCAAGAAACCATGGCAGATGGTACTATAGTAAAACAAACATATGGTATTGAAAGAATACCAGATATCATGCTGTTAAGAGAAATGGCAGCATACAAAGAAGGACTAAACGTGGATAGACTTGTAGCATTCTGTGCTTTAGTCGCATTTGCCAAAGTTCAAGAGTCAAACAGAGGATACTCAAAACGTGTTGAAAGAGATGACGCTAATTTGGATAAATCAAATAAAAATGCTAAATTAAGAGTGAGCCCTTTCCGCCATTTTGGGAATGAGCACACATCATCTACACAGTTGAGAAAGCCTAGAAATCCTTTCAAAAACATTAGATAAATAAAAGTAAATACATAAGGTTATGCCAACAGTAGTTAACGCAATGCAGCTTAAAAATGGAGCTAAGGTAGAGAACAATAAAATGGGTACTCTAACTCAGCCTGTTCAATTTCTGCGTAGAAAAGATAAAGATGAAGCTTGGGGAGCATGGAACCTAGACTGGTTTGAAATGCAAGGTCTTAAGCAGATACGCAGAAATGCCAGAAGGTTGTTGAAAAATTACAAGCTTGCAAATGGTATTATTGACAAGTCAGACTACATTGTAGAAGAAGACAATGAAGTAGCTGAACTTATTGATGTTCTGACAAAAGAAGATCAGAGTGCGTTTGAACTTAAGTTCTTTCCTATTGTACCAAATGTTATTAATGTTCTCACAGGAGAATTTGCTAAACGTAATGACAAAATCACATACCGCGCAGTTGATGATATCTCATATAATGAGATGATTGAAGCAAAACGTGCAATGGTAGAAGAAGTTCTTGTTGCTAGAGCAGAAAAAAAGATGCAAGAAACCATTGAGAAAATGGGATTAAATCTTGAAGATGAAGAACAAGCAGCTCAAGCTCAACAATTAATGTCTCCTGAGAGTATTAAATCTTTACCTGAAATTGAAGCTTTCTTTAAAAAGGATTATAGATCACTTGTAGAAGAATGGGCTACACACCAGCATAATGTGGATGAGGAAAGATTCTCTATGAAAGAATTAGAGAATATGGCCTTTAGAGATATGCTTATTACAGATAGAGAGTTTTGGCATTTCAAAATGACAGAAGATGATTATGAAGTTGAGTTGTGGAATCCACTTTTAACATTCTATCATAAATCTCCTGAAGCAAGATATATTTCACAATCTAATTGGGTTGGTAGAGTTGACTTACTTACATTGGCTGATGTTATTGATAAGTATGGTTACATGATGGATGAAGATCAACTTGAAAGTTTGGAGGCAATCTATCCTGTAAAATCAGCTGGTTATAATATCCCTGGCGTTCAGAATGATGGTTCATTCTATGACGCAACAAGATCTCATGATTGGAATACAAATGGTCCATCATTAGGAATGCGTCAATTCCTAAGTGCTAGTGAAATGCACATGAATACAGGTGATGACATTATCTTTAAAATTCTAAATGAGTCAGAAGACTTACAAGAGTTTAAAGATATGGGTATGTTACGTGTGACTACTGTATACTGGAAGTCACAACGCATGGTTGGTCACTTATCAAGAATTGATGAAAATGGTATGTTGATTGACATGATTGTAGATGAGTCATATAAGGTTACAGATAAGCCTGTTTATGATACTACAGTTATCAAAAATAAAAATAGAGAAACATTAGTATATGGAGAACACATTGATTGGATCTGGATTAATGAAACTTGGGGAGGTGTCAAGATTGGTCCCAACAGACCAGCTTACTATGGCAATCATGATATCTTTGGATTTGCTCCAATGTATCTTGATGTAAAACCTGTACGTTTCCAGTTCAAAGGAGATTTTACACTATATGGCTGTAAACTCCCAGTAGAAGGTGCTGTATTCTCTGATAGAAATACAAAATCTATGTCTCTTGTAGACAAAATGAAACCTTATCAAGTTGGTTATAACTTGGTCAATAACCAGATAGCTGATATCCTTGTAGATGAATTAGGTACAGTTATCATGTTGGATCAGAATGCTTTACCACGTCACTCAATGGGTGAAGATTGGGGTAAGGATAATTTCTCTAAAGCGTATGTGGCAATGAAGAACTTCCAAATGTTACCATTGGATACTTCTATTACAAATACAGAAAATGCCTTAAACTTCCAACATTACCAAGTATTGAATCTTGAACAAACAAACCGTTTGATGTCACGTATTCAATTATCTAACTACTTTAAGAATCAGTGTTTTGAAGCAATTGGTTTATCACCTCAGCGTATGGGTGCTGTAAATGCACAAGAAACCGCACAGGGTATAGAGCAAGCAATCAACATGAGTTATTCTCAAACTGAACCTTACTTTACTCAACACTCTGAGTATTTGATGCCACGTGTACATCAAATGCGTACAGACCTTTCTCAGTATTACCATTCAAATAAACCAAGTTTAAGGTTGCAATATTTGACTACCATGGATGAAAAGGTTAACTTTGAAATTAATGGTACTGAATTATTGGCTAGAGACTTGAACATTTTTATCTCAACAAAGGTTAATCAGAGACAAGTAATTGAGCAAATACGCTCACTTGCAATTTCTAATAATACTTCAGGTGCATCCATCTATGACTTGGGTAATATTATCAAGGCTGATTCTATGGCTGAAATTACTCATGTTATGAAGTCTATTGAAGAGAAAACATCTGCTGCTAAACAACAAGAAATGCAAGCAATGCAAGAAACTGAGAAAATGCGCCAAGAAGGTGAAAGCAAACGTCTTGAGGCTAAACTTAAGTTTGACGCTGAACAGAAAGCACTTGATAGAGAATCTGATGAGAGAGTTGCTGAAATTCGCTCTGCTGGTTACACAGCAATGCAGGATAGAGATGCAAATGCTCAGAATGATTATATTGACACCCTTGAATATCTTGATAAAAAGAATGCTAAACAAGCAGATCAATCTTTAGCAAGAGAAAAAGAAGTGAATAAACAAGTTACTGAGCAGTCTAAACTTGAGTTAAAACGTCAGGAATTACTTTCAAAAGAAAGAATTGCTCAAAAAGAATTACAAATTGCACAAACAAATAAAAATAAATATGACGGTAAATAACTGTCATAGCTATATAATACAAAAAATGTGTAGCCTATACACTTTGAGGGTGTAAATCTTCAAAGTTTATTTGTAGATTATATATGAAGAAGAACTAGAAATAATACCAACTAAACAAAAAATAGTATGAGTACAACAGACAACAACCAACAAACATCTGTTAGTAATGTAACAATAGAAAGCATTGATGACTTTCTACCAATGCCAGGAGCTGAGAGCATTGTTACATCTGATGATGATGACCAAGGCGGAGAGAAGCCTACAATTTTCTCAACTGGAAAACCTGTAGACATGTCATTCTTAGATGATGATGGTACAGAAGATCCAAATAAAAAGAAAGCAGTAACGACTGCTGAAACTAATGAAGCAATTGCTGAATTAGATGCTGACTTGGAAGACACAGAAGGTCAAGATGACCCTGAGAAAAAACAAGGACGCAAAAAAATTGACAAGAGTGGAATGGTAGAAACATTCTCAAAATTGATTGAGGAAGGTTTGTTAGTTCCATTTGAGGATGATAAATCAATGGAGGAATACTCTATTAAAGATTGGAAGGACTTGATCCAGGCAAACTTTGATGAGAGAGAAAAAGCTCTAAGAGAGCAAACTCCAAAAGAGTTCTTTGAATCACTTCCATCAGAACTACAATATGCAGCAGAATATGTTGCAAAAGGTGGCACTGACATAAAAGGATTATTTCGCGCATTAGCTCAAACTGAAGAAGTAAGATCATTAGATCCTACTAATCAAGAGCATCAAGAAATCATTGCACGTCAATACCTACAAGCTACAAACTTTGGTAATGGTGACAATGAGTTGATTGAAGATCAATTGCAAGAATGGGTTGAAGCTGGAACAATTGGTAAAAAAGCCCAACAGTTCAAACCAAAATTGGATCAAATGCAAGAAGAAGTAGTTCAATCAAAAATTGCACAGCAGGAACAATTCCGCGCAGAGCAGCAAAAGAAAAAAGAAGAGTATATGGAAAACATATATAACACTTTGAAACCTGCTGAATTAAATGGTGTAAAGATTGATAGTAAACGTCAGAAGTTCTTATGGGATGAATTAACAACAGTTAAGTATGAAAGTATGACTGGACGTCCTACAAACTTGCTTGGTAAACTTTTAGAAGACCATCAGTTTGGAAAGACACCAAGATATGACTTGATTGCTGAGACACTTTGGTTGCTATCTGACCCTGATGATTATAAGGAAAACATCAGAAAGCAAGCAAAGAATGAGGTAACGCAGGATACTGTTAGAAAACTCAAAACAGAAGAAGCACGTAAAATTGCATCAACTGTAAAAGATGAGGAAGATGACAAACCAGCACCAAGAAGAATACCTCGCCAGGCTGCTAATATTTTTAAAAGACAATAACAAAAACAATTTATAACTTTAAACTTTAATTTTAAACACAATGAGTACACCCGTATTAAACAATGGACTGTTCTTACGCGACACTAACTACAAAGTTGGTTCTCACGTAGATTCTTACCATTTGGTGAACATGCTTAAGAGTACTGACCCTATGGATTTGGGTCCAGTTGACTTATGGGCAATGACCCAAAAGGTAGAAATGCCTCTTTATCAGATGGCTTCTTTTGGTGGTAAAAACACTATTCTTGTAGACAACCCTCGTGGTGAGTACAAATGGCAAACTCCTATCGTACAGGATCTTCCTTACGTTGTAGAAGATGTTGAGCCAGGCGTAGCTGTTTTAGGTCAAGATGGTACTACCTTCAAAATCAAAATTAACAAGCGTGTATTTGGACATGGTGATATCATCACTTATGACAAGTACAAAGGAGCTGAACTTTACATCACTGCAGAAGATATTCTTCCTTCAGGTGATGGTTTTGTGTACACTGTTCAATTAGTGAACAATGACAACACTAAGGCTCTTGACAAAAAATACTTGAAACCAGGTACTAAATTCTTCAGAAAAGGTTCTGCTCGTGGTGAGTATGGTGAGCGTTTCTCTGACATTGGTGAATTGAGTGCAGGTTTCCGTGAGTACTACAACTACGTTGGTGGTGCTGAGGCTCACGTACACTACTCAGTTTCTTCTCGCGCAGAGATGATGATGAAAGGTGGAATGAATGCAGATGGTACAGTTCCTGTAACTGAGATCTGGAAGTCATTTGACGCTAACATCGCAAAAGATCCTTCTTTGACTAACATTGATGCAATGGTAGCTAAGATGGGTAAAGACTACATCAAGAAAGCTTATGACAATGGTACTTTGACTCGTTCATTTGTAACCAAAATGGAATCTGCACACTTGAGCAAAATTGCTAATGACATTGAAACCTACTTGATGTGGGGACAAGGTGGTCGCATTAAGCAAGATGGTCCAGATGATATCAGATTGTCTACTGGTCTTTGGGCACAGTTGGATAACTCTTTCAAGAGAATCTACAACAAATCAAGCTTCAACTTGGAGTTGTTCCGTTCTGAAATCTTTAACTTCTACAATGGTAAAGTTGATTTCAAAGGACCAGATCCTAACCGCCAAATTATTGTTCAAACTGGTATGGCTGGTATGAAGATGGTAAATGAGGCAATTAAGAAAGAAGCTTTCAGCACTGCTGGTTCTGGTACTTCTTTATTTGCTGACATGAGCAAAGCTGGTTTAGGCGCAATCTCTGGTACTAACGCAATGGATTTGAATTTTGGATTTGCTTTCACTAGCTACACTATTCCTTTCTTAGCTAACGTTAAGTTTGTGTTGAACCCTGCTTTTGACAACGTACACACTAATGATATTGAGAATCCTATCATTGATGGTTTCCCATTATCTTCTTATAACTTCATCGTGTTTGATATCACTGACAACACCAATGACAACATTTACTTGTTGAAATTGAAGTGGGATAGTGAAATGAAATGGTTCTACCAAAATGGAACTATGGACTACATGGGAAGAACTCAAGGTTTTGCATCTTCAGGTAATTTCAATGGTTATAGAGTATTCATGACTCAGACTATGCCTTCTATCTGGGTTAAAGACCCTACTAAAGTTCTCAAAATTGTTATGAGAAATCCTATCACTGGAGGATCATTCTAAGGATCCTTGAAGGCACTAAGCAAACCTAGGGGTGTAATAGCCCCTAGGTCACTGCTTTAAACAAGACTCCACCTCCTCACGTCAGGGTAACACTTGACAATACTTGCCTGGGTTTATCCCAGGTTCTCCTGAGAAGCAACTACCTTGACGTGGTTCAGGAGCTTTAAACTAGAAGTTGCTAAAAAACAGAAAGAAAAAGAAGAAAATTATTTAACCAACAAAAACAAATTATGGAAGTAACAATGATTGAAAAACATCAGACCTTTAAAAGGTCAAGTACTTTAGCAGTACGTCCGTTCATTGACACAAGGAATTCAAACATGGGACTTGAAAAGTATGACATGGTACTTTTTGAGGGAGTGTTCCACGAGGAACAATTAGCTTGTTTGGAAAACAATGGCATCAAAAGGTATGTAACAGGATTGAATGAGTTTGCTCCTGAAATCAAGCAACTTGATGAGGATGAAAGAGAAGCAGCAATTAAACAGATTCGTATTACTGTTGCTCAACTTGAAAAAGAACTTGCATCCAATGTACTTGATCCTGCTGATGAACAATTCTGGAACAAAGTAAAATTACTTAGACCAGACAATGATGAGTTTTGGAGCAAGATTGTTATGAGATTTGGTAATGAACCAATCTATTTAGATCCTGCTAATGATCCTTATGACTTGATTAAACTAAAAGCTATTGAAGCTGGAGGTTTTTCTGCTGTTGTAAAGAATCTAGAAGTTGCAAGAACAGCTCCTGTACCTCCTAAGTTTTACTTAGACAAGTATGAAGAAACTGCTTCTGTAAGAACTGAAGTTAAAAAATTACGCAACAAAGCCTTGGCTGAATTGCAAAAGCTATTTGATAAGAACGCAAACAAGTTGTTCTACGTTTGTAAAGTGGTAGATGGTAACTCAACGCAGTACAAAAAGTCTACACCACTTGACATTCTTTATGACAACATGGATAAGTACATTAATGGTGAAACTGTAGATAAAGACAAACGTAAAACTGCAGAAAGATTCCTTGATGTGTGTTCAATGGATATGGAAACATTGAAATTGAGGTCTCTTGTTAAAGATGCTAATTTCTATAAAGTTATTGCTACTAGAGCTGATGGATTTATCTATCACATGAAGAGCAGTAGCTTGATGGGTAAAAACTCTTCTGATGTTGTAGAATATTTGAAGAACCCATTGAATGAAGAGACATTGGTAGATATAACTAAGAATGTAGAAAAATACTGGAATAACTAATGAACAATAACCTACTACAAATCAAAGTTAAAGAGAGACTGAATAAACTGTCTTCTCAAGACTATGACAACATTGAGTGTTGGCAGATTGTTGAGGCTTTTAATAAGGCTCAGCTGGAATGGGTACGTAGGCAAGTTCATGGTCATAACCAAGGTAGAGAAGGTAGTGAACAAACAATTATGAATATTGATGATTTGCAGATACTTATTGTAGAGCAAAACATTACTGCTACCAAGTTTCCTTTGTATTATGAAACAGCTATTATTCCTACAGATTACTTGTTTTATAAAAGAATATCTGTAAATGCTGTAACTGAGTGTTGTCCTGAAAGACCTTTAATTGTTTACTTAGCACAAGTTGCTGACGTTGATTCTCTTTTAGGAGATGATTTCAGAAAACCTAGTGCAGAGTGGGGTGAAACATTCTCAACAGTGCAAAGTGATAAGTTTAGAATTTACACAAATGGTGAATTTGATCTTAGCACTCCTAAGTTGGTTTATTACAGAAAACCTAGAAATATTTCTTTCTTAGGTTGTATTAACCCATCAACTGGTACTGCAGATGTTGATGTTGAATGTGAATTGAAGGATGACATTATTGAGATGATCATTGATGAAACATGTTCAATTTTAGCAGGAGACATTGAATTATTCAACCAATACTCAAGATTAAAACAACAAGCAACATTAAATAACTAAGTATGGATTTTGCTGGACAATATAAAACTTTAAAAAGAACAACTACAGGATATCCTGCAGGATCTTCATGTGAGGCTCAAACTGCAGCATGTGTTACTGAATTAATGAACGCTTCTGTAAGCTTTCATAAGTTACACTTGAAAGTTACAGGTTTAGGTTCATTTTCATCACACAAAGCGTTAAATGAATTGTATGATGCATTACCTGGACATGCAGATGCTGTTGCTGAAGGATTCCAAGGTGCATCAGAAAAATTGCTAAATTATGAAGATTCTGCACCAAGAATTTTGAATTCTGTAGAAGAAGCTGTATCTTATTTAAGAGAGATGAAAGAAATGGTATCTGGTTTACAAACAATTATGCCTTACAGTGAGATTGTCAATGACCTGGATAACGTTAAAAGTACTATCAACTCTATTAAGTATAAACTGCTTTTCTTAAAATAAAGAAAACAAAACAAAAATTAATTTTTATTAACCTTAAATATTTTAAACATTATGGCTTACTTTCCACACGCCTTCCAAAAACTCTTAGTAGGAACTGATGGTTTCTCTACTAAAGACGGGCAAAACACATTAGCATTAGTTGCTGGTGAGATTGGTGTAGTGTCTGCACAAGACAACTTGATCCAAGACTTAACTGTTGCACCTACCTATGCTACTACACCATTAATTTATCTTGCTCAAGGTAGCTTCCACGCTAATGACAAGATTGGTCCTTTCCATGGTGGATACAAAGAGACTGTAAAGTCTAAAGGTATCAACCCTAAGTACGTTAGTGCATTCTACGTAACTGAACCAGCTAACGCTGTAAACCACGTTATCACTGTTGGTGCTGCTGCTCCTTGTGATATCAAATGTAACACAACTTACCGTCTACGTGTAGATGTTAAAGGTTCTGCTGCATTGCGTTTCTTAACTCACAACGCTTACAAAACTGTTGATGCTTTCACAGGATGTTGCGAAGGTGATGTTGATGGAACTTTGGTTGATTCAGCTATTGTTTACGAAGCATGGGCTGCTGCAATTGCTGCTGATCCTATCTTAGGTAAATTCATTGCTCCTTCTTTGTTGTACACTGACAATTCTGGTGCTAGCCCTGTAGTTACTACTACTAAGCCTGCTAACTGGGACACAATTGCTTTGGGTGACAAATGGGTACAATTGAAATTGACTGGTGCTTATGTAGACACTAAGTTTGGTAACTGCTCTTTTGATCCTAAAGATCATTTTGAAATTGAGCCAGTTTACATCTACGCATCTGCTGTTGATTCTACAGGTGATCCTTGTGCTGAGTCTTGTTTCTTCGTTGCTGAAGTAACTGCTGCTTACCAAGGAAAAGGTTATGGTGAAACTTTAGTTAGAGAGTTGATCTTGGCTAAAAGATACCAACAAGAGCCTTGGACTCAAGATGTACGTTTGCGTGAAGTGTTGGATGACACTACTCTTACTGAGTTGTCTCGTTCTGCTAAGTACTACACTTACCACATTTTACACAGTGTTCCTCGCAAGAGCAACCCAACTGGTATGATGGATGCTGATCAATACTTGGTTAAAATTGTTGTAGACGCTCGCGATGCAGCTTTTGAATCATACATTGACGCGTTGTTGTTGAGTTCTGGTAACCACGTACAACTACAAGTTCAGTTGTAATAACTGATCTTGCTTTCCATACATTGCAAAGAAGGAGGAGAAGGGGACAACTCTTCCCTCCTTTTTTTGTTTTTGTTAGATATTTTTTGTAAATTTTAAGTGTAGAGATTCTCTTATAATAAACTCAAACAATGGCAATAAAACATATTCTGGCATTAGATATCCCAGACACAGCATGTGACACTATCCTAAAAATATGGGATAGTTCTAGTTATGCTGAGACGTTACCTGTGGACTGCCCTAGGTTAGATATATTCTTTCCTGGTTTTGCAGAACCTTTATATATTACAGAACCAAAGATTGCTCCAGGTTTTGCACTTAATTTGAATGCAAAAGATTTTCATCTACAACATCCTCAAGCAGAGCATTTGATTTCTTTGCCTGATGGACTTTATACTATCAAGTATAGTGTTTCTCCAAATGATAAAGTTTATGTAGAATACTATCATCTGAGAACAACAACAATTATGAATGCATACTACAAGGAACTTTGTAAAGTACAATTAGAACCTTGTGAACCTTCTGCAGAACAACATCAAAAATTACATGATTTACGTTATATTAAGATGTATATAGATGCTGCAAAAGCAAAGACAGAATATTGTCACTCACCAAAGCAAGGTGTTGAAATGTTGGCTTATGCTGACAAATTGCTAAAAAAATACATGACTGGTTGCTGCGTAAGTTGCAATGGATCTCATGGTGGTTATACACACGGATCTCATGGTCATCATCACTAAGACAAACTATTTAAAACCAAATATAATATGAACTGTCAAAATTGTGGATCAAAACTATCATGTGGATGTCAAAAGAGAGTAGCATCTGATGGTAAAGAAGTATGTAGCACTTGTGCTGCAAACTATGAGAATCAACTTAAATTGAAAGAACACGCTGCTAGCCAATTGAATAAATATCCTTTGACTACAGATATGAATAAAACAAGCAACACATAAACATGGACCCAATAGAACGCATAAGTGAAGTATTTGCTGATTCAGTTTTTGTTTCTTACAAGAAAACGCGTTATGGTTTAAAATCTTGTAAAGCAACTGTAGAAGCTGAATATGCAAATGATTTGAGAGAACTTTATTTAAGAACTCTTGAAATGAATACTTGTGGTTTAACGTTTGGTGGAGGTTGTTCAAAAATTAGTATTGAGGAAAAAATCAAGACAATATAATGAAACCATTACACAGCAACTTAAAATTAAAACCTGAAGATGGATGTACAAAAACATCATCTTCTTGTGTTATTTGGCAAGGTCCAGATATTCCTTGTATTGATCTTTGTAAAGGAGATACAATTACAGATGTTATTTTTGATCTAGCAACCAAGTTGTGTGAAATAACTTCAGGTGTTATTGATTTAAGTACACTTGATTTTAAATGTATTCTTGCTCCAGGTGTAGCAGAACCTACAACAATTCTTGGAGCTTTACAAGCAATGATAGATAAGCAATGTCAAATTGCTTCTACTTGTTGTGGTGAAAGTTCTGGAGGTGGTTCAACACCAACACCTATTTCATTACCTGCTTGTTTATATTTTACAGAGGATGGTGATGAAGTTACAGCATTATTGCCAAATGAATATAGTGCTTATTTAGCATCTAAAATATGTGAAATCATTGATGATATAACTAGCATTAACTCAACTCTTGACAACTTAGGTGGAAGAGTTGCAGCACTTGAAGCAAATTCAGGTGGTGGAGGTGGAACAGGAGCTTCAATTTCTGTTGTATCTCAATGTGCAAGTTCATCAACACCAGGAACTGTTGTGCCAATTGGTACTGCATTTTCAGCATTTGAAAGTAAATTCTGTCAATTGACAACATTACTTGGAACTAATGCTGCACTATCAACAGCAATTGGAACAGAATGTGCAAGTTTAGATTCTGCAGAACCTTTAAGTAATCCTGCGGCATCAATGTCATTGATACCAGGTTGGGTTGCAAATCCAACTACTTTGTCAGAAACTATAGTAAACATGTGGTTAACAATTTGTGATATGAGAGCTGCAATTGTTAATAGTTCAAATACTACTTTACCATGTGTACCACTTCCTGTATCAAATATTCAGATTACAAATCTAACATCTTCAGGTTCTAAAATAACTTGGTCAGCTCCAGCTACAGGCACTGTATCAGAAGCTCCATTACAATATACTGTTAAAGTGTATGAATGGAATGGTTCATCAACAGTTGGTTCACCAATTTTAAATGTTGTAAAACCTTTTGGAACTAATTTCCATGATATAACAGTTGTTCCTGATCCTGCAAAAGATTATCAAGTACAAATTGTAGCAGAGTATAGCTGTGATGATTCAACAGTTGCAACAATTGTAGGTAAAATAGCTTTGACAACTGTACTTTATTGTGTTAGTGTAACTGATGTATCACTTGATGATATTACAACAGTATGTGATGGTGACTCTTATGTAACAAAGAGAAGAAAAACTACACTTACATTGAAAGATATTGTTACTGGAAATCCTGTAGCAAACTCACTTGCTCCATTTACAGCAGTAATTAATTATACAGTTGATGGAGATTGTTCACTTGCTGTGTCTGAATCAATTACAAAAACATTTGCAACAGGTGTTTCTTCAGTAGATCATATTTATGAAATGGAGAGATATGTGAAATGTGGAGTTGATCCATGTACTCCTAAGTATAAAACTTATGATTGTCTAGGTGCAATTTCTACAAATAGAGCTGTGGCATGCGCAGGTGAAGTAACTTGTTAATTAATAGAACAAATAAAATTTAAAATATAATGTATCCTAATCAATATTGTCATCAGTGCAACGAGCCAGAACCTTGTGTTGAGCTTCCTGCACCACCAGATTGTACTGGAGAACCATGTGAAGAGATAGTTCTTGACACATGTGTTAGATATACAGGACCTGCAATTCCATGTCTTGGAATTACTACAGGTGCTAATCTTAATCAAGTATTGCAAATCATTGCAAACAAACTTTGTGATTGTTGCGATGGTACACCTCCAGTTGTTGATTGTGAGGTATCAGCATGGTCTGAATGGTCAGAATGTTTAAATGGTGTTCAAACTAGAACAAGAACAGTTATTCAAGCACCTCAAAATGGTGGAGCAGCTTGTCCTGATCTAGAAGAAACTAGAGAATGTTGTTTGCCTGTTAACTGTGTTGTATCTGCTTGGGGTCCTTGGTCAGATTGTGTAGGAGGAGTTAGAACTAGAACAAGAACCATTACTACTCCAGCATCATGTGATGGAACACCATGCCCTGCATTAGAAGAAACAGAATCATGTACTTCATGTAATCCCATTACAAACATTTTTGGTAGATCATTAGTATGTGCTTCATTTGAAGTTTCTTTTTCTGATGATGGTACTGCTACAAGTTTACTTGCTGAATTAGTTAGTACTTCTAGTCCTACTGTTGTTTTACAATCACACACATTTACACCAACAGGTATGTCATCTAGTTATATGTATAACTTTGGTGGTGTTGCTCCTGGCACTTATATCGTTAAAGTAACTAAAAATAGTGCATTTGGTCTTTGTGATGTTGTTACAACATTACCTGTTACTGTTATTGCTTGTCCTGCTCCTTGTCCTGCTCCAGAATTTAGTATTACTAATGTAGACTGTGAAGCATTTGTTGCAGATATAGCTCATATTCCTAGCAATCCTAATGTAACATTAGAATATCAAGTTGCAGGTTCTGCAAACTGGACTGCAGGTGGAATGTTGACAACTACTCTTAGTGGTCCAAATACAATTACAGTATCTGGTTTGACTCAATTAACAAACTATAATGTAAGAGTTAAAACTAAATGTACAGGTGGTGATTCTGCTTGGATTACTGCTTCAACTACAACTTTAGAATGTGTATCTGAATGTCCAGTACCAACAGGTTTAGGATACGAAGAGGTATGTACTAAAACTGAAAGTGGAATTACAGCAACTGCTACAGTTAGTGATCCAACTGCATTAAGCATTCAGTTTACATTGGTACATGTGACAGGTGGTAACGTAGATGTTGATACCCAAACTATAAGTGTACCTGGTGGAGGTTCCGCAAGTGCTAACTTCTTTGGTTTAGGATTAATTGCAGGTGATACATATAAAGTTAAAGCTAAAACAATTTGTGAAAACTTTGGTGAATCTACAACTGTAGAAATATCATTTGTAAAAAATGCATGTAGACCTCCTGAAGAGTGTCCTGCACCAACAAACTTAACAGCAACAGTTTCATAACTAAAATAATTAAAATAAAAAATTAAAATAAAATGGCAACAATAAATCTTTCATGGACACCTGTAAATGATGCAAACAGTACAGGTCAGAAAGTTCAAAGAAAATCAGGAGCTGGTTCTTTTGCAGATATCAGCTCTGTTTTACCCGCTGCTACCTCTAACTATTCAGATACTACTGCATTAGATAATGTATTATATACTTATCAAATTGTAAATTTATGTGAAGTTGGTGGTCCTACAGATTCAACAGATGTTCAAGCTGGTAAAGCAGTTTGTCCAAGTGTTGGAGAATTTGTAGAAGGTAGAAATGTAACTCTTGGTTTTCCTGATTTGACAGGAGATGCTATCTATTCTGGCGACATTAACGTTGATGGACAAGCTCCATATAATGTTGCTGAAGGACCTACAGGAACTGTAATAAATTTTGTAGGTGATTATGGTGTTACTTACAACTATAGTTTTACTATTGCTGTTGGTACTAATGTTGCAAACTGTTCAGGTTCAGTTACAATTAATGACGCACCTGCATGTCCTGCACCAACAAATCTATCAGCTGTAGTATCTTAAAAGAATTATAAAAAATCATATTAATATGGCACAATTAACAGTAAATTTCACACCAGTACCTGGAATAACAAGCTATGAAGTTTGTTATGTTCCTACAACTGGTGGTACTCCAACATGTACAACGGCATCTTCTTCACCTGTGGTTATTACAACAGGTATTGAATGTGGAGTATCATATAATGTAACAGTAAAAACAAATTGCCCTACAGGAGAATATCAATCTGATCAGAGCACTGCAGCATCAACTGTAGCCACTGCATTAGATTGTCCTGCTGAAAACTGTATTTCTTATACAGTATCAACTAGTTCAGCTCAAGCACAAACTACAGCTTATATAGATTGTGGAGGTCAGATTCAACAAGTGACTGTTGGAGGTGTTAGTGGATACGATGCAACTACATTTTGTGCTAGAGAAGGAAGTGTTATATTAGGTAATGAATCTGAACTTACTATTAATGGTGCTTGTGGTGAAGGAACTACTATTAATGTAATAGGTGCTTATGGATCAATGGAACCTTGTATTGGTGGCACTATTGATGATCACATGGGTGCAAGTGTTTCTTTAGATGCTCCTGTATCAGTAGATACTAACTTTAATGTTGAAGTTTATTGGACCTCAAGAGGTGCAGGATGTACTAATACTACGACACAATCATTTACAGTTCTTGTGGCTGCTGGTACTAATTATGGAAGCATCAATGCTTGCTCACAAGGTGCTTATTTTGCTTCTGGAGCAGATATTTGTTCAGCAGCAGTTACAGGGCATGATAACACTGTAGATACTATTATAATCTAAAAATTTGATAAGTAGGTTTGTTGGTTTTCCTGCTTGTTAGAGAAGTGCCCCTGGCGAAAGCTGGGGGTATCTTTTTAAAAACCATTGCATTTCTAAGAAATAATAAATTAATTTCCTATTTTTGCTTAGTTTAACCATACAAAAAATAACCTATGAATATTATATCATCAGTATACCATAGCTTAAAAAGAAAAAAGTCAGCAGAAGCTGAAGCTCAAAGACTAGGTATTTCACTATCTTATTACCAAAAGATAAAAGAAGAAGTAATCAAAGTTTTAAATGAAGCAGGTTCAAAAATAGATTCTGTCATCATTAAAATGGTTGAAGCAAAGTTAACAAAAAAATCAGATGTTGCATCAAATGAAGAAATTTTATTTGAACTAGAACAACAACTAGGAATTGATGCTAAAGACAGATGGCACAATAAAGAAGAAGATTCTAAGAGAATTGAAATTCATGAAGACTTGGAATCAGGAACCAGTAAGATTGTTGGCCTGTCTGCAACAGAGCCGCGTAGTGCTGAAGAAATTATTGCATTACTGAAGATAGACACAAAGAAGTGGAAACTATCTCAATACTGGAATAAAGAAAAAGGAACCAAGTGGTTAGTATCTGCGCTAGTAAGCAGAGTACCACAAGAAGAAAAAATACAAAGTACATTTTTAGAGTTACTTGAAACATATCAGGTTCCACAAATAACTCCATTAGACCCTGCAGCTTTTTGGCAGAACACAAGTTCTCAAGAAAAAGTTTGTGGGGTTCTTTCTTTACAGGATCTTCACTTTGGTAAAGTAGGGAACGAAGACATGGCAGAGATCTTAAATGACTCTGTAAGCTACTTAATTGACAAAGCTAATAGAAACTATGTCTTAGAGAAGATAGTCTTTGTAATAGGCCCAGATACACTTAATATGGACACCTTTGGTGGTACAACTACAAAGGGAACTCCAGTAGAGAACTCAGAGATGGCAACTGAAGCTTACATTAAAGCTTTTGATGGTATCTGCCAGGCAATTGGAACAGCTAAACAGTTTTGTGAGAAACTTGAGGTATTGTTTATTCCAGGTAACCATGACAGACTTAGTTCATTCCATTTGCTACATGCTGTTTCTCAAGCATTTAAGACTTGGGAAGATATAGATTTTAATGTTACCTATGCAGAGAGAAAGGTATTAACTTATGGTTTAAACATGCTTTGTTTTGAACATGGGGACGTGACTGCTAAGAATAATCCATTAGTATATGCTGTTGAATTTCCAAATGAATGGGGATCTTCTAAATATAGAATGCTTTACACAGGTCATTATCATGGACGTAAAACAACACAGTTTGTGACTGAAAATGAACAAAATGGCTTTGTTACTAGAATTATACCTGCCTTAACTTCTTCTGATTATTACCATTACCACAACAAATATGTGGGAAATACGCGTTCAGCTATTATGCACATTCATGATTCAAGCAAAGGATTGATAAGTGAATTTACATATACAGTCTAATTAATCAAAGAAGTTCTTTATAATGTCCCAAAAATTTAGTAAATTCTTATTGTAGGTATCATATGAAAGATGCAAGAAAACCAAATCTCAATGCGCCTCGTTTCAGACCCAGTGCTGAAGGAACTTTAAACTCAGAATTTATTGAGTTACTAAAGCAAAAAGTACCTTCTGCAAAAGACCTAAGTGCTGCTGATGTGAAGAAAATCATTCACACGTTCAACACAAATCTTTGGTCTACTGTGATTGAAAACAGAGATGGTGTTGAGATTCCTGAGCAAATAGGACATCTCTTCATAGGAACTTGTCAACCAAAGCGTAGTCCTAATGTTGACTACAAGACCAGTGCTCAATATATGAAAGTCATAGAGTTTCGCAACTGGGAAAGTGATCAACATTTAGCAAAGATTTTTTACACAACCTATGGTACAAAGTATAGGTTTAAGAATCATGAACTTTGGGGATTCAAACCTACAAGAGCATTTAAAAGAATGGTCAGCAAAACATATCCTGAGAAATGGAAGCAATATGTGGAGATTGATCCTAAAATTAAAATATCAAGCATGTTCAGAACTAAAGGATATGAATCTTTCAAGACTGAGCAAGTTGAACAAGACATATCAATGTATAACGAATTTGAACTATAACAAATGATTACAATAGGTGAAGTATTATCAAGGGTGCGTAACCAAGTAAAAGCTGTTAAGCAGGATGCTTTCCTGACTGACCGTTTCTTGTATTCTCTTGTTAATAAACATGCAAAATTATTGATGCGTAGACAAGATAACTTGAATCGCATCATGAAATATCAATCTGTGTTTCAGACTCTAGATTTTGTAGAGTTGATTGAAGTAGATAGAGCACAAGCTCAATGTGTTGGTATTGATACAGGTTGTTATTTTAAAAGAACAAAAGATAAGTTACCTGAACTTTATGATGGTTACTGGGGACCTTTGATTAGAGCAGTTACCTCATTAGATTTATCAGAAGACTTAACAAGTACATATCCTACTACATATCAACAAATGGAAAGGCAAAAAACATTTAAGTACAATAAGAAAAAATACTATTGGTACTTAGATGGTTACTTATATTTTCCAAATTTAGAGTGGGATGCTGTAAGAATTGAAGGTGTATTTGAAGGAGATATCTCTAAGTATAACTGTGACCCAGCTGATGACTGTCAGTATGTTCAAGATAGTCCTTACAATGTACCTGAACATTTATTCCCAGAAATTGAACAATTAGCTATGAGAGATTTAGGATTGATGATGCAAGTTCCACAAGATGCTGCACAAGATCTTAAACACACAGCTAGATAATTAATATAAACGCTATGTTGACTGAAGTACAATATAAAGAATTTGATGAACTACTTGAGAGTGTCAAGATAGACATGCGAACTTATGACTTAGAAAGTTCAATAGATCCACAGCAACTAATCAAAGTTGCTATGAAAGTAAACTATGAGTTAGGTCTTAAAGTTAATCAGTCACGTTCAAAAGCAATTGAGATACATAAAGGTAAAGGTAAATTACCACAAGACTTTTATGTTTTAAACTTTGCTCTTGTATGTGAAGGCCATAACTCATACTATTTACAAGAAAGAGCTAAGACATATACAGAGGGAATGTTAGAAGGTGTTCTTCTTGCACAAAAAATGTTCAAGTTAACAGGAGGTAGTAATGTAAGACAATACAGCGTTATTAGAAATATTCTTCCTGGAATCAACGTTATTAACCACAATATTGGTACAGCAAATATATTAGTTCAAGCATTAAGCGTGGATGGAAACTTATTGTCATTTGAAATTCATCATCTAGACAATAATAGTTTTGAGTTAATTTCTGAATCAAATGAAGTAATTACAGAAGTTAGACTTGTAGTTATGGGTGGTAACACTATTGCTACAACAAGTGGCGGAACTAGTGCTGAAATTGTAAGTGATGCAAGTGGTAAAAAAGTTGTAGCATATAATCTAAATGGAAGAAGATATGAGCATTCACATTTGATTCCTTTAAGAATAGAAAAAAGCAAATCAGTATCTGCTGATTGTTTTAATTTGAATAGTCATGATCCAAATGTAGCTTATATCAAAAATGGATTTTTAGTTACAAACTTTGATGAGGGTGTTGTATATATTAATTATCAAAGTTTAATGGAGGATGACAAAGGTAACCTTTTGGTTATGGAACATCCATTAGTAAATGAATTTTATGAGTATGCATTAAAACAGAGAATATATGAAAACTTATATATGTCTGGAGAGAATGTCATTAACTATCTACAATTAGTAGAACAAAAACTAAGAGTGGCTAGAAACAACGCTTTATCATTTATCAACACACCAGACTTTAGAGAACTAAAGAAAACGTGGGAGTTAAATAGAAAAGCTCAGTATCATAATTACTATAACATGTTTAAGAGCAATATCTAATGGCTGCAAAAATATTTAAAAAAAAAATAAACCTTGCTATTTATGATGCAGTAGTAAATCTACGTGTTGTAGAAAGCATGCAGGATATGCAAGACTATATTGATAAAAAAACTAAGTCATTAGTTGATGTTACAGATAGTTATGGATGTGTGTTTGATATGCCTGGTAAAAATGGTTTAGAATACTACATTGTATATGAAGAAGATAAACTTACAATCAATCTTATATCACATGAGGTATACCATTTAGCAGTTAGAATATTAACTGACATTAACATCACAGATGAAGAATCTACTGCATGGTTAGTTGGTCACTTGACTGAGACAATTTATAAAGTATTACGTCAGAAAAATTACAACATCAAAGAGTAATGAGCGAGAATTTTACAAATACAAGTGCTGCCAAGACAAATGCCTTTAATAAAGGTATGGTCAAAGACTATACTGATATTTACATTTCAGAAGGTCTTTGGACTAATGCGGTAAATGCTATTAACAATGCTCACTATGGTGAGACTGGTTCCATAGGAAATGAACCTTCTAATAAGTTTTGTGTAAACGCAACTTATGATGTTATTGGTATTTCTCACAAGTCTAAAACATCTTGGGTTATATTCTCTACAAATGATGTTTCATCAGAGATAGGTATCTTTGATGAAAGAGATTGTTCATATACAAAAGTTGTAAATGATCCATGTCTTGGTTTTAAAAAAACACATTTGATTACTGCAGTCACAAAGGAAAACTATGACTGTACTTATTCAACATATTTTCAAGACAATTTAAATCCTGATAGAGTATTAAATCTTGATAGGGTTCCATATAAAACTACAGGTAACAACTTATCACAAGATGAGGATTGTTTTATTCCTGAATATACCACAGAGCTAGATTGCGATGCTATAAGATTACATCCTCTTGTAACACAACCTTGCGTTACTGTAAAAAAGGCTCAAGGAGCTGGTCAGTTAAATAATGGTAGTTACATGGCTGTTGTAGCTTATTCTGAAAATGGAATAAGACTTACTGACTATTCTATTCCAAGTCAACCACAAGCATTGTGGGATCATACTGGAATAGGTGGTGCATTAGATATTACAATAGAGAACTTAGACAAGGATTATGATGAATATGAACTTGTTGTTATTGCTGTAATTAATCAGCAAACTATTGCTAAAAAAATTGGTAACTATTCAATTAGACAAACATCAGTACATCTTGACTTATATAATCAAAGTTTACCAACAGTTGAACTTGCAGTAATACCTTTAAAATCTGTAGTTTATGAAAAGAGTGAGAAAATGCACTCTGTCAATAACTATCTTATCAGAACTGGGGTAACTACTCAACCTTATTTTAATTATCAGAAACAAGCAAATGATATCAAAGTAGAATGGGTTGCTGCACAATATCCTTCTTCATATTATCACAATGGCGGTAATGTTACAGGATACATGCGTGATGAAGTGTATGCATTCTTTATTAGATGGGTATACAAAACTGGTGCAAGAAGTGCTTCTTTTCATATTCCTGGTAGATTAGCAACTCCTGCTGATACAGCTTCTGTGTCAACATCAGATGTTGTTTATTCAAACGAAACTCAAGTTTGGCAAGTATATGATACTGCTACAAAATATTTAGCATCTGGTACAACCAAAGATGGCGGTGTTATTATTGCTAAAGGTGATATGGCATACTGGGAATCAACTGAAAAATATCCAGATGATAAACCTGAAGTATGGGGTACACTATGTGGTAAACCAATTAGACACCACAAAATGCCTTCTAATGAAACAATTCATATTCATAGTCAAGGTGGTGATTATATTTATAATCTTGGTGTTCAATTTTCAAACATACAACATCCAGTTGACGAGGATTTAAAAGCAATCAAAGATATTGTAGGTTATGAGATATTAAGGGGTTCAAGAGAAGGAAATAGAACTATTGTTGCTAAAGGTTTATTTAACAACATGTTTGAGTTTGATATTCAAGGTAGTACTGGTAGAAAAGGATTATTTCAAAACTATCCTTACAATGATATTAGACCTGATAACTTCTTAAGTAATGACTATTCTATTCTTGATGAAGGAAAAGGAAGTCAATCTGGCGTAGAATCTGCATCAAAATTAGATACTCATAAGAGAAATTATTTATCATTTCATGCTGTAGAAACAAATTTTGTTAAACCATACATTGGTTCAAACTATGTTAAAATATACACAGAGGAAAGAGGTAAAGTAATTGGTAAGTTTGAATATCCTCATAAACATCCTAAACATGTAATCTTAACAGATGGTGCTTTTGTAACTGCTGGAATTATTGGTTTAGGTATTGCTTTAGTAGCAGCTGTAGGTAAAACTACATACACTGCAAAAAATGATCCTTGGGCATTAGCTCTAGGTACAGGTGCTTATTTGGGTGGCGCTGAAGCATCAAGAGAATCAGGACCAGCTTCTGCAATAGGAGATCTTATTTTAGGTGGAGCAACAAGTGCATTGAGTGTTTGGGGATCTGGTAGTGTGGCAACAACAATTGCAGGTATTGCTGTGATGATTGCTTCAGGAGCATACTATTGGGGGCAAGGTACAGATCAAGTTTTAGAAATTTTTAGAAAACTTGGTAAAGAAAGACAGTACATGCTTCAATATAACAGTCATGGTTTTTATGATTCATACTCACCTGTTTCTAACTCATCTGTTCCTTCTGGTTTACCAAGAGCCTTTAGAAGAAAAGTTGCAGATTCAGGAGCTAAATATATTGGTTCAGGTATTCATGATTTTGATGCCACATATAGAATTAACAATCTAAATAGAAACAAATATGTAGCTGTCAAGTTAACATCAGATTTACCAGATGTTTCTTCAACTACTGATAATACAAAACATAGAGTTCAGGATGGTGGCATTGATCGTTCTAATCCTGTTAAAGATTCTATTACAACAAATACTGTTGCTTATTATGGTGCATTAAAAGTTGATTTTGAAAATCAGTATGGTCAATTGAGTTCTATTGTTCAATTGCCAACAGATTCATGTATATATTCAACAACTCCTCAGTTAATAACAAAGTATAACACTTCTGTTATATTTGGTGGTGATATCTATATTAACAGATACACTGAAAAAAATCCATACATGTTCTTTAACACATGGATGTTTGACATGCCAAATACTACTGAGTACAATTATAGAAATTATGTAAATGGCCCTGCTCCAAGATATTGGATTGATTATGATAAGTTTGATACAACAGACTTTGACATGAATATATCATTAGGAGGATTTTTGGGAATTGTACCACAATTAAATTTTACAACACCAAGTAGTTTTCATAGAATGGACAGAGCTGGTGGAACTGGTACATGGACTTTAAGAAAGTGTTTTGCATATTTATTTCATAATGGTATCAGAGATTTTTACACAGAGTCTGAACTTAACATGGCTTTTAGAGACTATGGTGAGGAAGATTTTCAAAAGTTCTATGATGTATATGGTAATTCATTTAATGATGAGCAATTGATGTTCAGATCAGATTTGATTACCAAACCAATTTATAACAAGTATGACTTATCACTTAGCACATCCAAACTGTTCAACAACTTTGCTACCTGGGGACAAATTCTCCCAAGAGACTATGACCCAACCATATATAGCACATGTTTTGAGTACTACCCTAAACGTGGAGTGTACTCTCTCCAACAGCAGTCAGGTCTCAAACGAGATAACTGGAGAAACTTTTTACCACTTAACTATAAAGATTTTGGAGGAAAAATCAGCACAATAAAATCTTTAAATGGCACAGGTGCTGTAATATTATTTGAGAATGCAGAACCTACACAATTTGTAGGTGTTGATCAATTACAGACTAAAGGTGGTGTTAAAATTACAATTGGTGATGGTGGATTATTCCAACAAAACATGCAAAGTCTTACTAATGCTGATGACGCATTAGAATATGGTGCATGTATTTCTTCAAGATCAGCTGTAAATACTCCACATGGTTTATTTTATGCTTCTCAGAAGTCAGGTAAAATTATGCATTATGCCGGCAGTCTTGATGAGATATCTAGAAATGGTATGAAATTCTGGTTTGCAGAAAACTTACCTTCAGAGTTACTACGTCAATATCCTGATTATCCACTTTATGACAACCCTGTTGCAGGTATTGGTGTACAGTCTATTTATGATCCTCAGTATGAATTAGTATACTTTACTAAGAAAGACTACGTTCCTTTGAGATCAGATTTACATTTTGATGATCCATCTGGTGTACCATATTACATATGTGGAACTACAGGTGGCGGTAGTACTCCTTCTGAATGTGTACCAACACAAATTACATCTATGACTGTAGGTGGGCTAAATGAAGATGGAACTGTTACTGTAGATTGGAGTCATCCCACATTAGCATCAAATCAAGAAAATCCACAGCAATATCTTATTCAGATTTGGTTAGGAACTTATGATAGCTTTATGGGTGACTATACCTATAGTACATTTATGAAAGGAGAAACATTAAGTTATCCTGCAAATACTTATACTATACCTTCAACTATAAACTATTTTTCAGGTTCTGTTCCACAAAGTGAAACCCTAAACTTAGATTCACATTATAAAATTTCTGTTACTCCTGTGTATTCATGCGGAGAAACACCATCAATATCATTACAAGGAACATTAGGTGAAATATCTGTTGCTGGTAGACCAGCTATGATGCTAATGGCTGAAGAACCTGTATTCTGTACTGCACCATTAGATTTGGTTTTTGTGTTAGATATTACTGGTAGTATGGGTGGTGTATTGAATAACTTAAAAACTAGTATATCAAACATTGCTGCAGATGCTGTAACAAAATCAAACAATGATTACAGATTTGGATTAATCACTGTAAATCAAACTTGTGCATTAGACAACGTGGTTAGGCATTCAATGTCAGCTAATAACATAACAGCTTTTAATGCAGCATTACAAGCAGTAACTTTAGGTAATGGTTGTAATGAACCAGAACCAACAGATGTTGGTATTCAAATGGCAGTTGATGGTGACGCAGGTACATTTAGGACAGATGCTATTAAGTTAATCATTATGATTACAGATGCTAGACCATCTGGTACAGATGATTACTATGTTGTTGGTCAAGACGATGTTAATGCACAGACTATTGCAAACAATGCTGCAGCAGCAGATATTAAAATATTTCCAATTGCAACAGGTGTTGGTGTAACTAGTCCATCAGTTGCTCCTACCATATCTTTAATTCATGACATCTATGCAAATACTACAGGTGGTACAAAAAGTCAAGCTGCAACTGGTATAGTAGGTAGTATTATATCAGATACAATTTTAAATGTTCCATGTCCTCCTGTTACTTTAGAGTGCACATTTGATTCTGTTCCTTATGTTATAAATGAAGGAGAATCAATCAATTTAACTTGGTCTGTAACAGGTAATCCAGATTCAGTTACATTGATGCCTGGTAATTATACAGTTAACCCTGTAGATTCAATGATTGTAACACCAACAGCAACTACTACTTATAGTTTGATTAGTGTTAGAGGAGATCAAAGTACAATATGTGAATTAGAAGTTATTGTAAATAAGCCTACAATTATCAAATGCCCTTGTGCTTATGATGATCCTAAATGTTTTAAACCATGTGGTTGGACTATCAGTTATGATCCTAAACAAAAGTTATGGATTAGTTTCCATGATTGGAAACCTAGTTTGTTGATGCCGTCACATGAACACTTCTTTACAATTAAAGGTAGAGGATTTTGGAAACACAATGATCGCTGGGATAGTTTTGCTAACTACTATGGTGTAGATTATCCATGGGAAGTAGAATACCCTGTGACAACACCTAATAACATCACTACATTAAGAAGTATTGAATACACACTAGACGTTTATAAATTCTTCAATGATGGTAAAGATTTTAATCATATCTTAGATGAAAACTTTGACAGAGCTATTATACATAACTCTGAGCAAATGTCTGGATTACTTAAACTGAAACTTAAAGGTAAAAATAATCCTTTAGATTTAGTAAACTATCCACAAGCAACAACAACAGGTATTGATATTCTTTATTCTAAAGAAGAAAATAGATTTAGATTTAATCAATTCTGGGATGTTACAAAAGATAGAGGTGAGTTTTCTGGTAATGACACACCTATGTGGATTACAAAATGTTCAGGTTATGAAAGAACAATTAATCCTGATTATGTAAATTACTTTAAGACACCTACTGAACATAAGAAGTTTAGACACTATGGTAACAAAGTAATCTTGCGTAAGAATGTAAGTGGTGATAAAAAAATGATTTTAAAACTAACAAATTCAAAACATCTCAATAGTTCAAGGTAATGAATGATAAGAATAAAATATTGATGAAGTTTATTTCTTCTAGGGCGCAAGAAGCTCAAGAAGAAAATAATGTTTTTGTTGATAAAAGTAAAATTCAAGGTAAAGGGCTTTTTACAAATAAAAACATAAGAGAAGGTGAAGTTATAGGACTTGCTCATTCAAATGGACAACCTGTTGGTAAAATAGGAAAATTTCATAATCATTCTTTTGAACCAAATGCTATTAGCATAGCACAGGGTAATCAAAGATATTTAGTTGCTGCACAAGATTTACCTGTAGGTTCAGAAATAACTACTGATTATACAATGCAACCTGAATTAGAGCAACCATCTTCTAATTGGAAAATGCAGTATGGTGGTGCTAGCTCATTGAATCCAAATGCAGATACAAGAAAACTTAGACAAGCAGGAATGCTGCCTCCATTAACAAATCAAGCATTTGCAGAAAGACAGTTTTTAACCAATTGGAATAACTCTGCCATGGGTAAGCAAATGTTATATGATAGTGTAGATAAAGATGATCCTTCTGGAATAAACTACATATATGCTGATAAAATTATTAATGACAGAAACGCTTTAATTAAACAAGCTAATGTAAATGTACATACATTTAAAAACTTTAATAAACAGTTAGATAGTAAAGAATCTAGTAGTGATCCAAATTCAGGTACGGCAGGTTTTGCAACAAGAAAAAATGAATTAACAGGTGCAAATGATTTGTTTAGTAAAACTGGTTTAAACAGTTATATTTTTGCACCTTCTCAAAAGTATGCAGGCATTGCAGCCCTTATTCCAAAAAATAATTATGATATACATTTACATGATGAGTCTTATTTAGATGCTGCTAATCAAACTTTAGTACATGAACTTGGTCATGCTTCAGATGCATCTGGTTATTTAATGCCAGATTCAGATTTGAAAAAAATACAAACCTATGCATATGGTAAGGATGGAAAAAGACAGTTAAGTGAGTTTCAAAATTATGTAGCTGATCCTACAGAAACAAGAGCTAGACTTTTGAATTTTAGATATAATGCAAAAAATCAAGGATTATATAATCCATTTAATCAAAAAGTTACACTTGAAATTTTAAAAAAATATAAAGATCATATTAAAACAGGGTATGATCCATTGGAACAATTAAGAGATGTTTACAATGATAAACAAATTGTAGACATGTTAAATACTATATCTAAAAAAGAAACTAATCAATTTAGTCCTTACGCTAAAGATGGAGGACAACATGGTGGATTAGATAGATGGTTTGCTGAGAAGTGGATTGATGTAAAAACAGGAAAAGAGTGTGGAAGACAAGAAGGAGAAAAACGTGCTGGTTATCCTGCGTGTAGACCTTCAAAAAGAGTAAACAGTGACACACCAAAAACAGCTTCAGAATTAAGTCAATCTGAAAAAGATAAATTTAAAAGATCAAAAACTTCAAGTAAACGCATTGACTATAATCATAAAAGAAATGAGTTTGGTGGAGAAAATTTAATAGAAAACAACTTTACAATGAAAGATTATAATGAACTAGACATGATGGCAAAAGGAGGAAATGTTCCTACTAATCCTGAATTATGGTCAAGAGCTAAGGCTGCTGCCAAATCTAAATATGATGTCTATCCTTCTGCATACGCAAATGGTTATGCTGCAAAATGGTATAAAGAAAAAGGTGGAAGCTGGAGAAAAGCAGAATTTGGTATGGAAGTAAGTGATTATGCATTTGGTGGTTATATTCCAGAAATGATGAATGGTGGTTGTATGGAATGTGGTGGTCAAATGGAATATGGTGGAGAACCTGAAACAAATTCATTGTCTCCACAAGATCTTAATAATTGGAATCAGTTTGTAAAGTATGCAAAGAAAAGTGGTGCTGCTTCTGATGATAGATACAATCATGATAAAAAACTAGGATATGAATTGATTAAAAAATACAATCAAGAAAATCCTAATGCTGCAATTGATAGTAACAAAGTAAAAGACTATCAATCTTACTTTTTAAACATGGCTGCAGGTAATACTGCATCTGGTCAAATGGGTGTTAAAACAGCAAATAGTTTTAAGAATGGTATCTCTAGAGTAGATGGATTCTTAGGATTAAAAACTCTTAATCAAATGGTACCAAAAGTTAGTACTGAGATTAATGGTGTAAGAACTGATTATGGTTCTGATTTTGCATCTGCAAATAGAAACTTTGCAGGACCTCAAGCAGATAATCTTAAAAAGTTTGTAAACTATGATAACGCAACAGCACAACAACAACAAGCTTTTGATGAGGCAATGTTAGCTAGAAAGAAACAAGAGATTGCTGCACAAGTAAGAAAACCTGTAGCTACTTCTGGTAATCCTAATAATCCTGCAAACTATCAAGAATTTTTAGCAAGTGGTGAATCATGGGCGCCTGCACCAGATGGTGGTTTCTATGTAAAACAATATGGTGGAGAAATGCAACCTCAACAACAAGAATCTGAAGAATCACAAAAGACAGGAAATATTGATGATGCATTAGGAGAAATCTCCATGATGTTAGAAGGTGGAACTAATCCTGATGATATTCTTAAGATGTTAATGGAACAAGGTTTGTCAGAAGAACAAGGACAAGGAATAATTCAATCAGCAATGAATGATATTGCAGAATCTGATATGGAAGAAGAAGATGTTCCTTTAGATACAGAAGACATTGAAGATACTTCTTCTGAATTATTAGAGTCAGATGATGAAATGAAATATGGTGGTATTAAAATAAACCCTAGAAAAAAAGGTACATTTAAAGCACAAGCAACTAAAATGGGAATGTCTGTGCAAGAAGCTGCTGAACATATTTTAAATAATAAAGAAGAGTACTCACCTGAAATGGTTAAGAAAGCAAACTTTGCTAGAAACTTTGCAAAAGAACTTGGTGGTCAACTTTATGAAATGGCAGAAGGAGGAACTATTCCTTCACGCTATAAGAATATGGGCTTTACAAAAGTTGGTGTTAAAAAACAGTCAACACGTCCTGGTAAAAAATGGATGGTTCTTGCAAAGAAAGGTGATCAGTATAAAGTGGTGCATGGCGGATGGAAAGGAATGCAAGATTTTAAACAACATGGTTCTGAGAAACGCAAAGACAGATTCTGGGATAGAATGGGTGGAAGAGATTCTGCAAAAGCAAAAGATCCATTCAGTCCATTATACTGGCATAAACGTTTTGGTACATGGGCAGAAGGTGGTGAAAACGATGTTGAAATGGTAGAAGGAATTGCAAATATCTTGACACAAGTTAATGATCCACAGAACAGGCAAAAAATTGCTAAAAACATGATGGCTGATTTTGAACGTGAAGGTGTTAAGTATGATTTGCAAAAGTTTTTAGAAATGGCTAAAACTAAAATGCAAGATGGTGGAGCATATGATTATGATACATATACAGCAGGAGATCAAAGAACTGATGTAACTGAATCACATACTCTTAATTCATTAAAGAATAATTCTTGGAACAGAGGCTTGGCTGCAGCAAATTCACTTGGAGATCCAAGATCAATGGTTTGGGCTTTACCTAACAAAGGTTTGCTTGGTACAGTAAAAGGCATTGCTGGCGCTGCTGCTGGATTATCTGGTGCAGTTCTTGGTTATGAGAAGTTGTTTGCAAAACCAAAGACCACAGAATATGTTGTAAACCCTGAAACACAAGAATCAGGTAAACTTCAAGATGTAATACAAGCAAGAAAAGAAAAACAAGATGCTATTATGAAAGATTGGTCATCTCCTGAAATGTATCAGGATTCTCCTCTTAATGAGAAAAGAAGAAAAGATAACATGATTCCTTCAGGTCCTATGGGTCCTGGTGATTTTGATGGTGGATATCCATCTGGTCCTTCTTATGAGAATTTAGCTAGATATGGTGGTACTATGCGTAGATATCAAGATGGTGGTGATACACCATTAACATATGATGAATGGATGGCTCAAAATGGTAGAGGTCTTATGGGTGAAGAAGGTAGAGATATGAATGATTATCAGCAGTATCTTGCTGGCTTTAAAGCTGCAAACACACCTGCAACAGCTACAAGTGTGGGAGGTGTAGAAACAGCTCAAACACCTGGTGGTAATGCACAACCTGGAACTACTTCACCAACAGCAAATGGATTTACTCAAACAAAACGTGGTGATACTGCAGGTATTGTTGCTGCTAATAATGCACTTGCTGGATTAGGAATGGTTAATCAAGTACTTGGTGCTAAAGATTATCAAAAAGAATATGAACAAAGATTGAAGGAAATTGGCAACACAATGAACAGATACAATCCTCAAAATGCTATTAATCCTTTTGGTAATTACACATTAAACGCAGGACCTGCTTCTAATTTTGGTTTAGTTGCCAATACCCCTATTCAAGACTTTGGAACTAAGATGTCATCTGCTAGATATGGTGGTTTAATTCCTTTCATTCCAGCAACTAGACACTATGCTGAAGGCGGTGAGTTTTATGCTGATGAAGAAGAGATTAAGCGCATTCTTGCAATGGGAGGAGAGATAGAATATCTTGACTAAAAAACATAGAAAAACCCTTCTAAAATTGGAAAAATCAAATTAAATTTGTAAATTCTAAATGTAGGAGGTTTACCATATAATAAAGTTTAAACTTCACAAGTTTATTATGCAAAAGATTAGAATCAAAAAAGCACCAAAACCTGGAGACCAACAAGATTATAGTTTAGTTGGTAGAAATGTTAGTTTCACTAATTCTGGTGAAGGCACAAGTAATGTTAAAAATACTATGGGTGCTGTTCCTAAAGAAGAAGCAAACATTGAAGTAGAGGGTGGTGAAACAGTAGTTGGTGATATCAATAGAGATGGTTTTCTAGAACAATTTACATTTGTTGGAAAACGTCACTCTAAAGGTGGTATGCCTGTAAATATTCCTGAAGGTTCCTTTATATTTTCTGATACTAAAAAATTAAGAATCAAAGACAAAGAAGTTCTTGAGACTATTTTTGGATTGAAGGAAAAGAAAGGTGGATACACTCCTGCGGAAATTGCAAAGAAATATCAAATTAATCAGTATGTTCAAGACTTAAAAAGTGATGACACTGATGCTATTCAAAAACGTTCTGCTGCTGAAATGCTAAAAAAGAATACTCAAAAATTGGGTATGCTTGCTTTAGTACAGGAATCAATGAAAGGATTTCCTGATGGTGTTCCTGCTATTGCTGAATCTGTAATGGCTGGTTTACAAGGTGCACAAATGCCTGGTATGGAAAAAAGTGAAGGTGTTGCTCATGAAGTTCTTGAAGGACAAGAAGAAATGAAACGTGGTGGCTTTGTTAGAAATTATCAAAATGGTGGTAAAGTAGGTGAGAAGTTTTACATTGATGGTAAAGAATACAAAATTAAATCACGTTATGAAGGTTTTTGGGATACTGCAGGTGCAGGTTCTGATGAATGGGTAACTTTTGATAAAGCTATTAAACTATCAAATGGCGACACCATAACAGAACTTCCTTTAAAGGATTATCTTGAAATGCAAAAAAATGGAAAACTTGATTTGGGTTATAACGCAGGTCAAGCTTTAATTGATCCTGACTATTACACAAGTATAAAAAACTTGGGTTGGATGAATCAAGCAGTATCACTTCCAGGTCAAGGTAATAAATACTATACTTTAAATTACAGTGCTACAGCACCAGCTTCAACACAACCAGTTGTAGATCCTACAATGCCAAAAATTGGAGATGTTTATACAGTAGGTAACAAAAAGTATAAAGTCACTCAAAATAAATTAACAGATAGTGACGGAGCTGTTGTACAGGTAAAACAAATTTCAGACCCTGATAAAAATATTGGTTCATATGCAGATACTTATGGAGGTTACAAGGTAATTCCTTTAGCTACTTTTAAAAAGGATTGGATGAATCAAAAACCTGCAGCACAAGCAACAGGTAATACAACAGATGCATATGGTCCTTATGGTAATGGAATTACTGAAAAAGCAAAACCAACTGGAACAGAATATAAAATTGCTGGTAGAGATAAATACACTTACTATAAAGATGCTAATTCATCAACTGGATGGACATATGTAGACACAAGTGGCAATACGGGTGATGTAACAAATTCTGAAAGTGTTGCTAATTTAAATAAGCAAGTGTCAGGAAACAAACCTGAAACACCACCAAAAACAAAAACTGAGACAGAACAACCAGTTAAAAAAGCACCAGTACAAAATGTAAATGGTAAAAGTGACGCTGATATTTTTAAATCATTTAGATATGGTGGTTCTACACTGAATCAGTATCAAGATGCTGGAACAGTTCAAGGTACTCCTCAACAAACACAACCAGGTACATTAAATACTACTGTTGGAACACAGCAACAAGCACAAGCTGCTGGTAATCAACGTATTGATCCAAATAAAGAAATTGCTGTTGGTACTGTTACAAATGATAAAGGTGAAGTAAGATATCTTTTCTACAAAGGAGCAACTAAAATAATGAAAGATGCCAATGGTACAATCATTATGTCTGGTCCTAGAACTGATACTCAATTTGAACAATATGGTTCTACCAACATTAATAAGATTTTAGCTGGTTCCCCTAATGTATTATATACAGAAACAAACTTTGGTTCATTTGCTAATCAACCTAATGTAAAAGGTACTGGTATTTATTTATCATCTGGTAATGCAGCAGCAAGACAGTCAGGAGATTTATCTCCACAAGAATGGTCTGATTTTCAAAGAAGACATGGTGACTGGATTGATGCTCAATATGCTGGAGGTTTTGCTCAATTTCAAAAAGATTTAAAAGCAGGAAAAGCTACTGGAGATAAAGCTTCAGGTTGGTTCCAAGATGCTATCAATGAAAAATCAATGAAGCAGTTTGGTGTTCCATACTTTACACCACTAGGTCAAGGTAAAAAAGAAGACAATCCTTATTATAGAGATTCTAAGTTTGGACAAGTAACTTATTCTGTACCTAGATTTTTTGATGCTCCAAAACCACCAGAACAACCTGGACAAGAAGTTGCTTATTTCTGTGTTGAGTATACAGATGGTACTAAGAATGTTGTTTCTGTTTCTCATAAAACAGGTGAACAACCTGTTGCACCTTCTGGTTCAAATATTAAAGCTGTAGGTGCTGCTTCAAAAGATAAAGGTGTTGTTGATGGTCAATGTATTAGTACTCCTACTAAAACTTTTGAAAAGCAACCTAAAAAAGAAGGACCTTGGTGGCTACAAGACATTGTAAACTATGTTGGTACAGTAACAGATCAAGTAAATCGTTATGAACCTACACAAGGTAAAATTGATTTAGTTACACCTGGATATGACTTATTAGATCCTACAAGAAAACTTGCTGCTAATCAAGAACAGATGGCAAGATACCAAAATCAAGTAGAGAATACTGCTGATGGTAATGTGGGACTAGCAACAATGCTTGGTGCATCTGGAGAAGGATTTGCTAATGCTGCAAATGTTTTAGATACAACAGAGGCTGCAAATATTGGAATTGTAAATCAAGCTTACAATAATAGTGCACAAGTTCAAAACCAAGAAATTGTTGGTAATGAAACAGCACGTCAAAAATATGTTGAAGACATGGCAACCATGAATCAACAATATGACAATGCTTTACAACAAAAGAAATGGAGAGAAATTGCAGCATTTAATAATGGAACAACTAACTGGTTCAGAAAAAAACAAATGGAGAATGTATTATTCCCGCAAGTTTATATTGATCCTATTTTAGGTGATGTAGATTTTTCTGGGCAAGGTAGACAAATGTTTGGTGATGAAGGAACTGGTATGGCTCCTGACGTATATCAAAATCCATATGGTGCAGGAAGAGGTGGTGTTGGGACTGGATATAACCCAGCTGCAATGACACAAACTGCAAATGCAGCATGGAAGCAAGCATATGATGAAGCTGTTGGAACAAGAGGAGAAGAAAGTGCAAGAAAATATGCAGATCAGGTGTCTAATATGTATTTGCAAACTGCAAAACAAACACCTACATGGAGAAATAATTTTCAACAAGCATACATGAGTGGTTCAACCTTACCAGCATCTTTTAACGCTACTCCTTGGGAAGAACAATAATTTAATTAAAAGTAAAGTAGAAATATCACATGGCAACATTTATAAAAGGACTTACTGATCAATTTGGTCCAATGCAGTTGTACAAACCTGATTATCAGTTTTTGACTCAGGTATATGGCACAAGACAGGCTGAATATGATCGTGGTTTTAGCATGGTCAAAAATCTTTACAATTCTGTTTTGAATAGCTCATTGACAAATTCAGACAATGAATCGTTTAGACAAGAAGCTTTCAAGAAATTACAAGGAGCATTAAAAAGTGTTTCTAATGTTGACCTTTCTAATCCTACCAATATCATGCGTGCACAAAGTCTAATTGATCCTATTTCTCAGGATCAAGATTTAGCATATGATATGGCAGTAACTAGATTCCATCAAGCACAAAAACAAAAGATGGACCAGTATAAAAATAGTACTGATCCAAAAATACGTGCTATGTATAGTGACTATAGCAAAATGGATATTGCTTTTGCTGAAGAAGATTTGAGAAATGCTAAAAGAGGAGATGGTTCATTGCAAAGTGTACAACCACGTGAGTTTGTTCCCTTTGAAGATACAATGGAGTATCTTAGAAAAGCTGCAAAAGAACAAGGTTTAGAAATTACACAAGCTACTCCTGATGGAAAAGGTTATATAATTAAGCGTGTAAATGGTGCAGGCGTTGCTCCTATTTTTAGTGAGTGGGCTAAAGCTACAATGGGAACCAGATTTGATAGACAGTTTCAAGTAATGGGACGTGTTGCAGCTGAAACAACAATAAGAAATGAAATGTCTGCAAGTGGTATTTCACGAGAAGAAGCTGTTAAAAGAGTTTCTGAGAAACTACTTCCAGTTATAAATGAAAAGGTTGCAACACAAGGAATAACTGCAGATAAAGAACTTAAAAAACTTGATGATGAAATAGCTTTGTATGAGAAGAAATATCCTAATGGATTTCCTCCATCATTGCCTCACATTAAAGATGATTACCAAGAATTGCTTAAAAAGAGAGATGATTATAAAAATACACTTGATGGTTCTAAATCAGATATTGCAAAAATGCAACAGGAAGGACCACAATATGTAGCATCAAATCTTTATTCTTTGTTTACAAGAGAAGCAAGAGAAAATACAGCACAAGTATTTGGTAATACATTTGCAACTGCAAAACAATCTATTGAATATAGAGGAGATACAACTTGGGCTACAAAAGCACATATTGCATCTAGTGAAAGAATTGCTGCAGCAAACTTAGCAATGCAAGGACAAAAACTTGCTTGGGATAAAGAAAAGTTTGGTATTACCACTGAACTTAAAATGATGGAATTAAAAGGTAAAGGATACCTACCATCAGAAGAGTTTATTGGACAAGGTTTAGGTACACCACAAAGTGGAGCTGAACTTGTTTCTAAAGGCATGAATGTAAATAGAGAGAAAGCTTTTGCAACAGCGTTTAATGCAGAAAATGGTTTGGTTAAACTTGTATTGAATGAAGATGCTAAAGCATACTCTGATGTTTATAATACCATAAACAGAATTAAACAAATGGGTGCTGGTCAAAAAATTACTTTGACAGCAGAAGATAAAGCTACTCTAAAAATGTTTGGTGATAAACTAGGCATTAATATTCAACCTCCAACAACAGCTGCACAAGCTATTGGATTGGTTGATGGATTAGCTGGTTATACTTACAAAGCAGCAACTGAAAAACTTCCAATTTATTCAAGGTTGCACAAAACAGGTGATTCTGCTAAATATGTAGAAAGTTTCAGAGGTGCATCAAATGCTTTTAAAACATTAGAATCAGAAAGAATTAATCTTAACAAAAACATGTTGAGATTATCTCAAGAAGTTGTGGATGCTGACGGAAAAATTAAATCACAATACGCAGGTGCAGTCATTAGAGGAAGACTTGCTAACGGAGCTTATGATTTAGATTTAACAAACTTAACTCCTGCTGCAAAAGAAAGATTAGGTACTTTGGTTACTTCAGAATATGCAGGTAGAACAAGACCTGTAACTAATAATTACAAGTTTAGCAAATTAAATGCTGCTGAAATTGAAACATTGGTTAGAAATCCATATGCTGTTAAATCAATTACATCATCTGATGGTTCAACAATTGATATGAGTGTTTTGAGAAATCTTAATACTTCAGATTTAGCAGACCTATTTGGGGATCAAGCTATTGTTAGTTATGATGGTCAAAATGCAAATATTCAAGTTAACATTTCTCAGAAGTCACCAATTGGTAAAAAGATTGGAATCAAAAATCCAGGTACATTAACCTTTGTATTACCTTATGAATCTGCAAGTGCAAATAGTGCATTGGGTAGAATCAATAGATATGCAACTATTAATTCTGTATCTTCACAGTCATTAGGTTTATTAGATGAGTTCTTAACTAATCCTGGTGCTAATGTGAAAGGTGAACAGTCATTTAAAGGATATGACTTTGATTACAATCTCCAAGGTTCTCAAGATGCATCTGGTAATCCTGTTTTGCTTTTTAATATGGATATTTACAATCCACAAACTAAACAGCGTGAGCAAAAAATATCATATATTCCTTTTAGACCAGGTGATGTAAACAGTTTATTAAAAGCTAATGAGATAATTAACTCAACTTTTGATAACTACATCAATATGAGAAAACAATACGAATTAGGACAATAAAGAAAATAAACCATCCAGATGGCAGAGAATATAACATTTGATTTTAATCAAGGCATGCAAGATCAAAGTGTAGCTGTTGATCCTATTTCAACAGCACTAGGAACTGCATTTGATCCTCCTAAGAAAGGTAAGAATAACTTTAGTAGCAACTTTGATTCTCTTAATGCTCAAAGCACAAGAGATGTATACTTTGATGATCAACCACAAACTTTACTACAAAAAGTAAATAGACCTGTTGGACCTAGTGGCATAGCATATGCACCTGAGTCTTTAACAGATCAATATATGTATCAGGAAGGATTTGATGCAAAACACTTCAATCCATTTGATACTACAAACTATCAGAAGTTTGCTGACAAAGAAACTTGGGGTACTGCATTAGGTAAAGGTTTTGATTCATTTGGATATAAGTTTGGTAATACATTTTCAGATTACTGGAAAGGTTATGGACGTATGGCTGAAGCATTGTTTACTCTTGACTGGGATAAAATGAAACCAGATGAGACTACAATGATGGAGACTTATTATAAAGATCAGTTGGACATGAAGAAAAACTTTGTGTTTGAACAACCTCAAAATGAAGATAGTATTTTTAGCAAAAGAACAGTATCAGAATTTGTAGGTAATGCTGGTTTTGCATTGGGCACATTTGCTGGTCTTGGTATTGAGATTGCTGCTGACATAGCTATAACAGCATTAACAGGGGGCGCTGGAGCTGTATCTTTTGGAGCAACTGCTACAAGAGTTGGAGTAAAAGAAGGCTTTATGGGTAGTGCAAGAGTCTTTGGTAAAGATGTATTACAAGGTTTTGGTAGACTTGGAGCTAAGAGTGTAGAAGAACTTTCTGTTTTAAATAAAATGGATGAGGCTGCTAAAATTGCAAATGCATCAGCTTCACCACTAAGATCTACTGTTGCTCAAACCTTTGAAGCATTTAACTATAGTTGGCTAAAGACTTTAAAGTCTAAATCCTTTGCAGAGTTTGGAGAAAATTTTATTAAAGGTACTCCTTTAGTTGGTACTGGTATCAGATATGGTGAAAGAGTTGCTGCTGCTGCAAAAGGTGGTGCATCTGCTGGACAATTGGTGGGATTAGGATTACAAGGATTAAGACGTGTTGGTCAAGAAATGAACATGGCTGCTACTGAAGCAAGTTTTGAAGCTGTAACATCTTATGGTGATACACTTGATAAAATGGTACAGCAGCATAAGATTGATAACAATGGTGTTCCGCCTACAGCTGAAGAGTTTGAAAGAATGAGAGGACTAGCTATGAATGCAAGTTCTTCTAACTTTAACACAAACATGGCAGTCCTACTAGCTACAAACAAACTTGAGTTTGGTACTTTATTTAATAAGTTCTTACCAGCAAACATGATAGCTAGTGATGTTGCTGAACAGATTCTTAGAGTTGAAGGTAAAGCAGCTGCTAGCAAATTATACAAAAAAGGATTTACTGGTGCTTATGGTGTCTTAGGTCAAGTAGCAAAAGATTTTGGCAAAAAAGAAGCAGCATACCAATTTGGTAAAGCGTTCTTTAAAGATGCTCTTAAGTTTGAAATTGTAGAAGGTCTTCAGGAAAACTTACAAGAAACAACTGCTGCTGGGTGGCGTGATTATTATGCTGGGCAAATGAATGGTACAAAGTACGCATTGTCAGAAGCATTTGAAAAAGGAGCTGAAGAGCAGTTTACAAAACAAGGTTTAAAAACATTCTTAATGGGTGCGTTAACAGGTTCTGTTATTAGACTCCCAACAGCTGTAGCATCAAGATCTTTGGATGCTGCAAATAGGGCTGTAATAAGTAATCAATACAAAAATGATCCTACTTCAAATCCTATTTTAAAGGCTGAAAAACAATTAGATGATGATTTATCACAAATGAACTCATTGTTCAAACAAGCTCACGAAGGTAAGTTTGAACAAAAAGTATTTAACTTTAATGCTCAAATGACTGCTGCTCAAGAAGTCGCACAAGCAGCAGCACAAGGTTCAAGATATGATTTTGAAAATGGTAAAGACAATTCATTATTATCTGCAGTAGCAAGTGCTAAACGTACACATTCAATTGACATGCTTTACAAAGCTGTTAAAGATATGGGTGTAGACATGACTGCAGAAGATTTTGAAAAATCATTTGGTTATAAATTAGAAAACACAAAATATGCTACAGCTCAAGAGTTTTCTGAAGCAGTAGCTAGAGATATTAAAAAGTATTCTGACACTATTGATAACGTGACAAGTCATGTTAAAAATAAACTAGCTAATCCTATAGCTTATTCAGAAGGATCAAGAGGTAGATATGTTACAAGTATAACAAGACAAGCTCAAGAAGATGCGATTCAGGTAATTGCATTGAATACTGTAAAAGGTGAGATGACTTCAAATCGTGCAAAGCAAGTAGCCAGTGAAATATTGGCAATGCCTAACATGGGTGTTTCAGCTGACTTTGCATTAAGAACATTGACAAATGCTGGATCAGTAGATGCTGAAGTGGGAAATATTATAGCTGAACTTAAAATTTTAAATACAAACATACAGGCTGAAGGTATTGAACCTGAAGCTAAAAAAGCACTTGCTGAACAAATTAAAAATAAACAGGAGGAACTTGCATTAGTTAACAAATGGAAAACATTTTGGGATACTAGAAAAAATGTTATAGGTAAAAATGCTGAAGGTGAAGATATTACTGAAGATGAATCTAACTTATTTGTTGGTCAGAAGTATTTAGATACAACTGAACAGGAGGATGAAAATGGCGTTAAAACAAAAAGAAATGAGGAAGTATATAGCATAGATCATCCTGAAGTTTTAGATACATTCAGAAAGTTAATGGCTATTAAAAACAAACAAGCTGGTAACAACACTGAATTGACAGAACAAACTGTTAGAGATTCTTTTGAGAAAGTCTATGATTACATGAGATTGGATCAAGATACTAAAGACTATATGAGGTCAGTAGATGTATTGATGAATCCAGAAAACTTTCAAAGAGCATTGGCAAGAATGGCTGATGGTAAGTTCAAGCATAAGTTGATTACTTATGTAGATACTGTATCAGCACGCTACTCTACTGCAGCAATGACAGCTGCTATTGAATTAGGTTTAAATCAACAAGAGTATGTAAATCTTCTAGCTGATATTGAAACAGCTGTAACTTCTAGTGAGGCTTATAACAATATCCTCACGTTAGCTGTAGATCCAAATGTTGGTATTGAAAATGCTGAGTATGCTCAAAAGTTATCAGAGCAGATAAATGAAACTATTAAAACTGCAGTTAAAGAAGGTATTGCAAAATATAAATCTGATGGCTTATCTGATTTGTCAGTAGAAGAGTTAGATGAAATCATTGCTGCCGGAGCATTAGATGATGCAAGTGTTAGAAAATTTGTTATTCTTGACAAACTAGTTAAGAATCAACCTTTACTTCCTAATGAAGAAAAGGTTTATAACATGTTTAAAGATGACTTTGATAATGAAGTTAAAGAGCAAAAATCTAAGGAACCTGTAACAGAAGAACCAATCATTACTGCAAATCAAGAAGATTTACCAGAGGTTGGACCTGATGGTGAGTTGATTTCAAGAGTTCCTATAAACGGTGGTGATCAAGTAGAAGAAGAAGCTCCTGTTCCTTTTGTAGATGAGAACGGTGAGATTGTTGAAGAACCAACTCCTATTGAAACAGAAGTTGAAACATTGACTCCTGTAGAACAACCTGTTGCAGTTCAACCTGTGACAGAAGAGGGTACAGATGGTGTAGGTGCTCAAGATGTATCAAGCATGCTTGCTGGATTAATGGGTGTTCAACCTGTTGAAAATGAAGAACCATTTGTAGTAGATGGTACAACTGAGTCTGGTTTTGATGTTGTAGATAAAAGCAATACTCCTGTAACATCTGAAAAGTTTGAAAGTGAACAAGAAGCTCAACAGCTTTCTGACAGTTTGAATGCTACAAGATTAAATCTTGAGTTTGCTAAACAATTCATTTCTCCAATGTTAGAAGATCTTTCAGAAAACTCTAAGATTGTTGAAATGCATGATCGTGCTATGAAATCAATGAAAAGATTTAACAGCATGAACAAAACAAGTTTTGAAACTCTTGAGGAGTATTATAAAACACCAAAAGGTAAAGAGTTATTAACTGCAATTAGAGAATCTGTTATTACAGGTCAACCTATAAAGTATGGTAAACCAAAAGCTGTTATTGTAACAAAGTCTGATGAATCACAACCAACTTTGTTTGACACAACTGTATCACCTGCAACTTCTGCAAGTTTAACTCTTGAAAGTTTACAAACATTACATAAGCAAATTCAAGGTGTAATTAGTACCGCTGAAATGCAGCAAGTATCAGAAAAAAGTAGTAAATTTGTAGAGGGAGGTATTGTTACTGAAGAATCAATTTTAGATGAATTGAGGAAGATAACAGATTGTTTCTCTTGATCTTCGTAAAATCAAAGAATATAAAAGTATGGCATGTCAAATACAAACTGACAAGTACACTTCAGTTGTACTTAACTTAATTAAACTAGACCCTTCAGTATATAATAACTTTGATAATGCTTCAAAGTTTATACTTGGTAGTGCACTGACTCCTGAACAAAAGATGATGTCACTGCATAACATGGCTTATATTTATAAGGGTTTAGCAGGTATTGATAGTGAGTTTTACAATCCTGGAAATGCTGAAGGCGTTATCAGTGCTGTAGTACTTATGGATGATGCATCAAATTATGTATCAACAGTCAGTGAAATGTTAGGCGTTAAAAAGCCTTCACCTTTAAAAGTTGAAAGCATTTCTAAAGCAATTGACAAATTATCTACTAAAAAGAACATAACACGTCAGGACTTAATTTCTTCTGAAGGTATTCTTACATCTGTTAAAAACTATTTTAGTATTACAGCTTTTCCAACAAATGAGGAAAGAGAACAATTGCTAAATGAATTTTCTACAGCAATTAAGAACGCAATTATAGAACATGATTCTCCTCAAGCTCATAAAGATTTTTTAATCAAGCAGGTTGATGAAGCGATAAACTCTTTAAGGAAATCATCTAGTTTTATTCCATTGTCAGATATTGCTAATCTAGCAGATTTGAATAATGTATTAATCACTTTGACAAATGGTCAAATGGTTGAAGGAGTAAGACAAGATGAACAATTTAAAGTTATTACAAGTGATGGATCTTTGCAAACAATTGATTCTTCACAAATTCTTGCAGCAAAAGACGCACGCGTTGCAGATAACTCAAAAAGTAATGCTGGGGAACAAGTATTCCAAGAACACACACTTCTTTCTAGTTTTTCAATTAAAGCAGTTGATTCAGCTGATCAATTTGAATTAGAAAAGAAATTAGCTAACATGAAAAATCCACAAGCTGGTATTAAAATTCATGCAGTTAAATTAAGTGATGTTGCAGATAGAAGGGTTGAACGTATCCAGGAAGCAGCAAAACAAAATCCAAAGTATTCTTCCCTTGAAAACAGAGAACATGAAACATTTGAAAACGCTACACAAATAAAAGCGTTGCAAGCATCTTCCACTAAGAAGATCATGACTGTTTCTAGACCTAAAGCAAGTGAACAACAATTTGTTCTTGTTGGTGAGATTATTGGCAGCGGTGAAAAATTTTACATGTATTCTTCTGACAACTTTGTATTTGTTAGTAGTGATAATACAACAGAGAGAGTTGACTTTTCAAACCCAGAACATTTGGCATTGGTTAAAACTCTTGCCGTAAAGAATACAAAAGAAGGAAATAAATCCTTAACTGATACAGATGTTATGTCAATGTCTGAGTCTAACAAATTATTTCAAGTTTTTAAATCAAGTATTTCTGATAAGGTTGCTGGTACATCTGATAACTCAATTGATGTTACTACTGAATTTTTTAATTCTTATGAAGCTAATTCAAAAAGAACAGATATCAGCAAAAAGCAATTACTAAAAGATGAGATAGAATTAGATACAACTTTGTCAAAACCATTGACAGTTGTAACAATGGTTAATGGTGCAATAGTAAACTCAGAAGTAATCAGTGTTCCTTTTATTTATACAAAAGTTAAAAATGATCCTTACATACTTAAACCATTTTTAGCAAAAGGACAACTAATTCAATTAGAGAATGGTGCTACAGTTTCTCAAGAGGTGTATGCAAGTGATGTATTAGGTATCAATCCTTCTGAGATACAAGGTAAAATAGTTAAACCAGAACATGGTAATCAGTTAAATATCCTGTTGCGTTTTAATGCTGATGGAACAATTGGATACAGAAGTATTGCTCCTGTATTACAGATGTCTCAGCAAGTAGAGTTTGCAAAGTTTATTGTATCTCTAGCAAATATTCTTCAAACATCAGCAAACAGAGCTGGTGATATCAGAAATTTTGATAGAAATGCATATGGATTCAAGTTTTACAACAAAGCAAAACAAGGACCAAATGATGATAACAAAGCACCATTGCGTGTAAACTTTGCAACATCAAAAGCAGGACAGTTACAAATAGAAATTAGACCAATGGACAAACAAGGTCCTTATGGTTTTATTGCTGAACCTGAAAATAAAAATCAGTTTAATTTTCCTGTTAATGAAGCTGTTATAACAAATTTAGCTAAAGCATTAATTGGAAAAGGTCCTCTTGTAAATCAAGTAAGAGAAGCATATCCTGCTTTAAAAACTTTAGATTTAACAAACACCACAGATTTAGTTGCATTCTATGAGCAAGTAAATAAGTTGAGTAATTCAGAAACAGCTCTTCTTATTTTAAAACAATTAAGTGATAGTATTGAAAAAGCTCAAAAAGAGTTTGCAGAATATTTAGTTGATAATATTATAAACAAACTTGCTGAAAGAACAACAATGTTCCCAGAGTTTGTACAACAATTAAAAAGAGATTTTACATTTAATGGGGTTTATAGACCTGAGCTATTAGTAGCTGATACTGATGAGTCTGGTGTATTATATCCTAGAATAGAATATGCTCAACCTGCTCAGCGTAAAGAGTATCGTGAAGATCTTGCAAACTTTAAAATATTACAAGCTAGTAGTAAGAAATTTACAGTAGTTCCAAAAGCTGCTGTTGCACAGGTTACTAAAACACAAGAAGTAATTGCTCCAATTGTAGAGAGTGAAAAGATTCACAAACAAGAACCTTTAAATACAATTGAAGAAGACACTACAGATATTCCTGACATTGAGGTGTTCTCTTTAACAGATGATGCAAATGTTATTGTTGAAACAGCTGAACAAAGACTTGCTGCTTCTGAATGGTTAGCACAAGCATTACCACAATTCTTAATTGATAATGAATCTTTAGCTGATGTAATTGATCTTACTAAATTAGACGGAACTGTACTAGGTGCATTTAAAGATAAAGTTATTTATTTGAATAATGCACTAAAAGGACAAGGTGTAATTTATCATGAAGCTTTTCATGGTGTATTCAGATTCTTAATGAATTCTGAGGAAAGACAAAATCTTATTAATGCAGTTACAAGTAATAAAAAGCATGCTAATAAGTTTACTGAAGGTGCTCTAAAAGAGTTTGCACGTCAACGTAACTATGTTTATAACAAAGAAGAAATGACGCGCCTGCAAGCAGAAGAGATTCTAGCTGATGGATTCCAAAACTATATGTTAAAGAATACTAAACCAAAAGGTATTCTTGGTCAGTTTATGGCTATGCTTAAAAAGCTATTGGCAATGTTTACATCTAAAGGAGACTACATTGACAATGTTTATGGTAAAATTAAAAATGGTCAATACAGAAATGAAGTAATCTCTTCTGGTATATATGATGGACAGGTTGCTTATGAGTTGATTCCAGGTCTTAAACAAATTGTATCCACACCAGCTGGTGTTGGTCAAAAAACAAGTGTCTTGTCTAAAGCAGACCAAGATCAACTTGTAAACATGTTAGCGGGTTATGTAATAGAAGATGGGCAAAAAGAATCATTCTCTACTAAGTTTGATAGGATTGCTCAACTTGTATTGGACTATGAGTATAACATGGATGTTTTGCTAAGGACAAATGCAGAATTGTTTAAGTCTAATCCTGAATTAAAAGAAAAGGTAATTAAAACAATGGGCCCTTTGTATGCTAACTACAGATTTATGTTGGGAGCTAGAGCAAAAGGTGAAGCATTGTATGATTTAAATACAACTGATAATCCATCTTATGATAACAGATTTAACAAAAACAATTCTGTTAAAGTATATGGTGAAGAAGAATTACAAGACAATCACCTGGGTCAAGTATCTTATGAAATGCTTAAAAAGCAGGTCAAAGAACAAGTTGATAAAATTAATTCAATTCTTGACGGTAGTGAAAAATCTTCTGATAAAGATGTTATTGAAAAAGAATTGTCAGGTGCAAATGAAAATACTATTGCAAATGACGATGCTGAAGACCAACAAGAAGTTCCAGAATCTTCTGATTTTGATGCTTCATTTAATGAGATCAACGCTTTAGAGTCTTTACCAAGACAGATTAGAAAGTTCTTAGCGGTAGTAAGATATGACCAAGTTCATCCAACATTAGGAATTAAAGTTCCTAGAATGATTGCTGGTGAACAAGTATTTGGTTCTCTTATTAAAATATCTGCTGAAATAGATCCTAAGAATATTATTGAGCACATCAAAGTTATTGCTCAACAACAAATTGAGGATGGCTATACAAGTGCTGGTAGTGATTTAATGGCTGTCTATGATAAGTTGAATCGCTACACAAAAATGGATGAGTCAGGAGTGCCTCAATCTAACAAGCAATTATACAACATGATAGTTGATGTCTTACACAAGACTGAGATTGATTATGTCATGATTGATGTTAAAACAACTCAAACATTCTTAGAAGGTGATGAAGTTCTTACTGATACAAGAAACTTTACTCTTGTTGATAAAGTACATTCTCAGGATGTTAATAATAAGAAAAGAAATTTAGTTACTTCTGTTATTCAGAAGTACAAAGAAAATAAAAACAATCCAGAGTACTTAGCTGCTGTAGATAAACTGTTACAGTTATCACGTACAATTAAAACTAGTAGTTTTATTTTAAGTGATGTTACATCTCAAAATGCAAAACTAGAAAGTATTACTATTGAGTTACAAAAAGCTTTTGAAGATGTAGGCATGAAGTTTCCTAAATCTTTGATTAGAATGTCAATTATGGCAATTGATCAAGTTGATAATAAAGCAACTTTAAATATTACAGGTACTCCACTTACACATTACAATAATCACTCTAAATTTATTTCTGAGAAGAAGTATTTGGAAAAGGATTTCTTTACTGATGTAATTAATATTTTTGAAAAGATAAGTATAAACAAAATCTCTTCAAATGACTTTGCAGTATTACTAGATGAAAAGAACAGCAAGAGTGATACAGTTAATCGCTTTAACTCCATTATTAAAAAAGCAGCAGAGTACATTGTTAAATATGATCCTAATGAATTACCAAGTACTGTACGTAATGCAGAGGGTAAACCTATCTATAGATATGTAAGTTACACACCTGCAACTATTATTGCTCAGTCAATACGTACAAAAGGTTTACTTGAAACTTTAAAAGAAGATCCTTTTTATGCAGATTTCTTAGAATCATTCTATGCAGATAATGCAATGTTAGGTGATTTACTTAAAGGATTAGATACCCAAAAGGCAAAAGAAATGAAATTGTTTATGGACAACTTCAAAGTATCATTGTTTGGAGGTGTGTCTCAAACTATTGGTGAAAAACAAAAAGAAGGAAAGAGTTTTAAAAATATTGATGAGAAGTCTTTATACATTACAAACATTCTTACGTTCTTACAGAGAACAACTGAGTCTAGTTTTAGACAAGAGTTAGATGAAAATGGAAAAGTAAAAGATGTAGCTACAAAAATTCAAACCTATGTACGTTCATTTTCTCAGTTAGAAGCATCTCAAACAAACTTCTTGGTAACAGCATTATATAATCAATTTGCTAATTCTAAAGGATTAGTTTTAAATGCTGACAAACGTCTTAAAATTGTTGATACTCTTGAAGCTGTTGTTAAACAAGAATACAACCGTATTGCTAAAGAGTGGGCTAGAAGTGCTGAGAACAAAGAAAACTTTGACAACAAAGAGTCTAATAAAATAATTGATAAATACAATGGTAAGTTAGATAGTCAAGATAAATCTAAAGCTATTACAGATGATTCATCTTTAAGAGCATATAAGTTTAATAAGATAGCAGATTTTTTCAGTGCTAATCCAGAATTAGAATCTAATGAAACTAAAACTGGTTTGGCAGATTTTGCAAAAGCGGGTATTGCATTTGAAGATCTTGATCAAGAAATAAAAGATGCATTACTGGATACTTTAGAAAATTATGCTAAAGAACAATTAAACAAGCATGCTACCAAACTTATTGATTTAGGTATATTACAAAAAACTACTCAAAAACAAAGAAATGCCAAAGGTGAATTAATCACAAGAGGTGTTGGTGGTCCAGAAGTAGAACCTATTACTTATTATACATCAACTCTTATACCTTCTGTATTGAGAGTTGACAGTGCGCCTGCAGTTTCAATTGATGGCCTTTATCAGAAAACAAAGGAGAATTATAATGAGGCTGGTGGTAAACTAGAAGCAGCAACAGATTTGAGAGGATTAGTTGCTGATGCTTTCTTTAACAACTGGATGAATGCTTTACATTTCAATGAAATAATTGATGGTGATATTGCAATGAATGTTAAGGATGCAACTGACTACTTTAAGCGTAATAAGAAGTTATTAGCTGGTGGTAGTACAATGAAAGAAGGTTACCACAAAGTTGCGTTCTTAAATACCATACAGGGTTACATAAATGAAAGCTATCCTCAATATGGTCCCTACTATTCTGAGCAGGAGGTTATAAATGATGAAAGCATTGAGTCAGAATCTGTAAGAGAAGAAATTCTTAAGGATTATGGTACATCAATGTATGATATATTTGATGGACAAAGTATCTCATCGCTGATGCATCAAATTGATATGCATGAATCTATGGGTAGATTGAGTCCTGAGATATTGCATTCTCTCATTGCTAAGCATTACCGTGAGCTTTCTGAAACAGAAATACGCGTAATGGAAGCAGGTAAGGTTGTAAACAACCCTAAGAAAACTGTTACAGCAGCAAGAAATAGTTATCATAAACAATCTGAAAACTATATTGACAGAAATGATGTAAGCATTCTTACACCAAAAGCTGGGCAAACTTTAGAAGATGCTCATAATGCACTTCATGGTTTGTACATGGATATTTATTCTTTACGTGGACAACGTCAAGATTTAGTTCTTGCTGGTGAATTAGGTGCACTTACAGATATTGACAATGCAATTACAAAGAACGTAGAAGAAATTCATACATACTTTAAAGCATTACCTCATCGTCAAACATTACATAACATTTTAAATGCTATGGAGTATCATCAAGTTGATCAACTTATGGATACTACTGCATCTAAAAATGCTACAATGCTTCCTGTTGACTATGCGATAGAGGCAGAAAGAATTGCAGGCACAGATAGTTATATCAATCTTGCAATGTCTTCTTTACAAGTAGATAATAAATTTAAGTTTTTACAAGTAGAGACTTCTGGTGTTAAGGATAAAGCTAAGTTTTCTGTACAAAGCAAGGCCCTTATTGCTGCTGATTTAATTAATCTTGCAGAAATTGCTAAAGCAAGCGGTTTAAGTATTACAGCTTCAGAGCAAAAAGCAATTGATAATATTGCAAGTGTTCTTGAAGAATATCAAAGTACATTAAAAGAAATTGGTGTATCTAACTTAGCTAACTTAAAAACTATCTTGAGAAAAGATGGTGACTTTGAGGTTGGTAAAATATTTACATTAATACGTACAAGTTTAGAAGAACAAGGTGCACCTACAGCAACATTAAAATTATTTGATGTAGATGCTTCTGGTAAGCCAGTTCATAGTGCAAATCTTCCTGGCGTGCGTAACATGCTTGAGTATTATTTCTTTTCACAATATTCAAAACATGTTACAGATGAAAAAGGTTCTGGTTTCAAAAATATACATATCTCTTCTTTTGGTTATAATGTACTTGAAGATGAAAATGGAAATGTTATTACTACAGAACAATATCGTAAGAATCCTTCAGCTTATCCTAATGTAAAATCAAGACCTCTTGGTGTAACAGTTGAAGAAGTAAATGGAGTTAAGACTTACTATGTAGAAGCAATTATGCCTAAACCTTTGTTTAAAAGTGCTGCACATGAGAGATTCTACATGCAGAACTTAACTAAGATGTTTGGTGTACGTATTCCTACAGAGGACAAGCGTTCTATGATTGCAATCAAAGTTGTTGATTTTATTGATAGTTCTAATCTTAATGGTGTAATTGTACCACATTTTGTACACTTACTTGCAGGTTCTGACTTTGACGTTGATGCTTTGTATGGTCAAACATTTGCACATTACTTTGACTTATCAGGTAATCCTAAGTTATATGGTGAGTATCAAGATGGAAAGAACACAAACTTAAATAAGTATGCTGAGTTTGTTCAGTATATGAGTAAGGATGCAGACTTAAAAGCTTTAATTAAAAAAGAAACAAAAGCATTGCTTGAAAATAATTCTTACAACATAACTGAAGAAGCTTTAAGTATTCTATACCATTCAGGATTTGATGAGTCTGACTACAATGGTGCAATGAATTTTGCAGAACTTAAAGAATCTTATGACAATCTTGTTATTGATATTGAGGAATTAATGGAGATAAGAGATGAAGCTAAAGAAGAATTTGTTGATGCTATTAGAAGAAATGAAGTTAATCCTTCAGACAGAAGAGCATTGCAAGATAGAATTGATTTAGGTAAAGAGGTAGGTGAATATAATGAAGAACTAGGACAGAAACGTGATCAAAGAAATAAATATGGTAGAGAAGTAAGTAGAGCAAAACGCTTTACATTTGCAGGACTTAAGGTTGCTGCAACTTTGCAAGCATTTAGTAAACTAGGATTACCAACAAGTGCTCAAGCATTTGAAGCAAATCCTAATTATGCTTTATCAGTACGTCCTGTATTCCAAAACAAAAACTTACAAGCTAAGTTAAACATTGTATCTAACGAAGCTGTACATAAATTCTTGTACATTCATGAAAGATCTTCTACTCAACGTTTTGAGGATATTTTAGAAGCATTTGGTATTGACATTAAAGATTTTTCTACCAAGTACAATATGTATACAACTGATGGTGTGGTTTCTACTAAAGTAGGAAATGCTATGAACAAAGATGGTATTGGTATTACAGCAAACATTAATAAGTTCTTAGCTCTTGCATCTCAATATGGATTGGAATTAAAACCTGAGAATGTTGTTTGGGCATTTAAAAATGCAAATTTAGAACAAGTAAACTTTAATAAGTTTGGTACATTAAACATTGAAGATCAACGTGTTATAGCATTGATTGGTAACATTCTTGGTATGTTTGCGGATGGTGCTAAGAAACCTATTCCTGCAGCATTACAAATGAATGAAGTAAACGCTGGTGTTACACTTGCCATGATAGGTGTAGGTATGTCACCTGAGTTCGCTATTGGATTTAACTTTATACCTGAAATTAAAAAAGCAGTGCAAAGTGTTCAGTCTACAAAATATGCTATCAGTGAGTCAATGGCTACTGCATACAAATTCTTAAATAATGAAGTAGCAGAACAGATAAAGTTATTAGCTGCTGAAAATAAAGATGCTATTCCAAACTTAATTAGTGCAGGTTTAATATCTCCACGATCAAATCCTTATAACATTATTATCAATAAGAATAAACTCTTAATTGATTTTAATGCTAAAGCTCTAGATCCAAAAGCAATTCTTAACAATACATTATCTTCTACTGATATTGGTTATAAGGTATCTGCTATTGTAGAATCTAAGTCAGAGGAAAATGCTGCAGAAAAAGTATTGAACAGAACAGAACTTTCTGAAGTTGAGCAAAAAATGATTTTGTTACAACTTTACAAAGAGCAAGCACAACAAACATTTGATATCAAACGTGCAGGTTCAATTATTGATTTATTTAAAAAGCTTAATCCTTCTTTTGTTAATTTTGATAAGCTATTGACTAATGTAAGAAACTTAGAAGCTGGTGAAAGTATTTTTACAAAAGAGTCAAGTGATAAGATTTTTGAAAATAATCAAGTATGGCCACAATTACTTGAGGCAATAGAAGATTTAAATACTCAAGCGTCTAAAATATTCTTAGAAAGAACAGAGTTCTTTGCTCCAATTAAAAAGTCATTTGAAACTGTATTTACAGATCAAGCAAACATTGCAAAAATTATTACAAGCTTTGTGGCTTTGAGAAAGTATCAAATGTCAATGCCTGGAAGTAGAATTACTGGTACAACAATGGATACATTGATTAAGGAAGATGATCAGAATCTACTTAATACATTTACTCCTGAATATTGGTTTACAAATGAGTTAGCTAAAGAATTAGAGGACATGCAAAAGAAGTATCCTCAAAATAAATTCTTACAGTTACTAAGACCAGATGTATCTGATAACAAAGTATTCTTAAAGTCTGGTGGTTATTTGAATGAAAGAAGTCTTAAGATGATTAACAAGTCTAAGATTTCAGGTAAACTTGCTGATGAAGTATCTGACGATGCAGACTTCTTATTGAGAACAGAAAACATGTTTATGAAGAAGTTATTCTATCATGAACTTGCAAAAACTGGTATGCAATATAAATCAGGATCTTTTTTACAGTACATGAATCCTGAAATGCAATTAGATTTGTCTGGTTACATTGAGACCTTTATTTCTAAACTTGAGGAAACCAAAGGTGATCGCTACAAATTGATCAGTGCTATTCAAGAGTTTTTAGGTAAAGAAATTACTGAGAAAGAAGTTTATGATTTATTTGATGAGTTGTTTATTCAAATGGCTCAAGCTGCAAGTAAAGAAGTTGGTAATACCAAGATTAAAATTGCAGAACGACTATCATTAAACAACATGTCAAATATAATGACATCACTTCAGTTTGAAGAAGGTACTAAAGAAAGAGAACGAAGAGCTGTTGCCAGAGAAGTAATTTCAAGAATCACTGGACAATTTACTGAAGGAGATGTGACAAGTGTAAAACTGGTAGATACTATAAATAAAAAACCAGTAGAAGTATTGGAATTTAATATGGATGTACCAAAAGATATTGTACAAGTAACTAAAAAGACTGTTGAAGCAATTGGTAAGAAATTGGGTATTAAATATGATCCAATTAATGAATTGTACAATTTTCCACTGATCATTTCTATAGATAGAAGTAAGTATTTATTACAGGGTGTAGATGATGAAATAAGTAATAACAGTTTTGGTAAAACAGTTATCAATTCTATTGTTGGTAGAGGTGAATATATCAGCAAAGGTATGTCTGCTAGATATGCATTAATTCCATCACAACTTACAGCTGGAACATTAAGTCCAATTGGTTTTACAAAAGAGAATACTAAGAAGTATATGGATTATGTTTCAGGTAAGGAAAAATTAGAGTATATTGCACCAGAGATTAAAAAGTCTGAAGAAGCAGTAGGAACACTACCAGAATCTACAGAAAAACAAACTCAGGAACCTGCAACTAAATCTCAGTTGCAAATTGATATGGAGAACTTAAATTTAACTGATGAGGTTGTTAATTCTTTATATTCAGAAAGTAGCAAGAGAATGTCTCCAGAAGTATTCAAAGCTGCAGCGCAAGGTATGATTGCTAACCTAAGAGCAACAATGTCAAATGAACAAATTATAGATAAAATTAAGTGCTTATAATATGAACACATGTCCAAATCCAAATAGTCCTGAGTGGAAAGAACTAGTAGAAAAACTAGGTGAAGGTCAGGCTATGACTGCTTATACTTTAAATGGAAACAATACTCCTTCTGTTGAAGAGGCTGAAGCACTATTAAGCAAACTTAAAGTTGAAGAAAAGGATGAACAAGTATCTAGATCTTCTGATGAGTTTAAACTACAACGTGCGATCCAACAAAGAACTTCTTTAGAAAAACTTAAGTTCCAAGCTAATCCTAAACAGAAAGATACTATTGATCAGCTTATCTCAATGAATGATAACTATCAAGAATTCTTAAGAAGAAATATTCAGTTAGCAAAAAATGGACAACCAACTGTAAAAACAGTAAGTGTATCTAACTTTATTGGGTCTTCTGACTTTAATGTAGATCCTAAAGAGTATGAAGCATTTAAATTATTTGGAACATTTATGCATGAGGTTCTTGAGTTAGGTCAACTCAAGTCTTTGGATACAGGAAAGTCTATATTTGAAATTGTGGATGAAGACTTCTTTAAAGAAGCCTACAATAATTATACAAAGAAGAATCCTTTCTTTATTGAAAACTTGGATGAATCAACAATGTTTGATATGGCAAAGCGTTTAGCAATGCACGTATCAATACATAATGACAGAGGTTACATGATTCTTCCAGAGATTACTGTAACAGGTACTACCAGAACTGGAACTACTGTTATTGGACGTTTGGATTTGATGCTTGTAGATACTCAAGGACGTGTAAGTGTATTTGACTTTAAAACTAAAAAAGTAAAGCGTCTTGTTGAGTATGATCCAATTGGTCAACCAGTTATAAATGAAGACTTAGCATTTGTAGATCTTGCAGAAAAATCTTTTCCTGTGTCTAACAAAGAAGGAACTTCACCTGCTTTTAGAGGTCAGGGTAGAACTGCATATGATACATGGACATTACAGCTAAAAGTATATGAGAACATTTTACAGCAAAGTGGACTAGAAGTAAATGCTCAGTCTATTGTTGCTCTTATGTATCAGACAGATGATAACAAAAAATTTGTTGGAGCTACAGTACATGTATTTGATGAAGATAATTATTACAACTATGCAGGTTCAGCAGACATTCCAAATAACAATGGGCATTGGGTAGCTGATCCAACTAGAGGAGCTGATCTGATTAAAAGTTTGAGAGATGTGGTTGATAAAGAAATACCTACATCAGATACTGAAGAAGAAGAAAAAGCTAAAAAGGAAGCAAAACTATTAGAGTTTGAACCAACATCTAAAAATGATGAAACTCTAAGAAGTAGACTAAAACAAATTGCAGATGCTGAGTTAGATCAAATTAATAAGCAAATTAAAGAGCTTGATGTTAATCAGAGTAATCCAGCGTTAAGAGAGATACTTGCTACAAGACGTAAAACATTAAATGACTTTAATGCTATTCTGTCTAGACCACAATCAGCAGAGGATGTAAAATTTTCAGTGAACTTAGCTTTGGCCATTGAGTCTGTGGGTATTGATTTGGAAACTCTATCAAGATTATCTGATGAAGCAATTGCAAACTTTAAAATTAACAAGGAATCTTATACGTCAAAAGAAGGCGTACAGATTCTAGAAGCATATAAAAAATCTAAGTCTTTGGATGTTGTAGTAGACATTATTAAAGAAATTGTAGATGATGCTAGAAGTAATCCTGAAAACAATATAACAGTAGATAGTGAAGTGATGAAACGTCTTTCTGAGATGGAATCATCATTAGCTAGAATCCAGTCAAACTTTGCAAAAGTAGCAATGCACAATTCAATCCAAGTTCTAAAGACTCCTGGAAGTAAAGTGTTTGCTGAAGTAAATGCAGATGTAAAAGAAGCATTGCAAGCAAAGTTAATTACATTGAAAAAGCAACTTGAAAATCTAAAAGCTGGTAAAGCTAATGGCATTTTTCAATCAGTCAAGTCATCTATGCTTTCATTTATGAGCAAGGAATATAAACAAAAACTTGCTGAGAAATTAGAAAAAGATGGTAATGACAATACTCCAGGTTTAATGTTGGAGATTGAAAAACTTGAAAGACAAATACTTACAGTAGAAGCTATCATTGATGGTGGATTGGACTTTGATGATGCTGCATTGGAAAGATATATTTCTGGCGTAACCACTTCAACCTCAAATCTTTACTTGGGTTCTAATACAGCTTTTAATAGTAATAGCTGGTTACAAAACTTAATGTTAGATAAAGCTATTGCGTCTGCTTCAAATAGTAGTGTTGAGATTGCTGCATTTACAATGATGCTTAAAAATGCTGAAGGATTAGCTAGAATGGAAATTCAAAATAACCTTGCAGTATTGAAGTTTGATCAGAAAAGAGATTCACTTTTAAAAAGAATGTCTGTTGAACAACTAAATGAAAGAGTGTCTGAATGGAGAAAAACAACTAGCATTGATAAAGATGGCAACCCTGTAGAAAAGAATATTCTTTATATGACAAAACCTTTTGGTGAAGAATATGAGAATACCTACAGAGCATTTAGTGCAAGAATCAGACAGTTGAATAAAGAGATTTATGAAGCTAAGATTAAGTTTAATGAAAACATTAAATCTGCAGATGCTCAACAATATAAAGATGCTCTTTTAGCAAAACAATCTGAAAGAGAAGCAGAGAATACTAATTACATTAAATGGATGTTGGATAATGCACACTTACCATTTAATGAAAAGTTCTATGAACTACAACTTGGAATGCCTCATGATATCAAAGATAAGTTGCAAGAAAAGTATCTTGAAGTTGAAACCATTACTTTCCAAGTAGGTAAAGGTAATGAAGTATTACTTGAGGATCATGACTTTGAACGCTTACAAGAACTGGAAATTGAAATTAAAAAGTTAAGAGCTGAAGCAAAAGAACTTAATCCAAAGTATGCAGATATGATAGATGAGTTTAACTCACTATTTGAATTTGATACTAACCAAGCTTTCTTTGAAAGAATGCAGTTTAATGCTAAGTCTAGATATGAGTCAGAGCATCCTGAACTTTGGGAAAAATGGAAAAAGGATAACACTGTCACTAAACCTACTTCTGAGTGGTATGAAGAACTAAGTGCTCTGTATGAAGCAAGAGCTGCAATATTTGGATCTGATCCTGAGATTGCAGATTTGATGCAGAAGCGTAGAGACATACTTTCACCATATAAGATTGGTGGAAGAATTAAACCACAATATTTAAGTCAATCTGAAATTGATACACTAAGTGAAATAGATGCAGAAATTGAAAGTATTATTGAGCAAAATTCTAAATCTGGTGGTAAACTTACTGCTGAAGAAAAGAAGGCATCAAGAGAAATAACTGATGCAATCAAAAGAATATCATCACTACAATTGAGTGAATCATACAATGATGCTTTTGAATCAAAAGTAAAATCATTATATGCACATCAAAGATCTATCATTGAAGCTGAAAATAAACTTGCTGTTGCTAGAACATCTGGTGACAAAAAAGCTATTGAGGATGCGGAAGAAGAATTAATCTTTGAGGAAACTCAATTTGGATTACAAGAGGCAGAATTTGAAAAATGGTATAACATGCACCATGATAATAAATATCAAAGCATTCTTAGTGGGTATGATATTAGAAATAATAGAGTACCAAAGAACTATAACTTTGAGAAGTTACCAGCTGCTACTGTAAAGGATAAGTATATGGAAACTGTACCTCATCCTAAATACAAAATCAAACGTTTAAAAGAGTCTTCAAAAAATCCTAATTTCTTGAAGTCACCAGATGGTGTACCAATGCCAAAGGCTATTAGTAAAAACAAAGATGGTCATTACATTGTAACACCTGGATATGAGAACTCACCTAATATTAATCCTAAATATAAGGAGTTAATGAAAGATCAAGAGTTATTCAGCTTCTATAATGATACCATGAAAATGTTCTTTGACTTACAAATGAAGACAGAAGGACGTAAGATTGGATATCAGGTTCCAGGTTTTGCTGCTTCAACAGTGGAAAATATTTCTAGTAAGGGAATGGTAAACTCTATTGAAGCTGAGTGGCAGAAATTTATTGACAAAAGTGTTAAGGTATATGGTTCACAAGATGCTGTTGAGAATGTATTTGGTGATCTAGGTTCTAAAATTAGACACAGATTTACAGATCAATTACCTGAAAACTTACAGTCAAGAGATGCAATTGGTTCAATTATAAAATATTCAACAGAGGCTCATTATAATATTGCAATGCAAAACGTTGCTCCTCAAGCAGATATGTACATTGAACATTTAGAATTTATGGCGGAGCAGTTGCAGAAAAACATTCAGCAAGATAAACCAATGTTTATCAAGGATGAAGCAACAGGCAAAGACGTAAAAATAGATATGTCAAAACGTTTGTCAGAACTTAAAAACGTAATTAGCATTCTTCAGTTTGAACGTAGAAAGTTTTTATATGGTCAAACAGAAAGTGGTAGCGACTTGAATAGAAAGCTAACCAAAAGAATGAACGCAGTATTTGCATACACAAGTTTTATTAGAATTGGTTTTGACGTTGCCAACCAGGCAAAGAACTATATTTCAGGAAACGTACAAGCATTTATTGCAGCAGGTGGATTGGCAAGTGATAAGTATACACAGGCTGACTATATGTGGGCTAAATCTAAAGTATATGGATACAATGGATTCTTGCACAACTACTTTGCTGATTGGGGCAAGGTAAGTGATGTTAGTGATTCTACAATGTTGTATCGTTTCTTTAACCCTGCACAAAAGGATTTCTTAAAGTATGTATCTGAAATTACTGGAACAAAAGGACGCAGACTTAAAGGTAAAGCATTGAATGTCCAAGAGTTAGGCTATATGCTACAAGACAAAGGTGATACTGAAATTGCAGTTACTGTAATGTATGCTGTAATGAATCACCACAGATTTAAAGTTATCGATAGTTATGATAGTCAAGGTAAACCTGTTTATAAGAAGGATGCTAATGGTGAGGACGTAACTGTACCTGTTCATGAAATCTACATGAAAGATTCAGAAGGACGCATGATTAGAAGAAATGATGTTGAGTACACACAAGATGATGAGAACAGAGTAAGAAACATTATTTACTCTGAAATGAGACGTGCTCAAGGTAACTATGCAAAAGCTGACCAAACTAAGTTTGAAGAAAACATGGTTGGTAAAATGGTGTTCTTCTTCAGAAAGTATCTTGTGCCTCAGTTACTTAACAGATTTGGATACTTACGTCCAAACTGGGAAGGTTCTGAAGCAGCTATGGGTTACTGGAGTGCAGTGGCAACAGCTTGGAAAGCATATGGCCCTCAAGAAGTTGGTAAACATTTGTTGCTAGGAAGCAAGAGAATGTCAAAAAGCAACAAGAATCAGATGGGTAGTTTTCTGACAAGAAAGGTAAACCAAGCAAGAAGAGATGCTATTGCTATGTTAATACTAACTATTCTATCAATGATGGCTAGAAACTATGTTAGAAAGAAAGATGATGATGATGAGGAATTAAGTTTCCTTGAAGGTAATGCTATTAGAGTATTGTGGGGTGTTAAAGGGGAAACAGTATCAATGTTCCCAGTTGGTGGAGGTTCTGAGGAATACATTAGAAACTTTACCACAGTATCTTCCTATACAAGAGAATTAAATGCCCTTAAAAAGTTTGGTTCTCATGCAATTAGCTATGGAATGGCTATGACAATGAATGGTGGAGAAGAACCTGATCCTGATAATGACAGTCAGTTTTATCAAGACATTTGGAAAGAAGCATTCTATGGACGTAAATATGGTGCATATCAAAAAGGTGATGCTAAAATTGGCAAAGACCTGATGGATTTGACAGGTATTAAGAATTTTAGAGATCTAGTTAATCCTAACTACAGGATAGATCAGATGAAAGCAAAACAATAAGAATATAACTGGTTGCCAAGTGTGACCAGTTATTCTTAAATTCTGGAAGTATTTTATAGATATTTCTGGATTATTTCTTATATTATAATAGAGGACACCATTTCTTTTGGAATGCCTGTTTTCCTGCAAATTTGTAACATTAAACATTAAATAAAGATATTATGGCATCAAAATTCTTAGTGCCTTTACAGCTTCCTGAATTGAGTGCTGCTAGCATTTCCAACCCAGGTGCAGGCTTTGTAAAGGCTTACATCTCAAATGGTTGGTTAACCAAAAAAGAAACAGACGGATCTGTTAAAGACTTTGTTCTTGATAGAACTCTGACAACTTATTCAATTGCAGCAACAGCTTCAGCTATTTCAGCAAGTGATACAGTAATTACAGCTTTCAACAAACTACAAAAAAGCTTAAACAGCATTAACCTTACAGGTGATGTTGTTGGTTCTGCTTCTTATGTTTCTGGAGCTTTAACTGTAGCAGTTACAATTGCAGCAAATAGTGTTGCTTTAGGTACTGACACCACAGGTGATTATGTAGCAGGTGTTGCATCTGGTACTGGTATTACAGTGTCTTCTTCAGGTGGTGAAGGTTCAACTCCAAGTGTAGCATTGAAAAATGCAGCTAACTTGAGTGACAATACTGTACCTATCTGGGATGGTGCTGCTGGTAACCTAAAAAATTCACCTATTCAGTTCAATGGTAGTGACATCATTATCAATGCTAACTTTGTAGTAAACGGAACTACCACAACTGTAAATACAGAAACTGTTCTTATTGCTGATAATATTATCACATTAAACAGTAACTACACAGGAGCTACTCCTACAGAAAATGCTGGCATTGAAGTTGAACGTGGTACATTATCAAATGTTTCTATCCGTTGGAATGAAACAACTGATAAGTGGGAATTGACCTCTGATGGTACAACTTTCTACACTATTACAACCTCAAATGATTCGCCTAACGTAATTGCTGGTGCTGGTATTACTGTAACAACTGTTGGTAACCAAGTTACTGTAGCTCATACAGATACGTCAACTGCAACTACTGCGTCTAATAGTGGTACAACTGTAATTCAAAGCATTGGTGTTGACACATTTGGTCACGTTACTTCTATTGCTTCAAAAGAACTTAAGTTTGTTGATAATATTGGTGATGGTTCTAATACTCAGTTTGTAGTTTACCATGGCAAAGGTTCTGAAGATATTTTAGTACAAGTTTATGAAAGAGTAATGCCTGGTCAATTGGTAGAATGTGATGTAGTTGTATTAACAGCTAATGAAATTCAATTAAGCTTTGCATTACCACCACAACCAGATGAATTTAAAGTGGTTATTATCTAATAGGATAATAATTTAAAAGTGTCTTATGACATAAAACAACACATACATGAGTCGTAGAGTAGAAACAGATTTATTAATAAGAGGAATGCTGTCAGTTCACAATCTCCCACAGTTGGGGATTGTGGCTGACAAATTTTTAGTTTATGATCCTTCCACCAAAGGTGTAAAATTCAGAACAGCACTTCAAATGTTATCTGATCTTGGTGCTGCGTCTTCTAGTATTGGAATTGATCAAGTTCTTGCTAATGATAATATCACTAGCTTAAGCTTAACACTTGGTGGATTAGCAGTTAATGGTTCTGTGGCATTCACCTCTTTAAATGCTGGTGTTCTTAAAGTAGATGCAAATGGGAATGTTTATTCTGATGCGTCTTCTGTTGTAGATATAACTGATTATGATTATGATATTATAGGTGTGAGAAATGGGATTAACTCAGCTTTTCAACTTAGAAATATATTTGTACCAGATAGCACTAGGGTTTATATCAACGGTATTAGACAAACTCTTGGGGCAGGATATGATTATGACGAAGTTCAACCTGATATGATTCAGTTTCATACTCCTCCTTCTGTAGATGATCTATTGACTGTTGACTATAAGATAACCATACCATAAAATAATAATTACTTAAGATATGTCAATAACTCTAGTTAGGAAGTCTCAGATAAGACCTCTGAACATTATAAGAAGTGATATAAACACTACTACGTCAGGTTCAGCATTGATCACAAAGGTTATTGCTGGAACAGGATTGACATTGTCTTCTTCAACTGGAATTAACCCAGGTACTGGTGATGTAACAATTGCATTAAGCATTGCTTCTGCAAGTGTTATTGGAGGTGTTAAAATTGGATCAGGTTTAAGTATTGCTGTTGATGGTACTATTAGTGTTATTTCAACACCAGTGACATGGGGTACAATTACAGGAACTCTTTCTAGTCAAACAGATTTACAGGCAGCTTTAAACGCAAAATACAATAATCCTACTGGAACAACTTCTCAGTACATAGATGGTACTGGCGCACTGCAAACTTTTCCTTCAGCATTATCTACAGATTTTGTTAGACATGCTGTCAAGGCTGGAGTGGCAATAAACATTGGACAAGCTGTTTATGTTACGTCTTCTGACGGAACAAACATGATTGTTGGTTTAGCTTCCAATGATTCTGAAGCTACATCTTCTAAGACCATGGGTCTTTTAGATGCAACAGTTTCTATAAATGGATTTGCTAATGTTGTTACTGAAGGTCTTTTGGCTGGATTAAACACTGCTACTGCAAATGCAGGAGATCCTGTATGGTTAGGTGTTAATGGAGATCTTATTTTTGGTTTATCAAATAAACCAGTTGCTCCAAGACACTTGGTATTTATAGGTATTGTTACAAGGGCTAATGCCAACAATGGTGAGATCTTTGTAAAAGTACAGAATGGATTTGAATTTGGAGAACTTCACAACTATGTAGAAAATGGTGTACAAAATAATTATGTAATATCATATGAGTCATCCACAAGTTTATACAAACCAAAATCAATTGCAACACTTTTAGGATACACTGCAGCAAATGATGCAAGTGTAGTTCATACAACTGGCAACGAAACTATTGCTGGTATTAAAACATTTTCTAGCACTACTCAATCAACTTCTATATCTACTGGTGCAGTTGTTATTGGTGGAGGTTTAGGAGTTGCTAAAAACTTATATGTTGGTGGAGACCTTAATATAGCTGGTAACCTTACAATTGGAGGTACTACCACTACTGTAAACGCTCAAAACTTGAGTGTATCAGATAATATGATTTATCTGAATAATGGTATTCAAACAACAATTACAAATGCTGTTGGTAATGGTTCATCAGTAGTTTATACAACCCAAGAAGTTCACAACTATTCTACTGGAATGGTTGTAACTATTACTGGTGTAAGTCCAAGTGTATACAATTTAACTAACCAAACTATTACTGCAGTATCTAGCAACTCATTTACAGTTGCAAGTAGTGTGACAGGTAGTTTTGTTTCTGGTGGAACTGCTAGAGCTAAAACAGCAGCTAATCCAGATCTTGGTTTTGCAGGTGGATACAACGATGGCACTTATGGACATGCTGGTTTATTTAGAGATGCTTCTGACAATGTCTGGAAGTTCTTTAAAGGATATACTCCTGAGCCAGATGCTTCCCCTTACATTGATACAGCGCATGCTTCATTTGCTTATGCAGATTTGCGTGCTTATAATATTACAGGTAATTCATTTGTTAAAGTTGGAGGTACATCCTCTCAATTCTTAAAGGCAGATGGATCTGTAGACACAGCTACATACTTAACTTCTTACACAGAAACAGATACTCTTGCTACAGTTACTGCAAGAGGAGCATCAACACCAAATGGTGTAGCTTTCAATGGTGGTGCTACTGCGACAAACTTACGTTTAAATGGTGCACCTATTGCAGCAGAAGCTAGTTTATCTTTGGGTGCTCATGGTACTGATGAAGGTGGTCAGTTAGTATTAAACAAAGCTACTTCATATAGTTATGCAGCACATATTGATGTTTGGCATGACGTACTTAGATTCCTTTATGGAAGTGATACTGCAACAACTGGTGTTGCAATGTCTCTCAACTTATCTAATAGACAATTAGTACTTAATGCTTATACAGCTGTAAATTCATTTAGCGGTACTGCTGTTGGATATTTAGCTTTTGATTCTTCTGGTAACGTTATTACAGTTGCTTCACCTGCTGGTGCTGTAACTTCAGTTAATGCCGGTACAGGAGTTTCTGTAAACTCAACTACAGGAGCTGTTACAGTTTCTATTGGTCAATCAGTAGCAACATCAGCAACTCCATCTTTTGACAAAGTGTTTTTGACAAACAATGGTAGTGGTGCTAATCTAAAGGTTGGTGATGATGTTTGGATTGGTGATGTAAATAATGCTAATACTTTAGGTGTTGTTGGTCAACAAAATAATAACGCTGGTTATATTGCTTTTGGTTCTGATTGGGCTACTACATTAGGTAGAGTTGGATCAGGTGATTTGACTTGGGGTGGAAATAGAATTTGGACTGCTGCTAACTTAACAAACTTAAATCAGTTAACAAATGGTCCTGGTTATATTACAGGTATCACATCTGCAAACGTAACTACAGCTTTAGGATATACTCCTTATAACTCAACAAACCCTAGTGGTTATATTACTTCCGCTTCATTATCAGGATATGCAACTCAAGCATGGGTTCAATCACAAGGTTACTTAACATCAGTCTCTGATATATGGGTAAATAATTCTGGTGATAGCATGACTGGCAACTTATCTTTTGGATCAAGTGGTGCTGGTATAACTTGGGCTGCAAATACTGACGGTGCTTCTATTACATTTGAGTCAACAGGCGATGGTGGAAATGGAACAAGAGCTTACTCAAACTTATTAATTGCTCTTTCTGACAATGGAGATGAGGGATTAAAAGTGACATCATCTAGTACAGAGTTGTTTTATGTGAATACAAACATTATTCAATATAAAGGAAACAACTTAGCAACACAATCTTGGGTTAGTTCTCAAGGATTTTTAACTTCTTACACAGAAACTGATACACTTGCAACTGTAACAGCTCGTGGTGCTTCAACTAGCACTGCCATTACACTTAGCAGTACAGCAAACCATTTTAATGGACATCACTACTTTGACGCATATGATGCTAATGGTAATCATTATCCTCACTATAATCCAGGTTCTAGTAATAATGGTTCTAAGTTAAATCTTAGAATGTTTGATAGTAGTGGTAATGCTGTTGTATTCTATTTGAATGGTACTTCAAAAGAAATTAGTTGGAATGGATATGCTATATGGCATGCAAACAACTTGACAAACTTAAACCAATTATCTAATGGACCAGGATACATTACATCTGCAGCATTAGTTAATTATTGGAATGTAACTTCTCCAGATCCTGTACATGTAGTATCAACAGATGTTGTTTTTGAAGCTTTGAATGTAACTTTTCAAAATGATATTACAGTTCAAGGTCATATTAATGAAACATCTTCTTTAAGATATAAAGAGAACGTAATAAATCTTGAAACAGTTACTGAGAAAGTTAATAAATTAAGACCTGTACGCTATAATAAAATTGGCAATGCAGAACAAGAAATAGGACTTATTGCTGAAGAAGTTAGTGAGTTGTTCCCTGAATTTGTAAATTATAATGAAGCAGGTCAACCAGACTCACTTAACTATACAAGACTTTCAGTAGTCTTGTTACAGACAATAAAAGAATTATCAGATAAAATCAATAAATTAGAAACTAAATAATATGGCTACTTTATTACTTGGTACAACAATAGGTGGATATGCTGCCATACATGCTGGAAACATTGCTTCTCAGTCAGTAAATTACGCGTCTAGTGCTGGTTCTGTTGCATGGTCAAATGTAACAGGCAAACCAACATTGTTGTCACAATTTACAAATGACCTTGGAAACTATGGTTCATGGATAACTGCTTCTTATTTAGATGACTATACAAGAGGTTCTTACCGTGTGATTTCAGATTATGGTGGTAATACTACTTGGTACTTAAGAGGAGATGGCCAATTTGTTTGGGGTAGATCTCATGACTGGTCTTATTCATTTAGACTCAACTTACCTACAGGTTCTCAAAATAATACAACTTGGGCATATATTGGTCAACAAGATTCAAATGCTGCTTCAGGTACATGGAGAGGTTTAAGAGTTAGAAAATATAACGGTGGCAGTGTTGATGGTGATCTATCAGCTGGTGCTTTTTATATTGGCGATACAAGAAAAGATCAGAACTGGGACACTGCATATGGATGGGGTAACCATGCTTCAGCAGGTTATGCTACAACCTCATATGTTACAACACAGATTGCAAATCTTGTTGCTAGTGCTCCATCTACTTTAGATACATTAAATGAATTAGCTGCAGCATTAGGTAATGACGCAGCATTTTCTACAACAGTTACTACTGCTTTAGGAAATAGATTAAGAATTGATACTGGTTCTCAAGGACTTAACTCTACCCAGCAAGGGTATGGTAGAACAAACTTAGGATTAGGTTCAGCTGCAACGTATGCTGCTGGTGATTTTGCATTAGCTTCTCACAACCACAGTGGTACTTATTTACCATTAGGTGGTTCTTGGATGGCAGACTTTGGATCTTATGGATTTACTAGACAAGCTGGATACAGTGTTGTTGGTGGTGAGTGGGTGCTTATGTCAAACAACGCGCAAGTGTCTACACTTATTGATGGTTCATACTATGCAGGTGAAAATGGAGGTTTCTATTCATTAAATAGTGCAAACAATTATACATCAAGAAAAGGTTTCTATAATGATGGTACTTATGCAAACTTTAACACGGGCGTTACTGTAGGTGGTGATTTAATTACCACAAGTGCTATTTACCCTGGGTTTAACAATGGGGTATCAGGTTCACAAACTTCCTACTATTTTTATGGAAATACAGGTAACTCAGGCATTAGAACTAATGGCAACTTACTTGTAAACTCTGATATTTATTTAGGTACAAGAGGTCAATGGCTTTCTACATACTTGAACCAGAATGTGAGAACAGATAGTTCACCTACATTTAGCAGTGTTTACTTTGGTGGTTCTCAATTAACTACGTCAATGGTTAATGGATTATCTAATATGCTTGGTGTAACAACTTTGCCATATTCTTGTGACATTGTTGTCAATGGTGATCCTGATAAATTCTATGCAGTACAGTTCTGGGGTGGTGATCAAGATGTTTGGAGAAGAATTATTATCAAGCGTGGCTATGGAGAACAAGCTCCATGGGACCCAATTGGTACTGGTGTACACCATGGCGGACTTCTATTAGATTGGGAGGGTAACTTTGGTGGCTGGGGTGGAGCAGAATATGCTGACCGTATCAGAGTATTCAATGAATCATATACTAATGTGTGTGCTGATATGTTCATATACAGCCACTCAATGAGTTATGTATTCATGCTTAGAGGTGGTGGTGCTATTTATCACTTGTTCTCAGACCAAGCAATTAATGGTTTTTATCAATCAGGTTCACCAGATATTTTGTACAGTTCAGCTACATTATCTTATGATGATGCGTGGTCTGGAACAAATCAGTATGATGTATATGCGCCAGTTCCATTAGGATTAGGTCAAGTAAACTCATCACGTATTGATGGACTTAGAACTAAAAAGCAATCATTGCTTGATGGCAGATATTTAAGACAAGGTGTTGATATTAGTGGTATTGGTACAATAACTACTACAAATAGTTATGCAACAAATTTCTTTGCTTCAAATGCTTTTTACTTAAACGGTGCATCATATTTCTTAAACTCAACTAATGGTGGTATTTATACCAACGCTAGATTTGAGTCTGCTACATTACTTGTAGCTCCTGGTGGTAATTCATCACATTGGAATACTGCTTATGGTTGGGGAAATCATGCAAGTGCAGGATACGTTCCAGGTAGTAGAACAATAACTATTAACGGAACATCTTATGATCTTACAGCAAACAGATCATGGACTATTAGTTCTACTGATAATACAAAACTTCCTTTAGCAGGAGGTACAATGTCTGGAAGATTAACTCTTTCTAGTATTAGTGGTGTTTCCCAAACAGTTCCAAATGACTATGGTGCATATTTACACCTAGGTTCTTGGGGTGTTGGTAGAACAGACCCTTCTGCGGTATTGGTAAACACTGCTTATAGAGCTGACTATGCTGATTCACTTTTTGACATGAATATTTCCAGATTTACAAATAACTCTGGATACATTACATCAAGTGGATCTATTAGTGGTTCAGCAGGATCTGTTAGTGGATTAACACTTAATAGTTCAGCTAATGGTATTAATCCTGATAACGTTACACAAAATCAAATAGGTTATAATACAAGTGTATCTTTATTTGGTCAAACAGATGGTGGTCTTTACTCATCTGCATATAATAGTTCATGGATTCACCAAATTTATGGTGATTTTAGAACAGGTCAAATTGCTGTTAGAGGTAAAAATAGTGGAACATGGCAAGCTTGGAGAACTGTTATAGACTCTGGTAATATTGGTTCACAATCTGTAAACTACGCAAATAGTGCTGGATCAGCAAGTAGTGCGACAACCGCAACTTATGCTACAAGTGCTACAAGACTTTATGCATCAGATTCTCCATATAGATATGGTGATGGTGCTCCTTATTATTTATACATGAACTACGATGGTGGTAGTTATTGGGAACTTAAAGTTTCTCCAGCTACTCCAGGAACTGTTCGTGTTGCTTATGCAAATAGTGCAGGTAGTGCATCAACATCTAGTCAAGTTACAATCAACTACAATAATGATTCTAACTCAACCTATCAACTTCTTTGGGGTTCTGGCAACAGTGTTTATGGTACTTCACAAGTATATATAAATCCTAATTCAGATGTAATATATGCAAGAGGAGGTTTTATAAGTCCTGGTAATCCTTGGGGAACATCAGATTCTGCATTTTTTCCAAATGGTATTACTACTGCTGGAGGAACTAACTGGATTTATGGGCGTACTTATATTGGTAATGCTCCAGGTAATGGTAATGGTCATCAATTTGAAACTAATGGTAGCATGTATTCTACAGGTCATCATTATTTGGATTCAAATTATGGTCAAACAATTGTAGGTAGATATTCTTCTACAGTTTATCAAGGTGTTTGGGCAATGGGTGATTCTTATAAATTACCAATGGATGGCTCATCTACTGGATCACTATATGGTCTTGCTTGGTCTCATCCTAATGCTGGTGGTGTAGCAAGTAACTTGAATACCCATGGTCTTCTTGTAATGGAGAATGGTACATTCTTAGCTGCAATCTCTGGTTCAATTAGAGCTAGAGATGATGTACGTGCTCCTGCTATTTATGATTCAGGTTCTCGTGTAGCTATTTCAAGAGGTGAAGGTAGAAACTACGTTGATTATTCAAGATATGTTTATAATAATGGTGCTTATTCTGGATCAGGATGGGTTGAACCATCTGATTTAGGTGTAAGATATGCTAATTCAGCAGGTTCTGCATCAAGTGCTTCTTCTGCAAGTAATGCTGATAGATTGTATCCTGTTGGAGCTGCTATTGATAATACTCACCCTGGATATGGTTTAAGAGCATGGTATGATTGGGCATATAGTGGAACTTATAGAAATGGTTTAACATTAGGTTCTAATCCTGGTGATCAATCTTATGGTTGGCAGATTTGGCAAAACATGTGGAATGATCGTACTTACACTAGACGTTATAATGGTGGTTGGCAATCTACTAGAACTTTGTTGACTGTTGAAGATGATCCATATGCTTACAACATGAATCAGTATGTGAGAACATCTGATAATGTTAGTTTCAATAGAATTGATGTTGGTGCTGTATATGCAAATAACTGGTTTAGAGCACAAGGAGATACAGGTCTTTATCAACAAGATTACGGTGGACACTTTAGAAGAAATACAAATTCCTCACATGGTACATGGGAAATATTTGGATATGCTAAAGGTGGATACAATGGTTTATTGATTAAAGATGATGCTGGATATTTTAACAACTACATGCACGAAGGTGGTAATGGTGGTCTATATTGTGAGAATCAGGGTGGACGTTGGCCATGGTATTGGCATAGAGGAAATACATGTTTAGGACTTGGTAACTCAACAACATCTAGTTCATATCGTGTATATGTAAATGGTAGTTTGTATGCTGAAGGCGACATTGTTGCTTATTCTGATGCTAGAAAGAAATCTGAAATTGTTACTATTGATAGTGCTTTAGAAAAAGTAAAACAATTAAGAGGTGTTTACTATGTTAGAACAGACGAAACTGAAAAGGGTAGACAAACAGGTGTTATTGCTCAAGAAATAAATGAAGTATTACCTGAAGTTGTTACTTATGCTGCAGACGTTGACGAATATGGCGTAAAATATGGTAACATAGTGGGGGTTCTAATTGAAGCAATTAAAGAACAACAAAAAGAGATTGAGGAACTTAAAGCTAAACTAAACTAATATGCCAATAGGAAGTGGATCAGTTTCAGCAACAGGAATCAACCTAGAATTAGGAAGAGCTTCTAATGCAAATATTTCTATAGATACTGCAGAAAATGGTGGATATGCTACAATAAATACATGTAGCCCATCATATCCTAGTAGTTCTAATCCTGCTTCATTTAGTGAATGGAGAAACTATAACCATGGGTTTGCATGTTGTAATACTCCAGCTATTACATCTGTTGGCAATGCAACATCTTCAAGCCTTGATGTATACTGGGTTGGTTTATCTAACTGTTCAGCTTCTCATATAGAATACAGCACTAACCAATCTAGCTGGACAAATGTTTCAGCAGGATGTGTGTCACCAAGAACTATATCTGGTCTTGCTTCTGGTACAACATATTATTTTAGAATAAGAATAACTTGTACTTCAACAGGAGGATATTCAGGATATTCAAATACAATGTCAGGAACAACATCATCAGGATGTGCTGCTTATGGTACTTTTCTGACTTCTTATTGCTCTGGATGTAATCTTTATTATAGATATGCTAATGGAGCATGTGGATATTATGATGTAAATCAGGGATGTAGTACAGGTTGTGGAGGTTGCTGTTGTGCACCATCAAATGGTACATATTTATCATCAGGATGTAACGGTTGTGATTATGGTAACTATTATGCTGATGGTTGTTGGGGTACATATTTTGGGGTAACAACTCCAAATCATCCAGACTGTGGTTGTGGTGGTAGTGTTGACTGCTATTGGGGATGGGCTGATGGAGGTGGATATCAAGAATTTACTACTTGTGATGGTTTTTTGGTTCAATTGTATGAATATGATAATAGACCAATTGATTACTGTATTGACTTTGCACAACCACATTATGGAGTATATCATAACAACCAATCATGTTCAATAAGATAAAATTAAAAACTAACATATGACAAACTTAAATTCATATACAATTGGTAATCACTTATATAGAGTAGGTGATGAGTATACAATAGGTCCTGATACATTTAAAATTGAAGTAATTATAAATGTGCTTGACTCAGTGTTCTTCTATTGTACAAAGAAAAATAATGAGGACTTTAAAATGACAGTGAGTAGAAATACGTCTGTTACCTCAAAAACAATTCCTATTTTCTCTATGGTTTTTCACCATAGACTCTTAGAAACTTTGCAATCATCTGGAAATTAGGTAAATTCCTAGATATTTTGTATATTATTAATGTAGAAATTAACTAAAAAAAATTATAACAATGGCACTAAAAATCACATCTGAAATTGGTACAGATCAAGGAATTACCAATGAAGCTTATGTTCGTATTGTAAACTACAATATCAACAAAGGTGGTCAAGCAAGCTTTGCATTGCAACTTTTTAATTCTGCAGCTGATGCTTCAGCTAACTATCTTTCAGGTCCTGCAGGTCCTGCTTCAACTGTTGCTAAAAACGCAAAAATTGGTGAAGTTTTCACTGTTGCATTGACTAAAGAAGTTCCAACAACTTATACAGTAACTAAACCAGTTCCTACAGAAGTAGAAGTAACTGAAGAAATTAATGTACCAGGTGTTGATGGAGCTCCTGACACTACAGAACTTGTTACTAAAACAATAATTCAATCAGTTATGACTGAAGTTGAAGAAACTTCTGTGAAAATTGTTCCTGATATGTCTTCTGTAGAAGGTGTTGATGTTTTCACTTTTGGCTATGGTCAATTGAAAACTAAATTGGAGTCTCTATTTGGAGAAGGAAACGTTGTAGATTGTTAAGGTTATGGCAGCAAAGAAAGGCGGGGCTATGAACTCTGTGATACACAAAGTAAAGCCCAAAGTAAGAAGACCAGGCGTACATGCTAAAACAAAACAATCTAGCATCAAGACCTCTAAAAATTATGTAAAACCATATAGAGGACAAGGTAGATAAGTTTGTATTTATCAAACAATTAATTATCTTTGTAAAGACTTTTAATATTAAAAAATCAATTTATGGCAGAATCAACAAAAATCAAATTCAATGTTGCTGAGATCTTAACATTGGATGCTGAACTAAATGGAACTGAAAAGTTCAAGGGATTGCTCTCCCAAAAAATGTCACTAGCAACAAAGTATCAACTTACTAAGATTGCTAAAGTAACTGGTGAAGAGAAAGAAACATTTGAAAAAATGCGTATGGATCTTATTAAAGAATTAGGTGTAGAAAAAGATGGTCAGATTTCTATTCCAGAAATTGAAACTATCAAAGGTGAAAACGGTGAACCAGACAAGGTTCAATTACACCCTGACTACATTAAGTTTAGAGAGCAATTAGAAGAATTGTTTGTACAAGAAAAAGAACTTGAGCAACCAAACTTTAAGATTGAAGATTTTGCATCTTTAGAAACTGAAGGAAACTTTCCTGCATTTTTTAAGTTGCTTGGTTTGTAATAATAGATTTGTTTGTAGTAAAGAAAAGGGCCCTGTTTTGCAAGGCCCTTTTTTATTTACAAGTATTTCTTTTTTAGAATTGATTCCCAATAATCAATATTCCACTCATCACCATTTTGATAGACAGTATATTTGCAAGGAAACTCTCGTCTTGCTTGTAATACTCTAAATCCTGCAGGTAATCCTTTATGAGTGTCTCTTGAATAATACAACCAACATTCCCAGTAATGTGTACTATCAGGAACATGAAAAAACACAACAAATTGCCATTTGAAAAATACAAATGACCATCTTGGATTCCATTCATGTCTGTAGTCATTATCTTCCCATTTGGTTTTCCAACCTAAACCAACAAAGTCAAAACCTATTTTTTTAGGTTTAAACATTCGTGTTTTTTTGTCAAGTACTCTTGGATAAAAGTATGGAGTTCCTATTGCAATTTTACCAAAGTAGAATTTTAACTTTGGAATTTTGAAAGGTGAAAAGTACACTTTCATCCAAGAAAAGTCTTCTAGAAAATACTTTAGTTTGTAATACCATTTCATAAGTTAAATGCTTTAATGGTTTTCTCAAAAGGATTTCCTGGAATATCTTTTACAAGTTGCAGCATCTGCTGTGCTAATTCTCTCACTTCTTTTTGTGCATGTTCTGAATTACGCAGTTTTAAAAAGTGAGCAAAGCTTCTCCAGTTAAACATTACATCCATGGTAATTTGTGAGTTCATTGTTTTAAAAAATCTTGCAGACTCCTTAGCACGTTTGCGTCCTATCAAGGGTGTCAAGTCTTTTAAACAATTGTGATACAGATAATTTGAAATATCTGTAAAGTCTTGCAATACATTGCTCCAGTAATCTACTCCTTTTTTCCAAGATAGTTCATCTTCAGACATCTCATCATGAAGATATAAATCCTCAGACAAGGGTTGTCCTTTCCAATCTTCAGGAATATAAAACTTATCTTCTTTTAATTCTTTGTACCTAGCAGACTCACCATTAATACTTACACCAACGCGATGTTTTAGCAAGTGAATATGTGTGGCTTGATCTACTGTTACAAGAAAGTGTAGTGATGATTTTTCAAAAGGTGTGTGATGTCCTTCTGAGGCAAGCATCTCAAGTAATTTGTCAACTCGTTGTAATTTGTCTTCTGACAAATCTCTGGAAGTACTGGTCCATGCAGATTGTGCATGAACCAGATCAGTTCCATAGTATCCTAGTAATTCTACTTTGTTGTCCATTAGAATGTAAATATTTGAGGTGGTTTTGTAAGATGTTCCTGCCATAGTTTAACCTCTTCTTCATCAAGAAACTGCACCATATCAGAAACTTGTTCTACTGTGAAAGTAGTGTCAGCGTTACCTCCTTCATCATCTGTACCCACTATAAGTGCATGACCAAATAATGGTTGTGCGGGATAGATATCAATAAAGAAAGCACCTGGAATTTTGTCAACAGGTTTAAATAAACCTTCGTCATCTACATAGATAACATCAGATGTAGGTTCTACTGTTTGCGGATATGCAACAGTCATAATGTTACATTCAAGTAACTGATAAATGTCACTGAGTTGTGGACCTAAATCCACAATCTCAATGCATCTATTTTTTGCGTCAATTTTAATTGCTTTAACCACTGTCTTATGTTTAAGGGCCAAAATAATGATAACCAGAATCAGAAACATCTTCATCATTTCCTTCAGCAATGTTATAACATATACCAGCTAGATTTGAAATTGTGTTTTTATTCTTGTCATCTTTTTTAATAAAGTATCTTGATGTTTGCATGTATGTATAGTCTGAAGTAGCTTCAAAACTTTCTACATATCTTTTAGTTGCAGTAAAGACATCATCCCAAGTATACTCAGGATATTCTTTAAAGAACCATACAAATGCTGCAACAAGTTCTTTAGGATTAGTGCGGAATGCTAAGCTTGTACCAGATTTCTTACCAGCAGGAAACAATTGATTGTATTCAGCAATCTTATCATCCCATTCAGCAAGAGCAATTGGATTCTTTTTAGCACGCTTTGCTTTGTTAAGAATGTGTTCACACTCTTTCAAAAGGTGTTCGCCTGTTAGAGTTATTTTGTAAATATCATTTACACCTGTACTTTCTTTTACAAGATGTCCAGTGGTTTCAAGACGGTATTGCTCCGTCTTGAAATTCACATAAGATGGGTACATATAGTTGTTAAAGGTGCAATGTAATACAAACAATCCATTAGGGCTTACCTTGTTTTTGACTAAGTAATCATATAGATCTTTCATATTGTTGGTTTTACTTTTACAAAGTTAATTATCCTGCACAGGATTCACAAGAAAGAATGTCTCTTGCAAATTCTTGAGCAGCGTTTTGCCCCAATTGATAGTACAACGTTTTGATACCCAACTCATGGGCTTTCAATAACAAAGTATTAATATCTTTTGTTGGCGTTTGAGGATGGATCATAAGATTCAAAGACTGTCCTTGGTCAACATATTTCTGACGCGTAGAAGCTTGAATAATAATTTCCATCTGGGAGATTTCCATAAAGGTTCTGAACACAAGTTTTTCTTCTTCTGACAAGAATGATAAGTGTTGAACACTACCAGCTCTTTCCAGGATTGACTGCCATACTTCCATTGTATCCTTACCCAACTTAGCAAGAAGCTCTTTTAGATAAGGGTTCTTTACAGAATGCTTAACCTTTGCTGTCTTCTTGATATAGTAATTACTGGTGTAAGGTTCTATACTCTGAGACTGTTGTCCCATGATGAAAGAAGAAGAAGTGTTTGGAGCAATCGCTGTAAGCGTGGTATGACGTCTATCATATTTGTCAGAAGCAAGAACTTCTGGTTTACCAAAGCGTGACGCCATCTCACGGCTTGCTGCCCAACATTGTTCTTGTATTGTTTTGAAAATCAAAGTGTTTACAAGCTTAGCTTGCATTGACTCAAAAGGAATCATATTACTTTGCAAGTAAGAATGATAACCTGATGCTCCAATACCAATAGCTCTATGTCTTTCTGCAAAACGGATAGCTCTGCTAATAAAAGCAACATCTCTATACTTGTTTATAAACTCAGTCAAAACAGCATCTGCAATGTAAACAGCAATGCGTACAGCGTCAGTGTCTTTCCATTCATCAAACTTAACTAGGTTCATGCCTACTAAGTCACACACAAAGGATTCTTCTTCTGTAGAAGGAAGTAATATCTCTGTACACATGTTAGAAGAGTTAATAACAGATCCATTGTCTTTGTATACATCAACAGTTGCATTGTTTACATTATCTGTATAGAATATGTAAGGAAAGCCAGTTCTGTTTCTGCTGTCAATTACCATGGCCCATAGCTCACGCTTTTCCATATCGCCTGCTTTCATTTCTTCAAGCCATTTGTCAGAAACACAAACACCAAAAGGAAAACGTTGAAGTTTGTGGCCCTCACCATTGATTCTCAAGAAATCTTTAATATCACCATGATCAATGTCAAGATATGCAGCAAATTCACCACGTCTAACATTACCTTGTGAGATAACATTTTTGGTTGTGTCAAACATCTGCATAAAATGCACAGCTCCATAGGTTTCACCACCTGTTGAGATGGGTGTACCAGCTGGACGTAATTCACCAAAGTAACCTGATGTTCCTCCTCCAATTTTACAAAGCATACCAACTTCAGCATTTGCTCTAACAATAGATTCAATACTGTCACTGACATGTGTGTTAAAACAAGAAATACCAGAACCGCGACCAGTACCTACGTTACTCCATACAGGTGATGGAAGTACATAGTAACCTTTTTCAATGTAATCTTTTACCTTTGCTTTTATCTCGTCATCCTTAAATGTTTCACCAACTAAGTTGGCAATAGAGTTGATTCTATCTTCAATAGATTCATTGTTGTGAAAATACCCTCTTCCCATGAATTCTTCACTGAGGGGTGTGTACCAGTCCATTTTTGTTGTCATGTTAAAATAAGTCTTTACTTGTTATAGATTTTTGAAATTTAGTGTAGTTAGTTCCTTGTGTATTGAAGAAGTCATTACGCACATAACCATAGATAGCCTCAACCATCCAATACAGTTCTGAAAGTTTGTCTTCATCAATTTCAAAAAGTTCTTTGCCACCAATAGCAGTTAATGAAGCATTAAATCTTGATTTAATAAATTCAATAACAGCATCTTTTGAGATACTATCAATCTCTCCATTTTCAAATATCCAGTCAATGATTTTTACTTCTGCATCAAAAGCTTTTTTGCAGGCCCTGTAGATTTTGTCATAAAAATCTTGGTCAAACCATTCTGGGTATTCTTTCTTGATTAGATTGATAACATGCATACCAAGCTGCGCATGTATAATTTCTTCTTTCATTGTAGCTTCAATAACAGTGTCTACTTCTTTCAACATGTTTTTCTTTTCAATAAAAGATTTTACAATAGCAAACTGGCTAAATAATGATACGTTCTCAATAAACATAGAGAAGAGAGCAAGGTTTAAAGTGTAAACCTGTTTGGCGTTTTCTCCACTGTTCTTAAGATACTTTGTCAAATAATCCACGCGTCCTCCAATAACTGGATTCTGTAACAGCATATCAAATTCATTGTTTAATCCTAAAACTTCTAGCAACTTGCTATAAGCTTCAGAGTGTACAACTTCATTTTCTGCAAACGTGATTCCTACTGAGTTAAATTCTGGTTTTGGAATATGCTCACCAAGCTTTGCCCAGAATGTTTTTACAGATACTTCTATCTGTGAAATAGCCAAAAGAGTTCTTTTGATTGCCTCTTTTTCATGAGGACTTAATTTGTGTTTGAAGTCAAAAGCGTCAGAGTCAAAGTTAAACTCTTCAACATCCCAACGACTGTGTTTGATAGCATCCCTGAACTTAATAATTTCAGGATACTCATAGGGCTTGAAGGCCACACGTTTGTCAAAGATACCCATAGTTGTTTATATTTATTGTTAATTTTAAAGTTAGTTAACTGATTACCAGTACTTATTGGCAAAAAAACCTGGCAAAGCTATCACTTTCCAGGTTGTGTATAAGGTGAAATCAAACTCTGACCTCACTCATATAAGATACAAAAATCACCCTTCTTTGCCAAGAATAAGAGTGTTAAGTTTTACAGTTTTTTGGATTTTTCATGGAGTACAAAGATGGTAAATATTTTTTAAAAAGAGAAAGATTAGTTTGAGATTCTTTTGTTCTTTGTAATTATTTCTGTATATTATATATGAGAGAGGTAGGAGTATAAATTATCTTATAATAACTTATATTCTTACAAAAATGAGCAATACCAAAGGAGAATACCCTAGAGAACAGGTTATTTCTATTTTAAAAGAATGGGCTAGTCCTGTTCTAATTGGCCTTGTTGGCATGTTACTCTGGAGAGACGTAACAGAAATGCGTGCAGATGTTAAACTTTTGCTTACACAGCAAAGTGCAGACAGAGTTAAAATTCAGCAACTTGAGGATGATGTCAAGTTACTAAAGACGTATGTCCTGACACCATTAAAAAGCACGCCAGCACAAACCCCACCACCTAATGAAACAGAGCAACGTTCTTCACCTATTTTAAAGGATGAAGAATATGAGCTAGTACCAAAGAAGAAGCGTTAACCAAAACAGATTAGATGAACCAACGAATATATTTAATTGTAATTGCAGTATTAGTATGCATTATACTCTTACAGAGATCTTGTAGCTCACCTAACAAAGTATTTGTTCCAGGTGAAAATAAAGTTCTTTATGATACAGTCTGGAAACATGTTCTCAAAACTGAGGTTAAGAGAGTACCTGTTCTTGTAAGAGATACAATTCCCTTACCAGGAGATACAGTTTTTGTACCAGACACAAATTACAACAAACTTAAAATACAGTATACAAATCTTGCAAAAAGCTATGGAACTAGAAATCTCTATCGTGACTCAATACAATTGGATACTCTTGGGTATCTTGTTGTAATAGATACTTTACAATATAATTTATTGAAATCTAGAGTCTATCAACATAATTATAAATTACCTACAGTTACAGGCTATGTACAACAAGAACAACGCAGGCAGTTGTATATAGGAGGTGGAATTTCTATAAACAAAAGTCTTGAGTTAGCTAATCTTCAAGTAGGTCTACTATACAAAACCAAAAAGGATCAGATTTATGGAGTGCAAACAGGCATCTCACAAAATCTACAACCTTATTTTGGTATCTCTTCATACTGGAAAATCAAATTAAAATGAAAAAACTAACAGCATTTCTCAAGTCTATGCTTTCAGATGAAAAAGGATCTGTTAGCTCAAAACGTGTTGTAGGATTTATGTGTTCTATTACACTATGCTTTACATTAATTTACTCAGTTTTTTCAGCTAAGAATCCAACTCTTTCTCCAGCATTGATTGAAAGTGTTGCTTTATTAGCATTTGGATGCTTAGGATTAACTAGCGTTGATAAGTTTACACTTACCAAAACTAAATCAACTGAAGAACAAATTTAAAAGTCATGGACATTAAACAAGTAACGTTTCCAGCAAGTCAATACTTTCAGGAAGAACATCCAAAAAAACAAATTTATTTACATCATACAGCAGGTAATGCTAATGGTGAGCAAGTATTTGCAGGATGGGCTTCTAATTCAGAAAGAATTGGAACATGTGTTTCTATTTCTGGTAATGGAAAAGGAACTGTAGATGGTCAAATTATTCAAGGTTTTAGTTCTAAACATTGGGCATATCATCTTGGATTAAAACAAGATGTGTTTACAAAAGCTGGTGTAAAGTATCAGAGCCTTGATAAGATTTCAATTGGTATTGAGATTTGTAACTGGGGCCAACTTACTTTAAAAGATGGTAAGTTTTACAATTATGTAAACAGAGAAGTGCCGGCAAGTGAGGTATGTACACTTGATAAACCTTACAAAGGTTTCAAGTATTATCACAACTACACTGATGCACAGATTGCAAGTGTAAAAGAATTATTGTTACTATGGAAGGAAAAGTATAAAATTCCCTTATCTTATAGTGAAGACATTTGGGACATCAGTAAAAGAGCTTTATCTGGTGAGCCAGGTGTTTACACACATAATTCTGTAAGAAAAGACAAGGTAGACATCTACCCACATCCTAAGATGATTGAGATGCTGAAAAGCTTATCATAAAAATATTAAAAAAAGCTATACTTCATAGTTTAGTTGGTTTCTTCTTCTGTTAGAAAGTCCCCCTTTTCAGGGGGATTTTCGTTTTAAACAAGATCTACAATGTCATCAGCATCAACAATAGTAAACTTTAGAGGCATACGTTCATTGTGATTGATGAAGTTTAGCATGATAGTCAATTCTGCAATTTGACAATAGTCCAGAACTTTACCTGGTTTTTCCTCCCATTTAATTCTACAACCATTACCTGTATTAAATACAGTTAGGATTATTTCATCTTGTACATGATCTGACCATGTACAATTTTTAGACCTTCTCATAACAAAGATATCTTCATCAGCAGGTGCATGAATTGTATACTCAACGTTATGACCTTCAGGGTCCAATACTAGGTACAATTTATTTTTATTAAGCATAGTCTTATAAATTAAAAGAAACCTTCAGTGTGTGGTGGATAATCATCGTGTTTTTCAAGTAAGTTATATTTTTCACAGAACTCTCTGGCCTTATCAATAAGCTCAGTTAAAGACCCTGTGTTTTCTATAACAATTTGAAAATCATAATTGTCAAGTGCTGTTTCAGAAGGATGATCCCCTGTCTCAGAATTTCTGTTAAGTCTTACGAGAAGACCACCTTTTTCAATAATAGCTGCAGCTTCATTTGGAAAACGTACATCTGTAATTAACCATTTTGAATAGTAGTCATAGTTGGCAAAAGTAGCATTAACCCATGCATTAGTATGAAGACCATTTCGCATAGCTTCAGTGCCTAGTTTTTGCAACAGTTCCCTTACTGTCATTGGTTCAGAGCGATCCAAATTAGGATGCCAGACATTCCATTCTTCTGGTAGGTTAGTTTTCTTGAAATCCTGGTCCTCAAACTTGTATACAGGAATACCTGTAAGTAGAGATGCAACTTCTTTGAGCTTACCTGCAAATTTTTGTACTCTCCATTCTGTTCTTGTGATGTTAGGATTTGGATTGCGCAAGAAATGCTCAATAGTTTGATTTGTCAAATAAGAACTGCTTGTAAGCAATCTTATGATTTCAGCAAAGGTGTCTTTACCAGACCCTATTTTGCCAGAGATACCAATTAGTTTTATCATAATTTTTCTTTTTTCCAGGTTTTAAGTCTGCTAATAAGACTAGATCTTGAAATTTGAAGTTTGTACTTCATTCTTAAATACCTTCTGAGAAGTAGTACTTTGTTTACGCCAGTCCTTCTGTCTTTGACTTTAAGATAGGCATCTTGGATTATATCAATCATAGGTTTTTAGTTTAGCATAAACAATAGAGCAGGGGTTTTTAGGCCCCTGCTATTGTCATTAACAATTAAAAAGGATGTAGCTCCTCTACTTCTTCAACTAAGAATACATCAGGTTCTGCTTCAGATGACTCTACTTTGTAGTCAACTTCAGCAATAACAGACGTGTCTTCAGTTTCAAGTCCTAGCATGTGAGCAAAAACTTCATGCACTGCAGTCTGGTCGTCCATCCAGGTTGCAGGATGTGAATCTTTTAAGGACAATGTAATATGATTATACAATGCCCAAGCAGAATCATTGTCAACTTTATACTCAAAAGTTGGTTTTTCCATCTCAGAACGTATTTGGTTAAGCTGCATTGTATTTAAAACTTTACGTTTGAAAAACAATTCACCTAACAAATCATGTTGAGTTGTGCTTGTCAATAATACATCTTTCATTTTGTCTTTGTGTTCTACTAGATTTTCCCAGTATACTTCAGAGTCTTTAATGAAATCTGCAATTTTACCTTCAGCTAACAAATCAGCAGCACCTTTGTGCACACGCTTATATGCACCAAACTTATTATTGTTTAGCATCATACCATTGTTGCACACTTTTACTAAACCACCAAGGTTAAAGCGAAATGCATATTGTTTGTTGTAAGAATTTAAAAAGTTAGCAGACAACTCAATGTCTGGATCAGCTTTAAAATTCATTCTAAAGGTTCCAATGGCTACTTGAGCATCGTTTGAACAACGATACTCTTCACCAGTGATGATGAAACCAGCATTTGTGATTTCAGAACGCACTCTATTGATTACATTACTGTGAGCAATGGGCGTGTAAGTGTCAGTTTTAGCAGGCAAAGCTGCTCCAATCATTTTGGAATACGCATGCATTCCATTTACTGTTCTTTTCATATTAAAAGAGAGATAATTGATTAACTTGATTGTGAGATGGTAATACTAATGATGTACTTTCTATCTTTTTAATTTCCTCATAGATCTTATCTAGATAAAACTTTTCATCTACATCATATTCTTCCCACGTTTTGTCTTCAAACTTATTGAAGATTGTCTGGAGTGTTTTACCACTTTCCAGTTGAATTTCCCTGCCATCTGGATTACATTTGATTATTTTGATACCTTTCTGAGAGATATAATAACGTACAAGTTTCTGCAGTTTTGTGGCTATATACTGTCCGTCTTTAACACCTCTTTCTTCAAAGTACCAATCACCTCTCAATTTTGCACCAGCACAGTAGTCAAAGATGTTGCGGTTCTCTTTCAAGAACTCTGCTGGATCTTTACCATGTACAAAATATGCATACCAAGCTTTGGAGATAATCAGCAAAGACTTGTTCTTATGAAGAGGTAACTCCTCAAATTCAAAACGTCCTTTGCATTTAGTCTTGCCATCTTTGTAAACAGCAATATAATTGTTTACGTCACCAATAATCATTTTCTGGTACTCTACAGTTTCTAATTGAAGTTGTGTAAGAGCTTCCCATTCTTTACATATCTCATAGAATTTAGACTCATGTTCTTCATCTACAATAAACTCTAAACCATCTGTGTTTTGCATCAAAGGAATTGCTCCAGGAATTCTGGTTGCTAGCATCTCATAAAGCATACTTAGCAGCAATTGACCATTGATAGTAATTCTAAAAGTAAACTCTGGGTCATACAAGAAAGAATGTTTGTTCTTACTAAGACCATAAGTTGAGTTTAGAATAATCTTGAATAGATAGTTTAAAGGAGAAGACTTTGGATACTTCTTACGCTCTTCAAAGAACCATTCATAAAGTTCACAGAAATCAGATTTAGGTATGTGAGCTGGTGACCATCCATTTTTAATTGCCAGGTTAGGATAGAATGAAGTAACGTCTGCACTCAATATTTTCTTTCCTTTGCCTGCCTCATAAATACCAGATTTGGTACAACCATGCAAACCACCTAAGCCATAATCAGTAGGTGTGTCTTTAAAATTCATCCTATACTTAGGACCAGATTCTTCCTTTTCAGAGTCAATTGCTGTATCAACAATCAAACTCTTAAACCAGTTATGTACAGCATTAAACTCTGGCGTATGAAACTTTACAGAAGGTAAAATAATATCTCTAACAGTGACTGTTGGTCTTTCTGTTTTCATTACTTTAATCTCTTTCTTATTCTTGCCTAGCTTTTCGCTTAAGAAGTGTAAAAACATCTCTTTACTAATTCTTGGCTCACTAGCACTGTGCAAGGATAACTCATACGTTGAACTAAGTTCAGCTCTCAAGTTTATTTGGCTGGCCATTATCTGCTCACCTTTTGGATTTCTAAGCACAAAAATCTCTTTGGTGGACAGCACGTCATTAATACAGTAATTGATAACCATGTCTAAAGTAGTTTGGTCTTCAATTCTCTCCCCGTGAGGGTGAGGCATTTCTTCTACATTGTGCCAGTCCATAGAGAACTGAACCCATTTAAGAGAAGTACGTTTTGCATTGCTGTCCCAGTGATTCAACTTAAAAATGTCAAGGCAAGGAATAGTCAGTCTAAATTCTGGATAATCTAAGAATTCACCTCTATTAGATTTGTCAATAATAGTCTTTACATAAGCGTATACTCTTGCAGCAACTTCTTCACCCTGTAAACCAGAGTAGAAGTCTAAGTTTTCAAGAATATGCTCAGTAATCTGCGCGTCAAACGCAAGGTTGTTGTAACCAAAATGCCAATCTTTATTCTGTTGGTTCTCTAATAAGAATTTGATGTACAAGTGAATATCATTACGGTGTTTACCCATAACAAATATGTGTTGTTCATCAGAATCATAAGAGCGAAAAACAGCAATAAAACAATTGACAATGGTTTCATAGTCCATTATCCAAAATTTACGCTGTCTACTCATTACATTTCAGTTTCTGGGGCTAAGTCAATAGGTTCATTGATAATGTTCAATGCTTCATGATCAGTGTTAACCGCAAAAGTCATGATAAATCTTTCAATGTCTTTTTTGTTATCAATGTAGTACTCATAGTAAGTCTCCATGATTCTGCGTTCTTCAACAATCTGTTGACCTTCTACGCCTCGCATAGGAATTACTTGACCTTTGTCTGATAACTTAGGTAACATTTGAGGTTTGTCTTTTTTGTCTTTACTGATCACAGCTAACACACGTGTGTTTGGATCATAGATTACCTCATTGAATGGACATTCATTGGACATTGGCAACATACGGAAGCTTTTGCGTCCATACCAGTCTGTGCTGTACACAAACATACATTTGGTTTCTTTTTGCATTTGGTTTTTATTAAAAATTTAAGTTGTTAATTAATCCATTCTACACCTTCAGGACATTTGTCTGTGAAGGTTTCTTTTTTCTTGTCATAGTGGTCGCATAACTCACCAACACTTCTTAAAAAATCTTCTTCCACATCAAGTATTTGTGAATACTGTTTAAAATACTTTGCAGGAAATAAAAAAGATTCAATGTAAACCCACTCTGGGGTATGTACTCCATAATAGTCAGTAAGTGTCTTCTTTACAAAAGG